CGCCGGTCGATTGTTTAATCAGTTTCATATATTTATCATTGAGACGCGATTCGCCGTCCATGCTTTCCGGATAGGTACTACTCCACAAGCCCATTAATTTCATATTGTTAAAGGAAATAGTTTTAATGGCATAGCGGAGCTTGGGGTTGTTTTTCTCTTCTTTTTCCCATTTGTCATCATCTTTCACGTAAATAATTTCTCTCTTGGCATCGCTACAATGAATCGGTCGTTTATAAATATCCATGCTATTTAAACGGTCGAGCATAATCTTTGTAATTCCCTCGACGTAACCGAGCTCGCCGACGCTTTCAAAATCCGACAGCTGGAGATTAATGGAATTAGCGAAATCACTCATATTCATTGCATCCTTGCATTGCTCATTGAGAAAGAACTGGAGATTGAACGTTTTGTTGATACTATTATTATTATGACTATTTATAGTAGTATTACTATTTTTACACATCTCGACAATTTGTTTATGCAGGTCATTATTTTGTTTCTGTAACTCTGTATTACTTTTCACAACATCTATAATTAATTTCTTGAATTCGACCGTTTCATTATAAAAGAGTGACATTAAATCGGTATTTTTTATATTATTCACTGCCTCATTTATGGTCATTTTTATATTGTCATTATCTAATATTTCATTTGTACCTATTTCATTTGTACCTATTTCATTTGTACCTATTTCATTTGTACCTATTTCATTTGTTAAAACACATGTTTTCTTATGTTTCCATAAACCAGATTTATTTACATATGTTTTACCGCATTTACACGTAAAATCTAGGTGCGTAATTTGGGTTTCCGGGTGGTTTCCATTGGCTCGATTCGCATGTTTCCGTGTCAATATATGTCTATCCCAGTCATTTTTCTTACTACATACAAAGTGACAATTATTACATGCGTAATTATGTGCGTAAAATGCCGTTTTTTGAGTATCCATTTCCTTATTATATGGAAATATAATTTTACGCCTAAATCCTTTCTATATAAATTCAGAAAAAATTATGGTAACAAATATTTTTTCTTATTTTTAAAATTGAAACCATCTTCTAGGAAAAACAGATTTTCACGTTTTTTCTGGACTGAGGACAGCCCCTTTTGAAAAAAGGACATTTTAAAAATGTCCAAAATGAAAAAAGAATCACCAAACCTGGAAAAAATTAAAGATAATTTTCAATTATTTATAAATTATTTTTATTTATAAATTTTTATCAATAAGGATTTCTTTGGCGATCCGCCGGATGATTTTATTTTCACTATCTGCGATTTCCCCATTCCCGCCGGTCGATTGTTTAATCAGTTTCATATATTTATCATTGAGACGCGATTCGCCGTCCATGCTTTCTGGATAGGTACTACTCCACAAGCCCATTAATTTCATATTGTTAAAGGAAATGGTTTTAATGGCATAGCGGAGCTTGGGGTTGTTTTTCTCTTCTTTTTCCCATTTGTCATCATCTTTCACGTAAATAATTTCTCTCTTGGCATCGCTACAATGAATCGGGCGTTTATAAATATCCATGCTATTTAACCGGTCGAGCATAATCTTTGTAATCCCCTCGACATAACCGAGCTCGCCGACGCTTTCAAAATCCGACAGCTGGAGATTAATGGAATTGGCGAAATCACTGATATTCATTGCATCCTTGCATTGCTCATTAAGAAAGAATTGCAAATTAAAGGTTTTGTTATTATTATGGCTATTTATAGTGGTATTATTATTTACAGTATTATTTTTACTTAGTTCGACCATTTGTTTTTGTAGGTCGGAATTGCTTTTAATTAATTCCATCACTAATGAAGTGAGGACTGTAACATCTTCGGATGGTTTTTCTATGATGATATTTTCTGATTGTGAACATTTTTTTAAATGATACCATAAACCTTCTCTTGATTTATATTCCTTAAAACAGTTGCTACATATATGCTTTGGCGTTTTTGGCGTTTTTTCTGTTAAAAATGCCGTATTGAGGTGTTTGCGTGTAGCCAAATGTCTTTCCCAATCGCTTTTTTTACTGCATACAAAGAGACATTTTTCACAACTCAGAAGTTCGTGCGTTTTTGGCGTTTTTTTTGTTAACATTCTGTTATATATACTCTTAACATAAAAAACGCCTAAACCTTTTCTATAAAAACACAAAAAAGTTATGGTAACAAATATTTTCCCCTCTGTATTAAAAATCAGACCATCTTCTAGGAAAATCAGGTTTTTCAGAATTTCTGGACTGAGGACAGCCCCTTTTGAAAAAAGGACATTTTAAAAATGTCCAAAATGAAAAAAGAATCACCAAACCTGGAAAAATTTTACAAGTTAAAAAATTAAAAATATAATATATATTTATCTTTTTTAAATTCCCACACCACACTCAGTCACAAACTTTATACCGCTCTTTTGCTAGGTAATAATCTGGTTCTTTCTGATGTCTAATATTTTATCGGCCCGTCCTTCTTCGTCTATTTCCGCATCTAAAATATACTCTTCAATAGGATAATTAAAATTATTACCTATTGAAAACAGAATATTTAACATTATTCTATTCGTATGTGTTCTATTTTTTTGTCCGCGATGATAGAGATAATACGGCATATAAAGTAAAGAAAATGCGTCAGCGTTCGCACATTTAAAACAAAAGTCTTTATGCAATTGTAAACCATGTTTATTCGTCAAATAGTCAATTACTTCTTTTTTATCTAAGTAATTGTCCGACATGTGCAATAATTGGGAATAATATTTGGTATAGTTTTGTTTATCGGAAAAATGTAAATATTCCGTACCATTGAGGTCAGACAAATCGACAAAGGGAATAAAATAACTGGCACTGTCGCCCTGATAATCAATATGAAATAATTGCATATTGCAATCCGGCGGCGCATTTATGATATTTAATTGAATAAGGGTATGGTTTTCAAAAGACGTTTTTAAATGGTCACATTCTTTTTCTAATAATTCCTTAATAAGGAAGCCGTTTTTATTTTCTTCAGCACTCCATTTATTACAATAGAAGACTCTGTGATTTATTAATGTATTTTTGGATTGTTTGAAATAGTCCATATCGATGTTTTTTAATGCCGTCATTAATTGCTCGCTTATTTTATTTTCTATGTTTTCCATTTCATATATATATAATATAAATATTTTTATTTTTATATAAATATTTATATTGTTTATAATTTTATTTTATTATAATTTTATTTTATTATATTATGTTGTCATAGTAATCGTTTTTTTCCCACTGTTATTTTCTTCGCCCGGTTGTTCCGTGTCCACTTTTATCTCTTCTTTGAATTCTAAGAGGGAGGGTTCTTGCTGATCTTTTGCTACTATAGAACCGCCTACAATCATCGCATTCGCCCCCACTATATCCGCCCCTTCAAATTCATTCGCGCCTTGAAACTCGCTCGCCCCTGCCTTATTGGTTTCATCCAATAAAACAGCTTCCTCCTCCACCAAGGAATCATCCGCTCCGGCTACATTTCCCGGAATTTGGCCTGGCTGTATATCATTGTTTTCCAAGTAATCCGGATAATTCATATCATCGGAAGTGTCATTGACATCTATGTTCATGTCCGTCCCCTCCTGTCCGCCGTCCCCGCCTCGCATCTTTTTCCCATTATGTAGATACCACGTCAGACTTTCTTCCGGTTTAATGGCAATCACCCCATTCTCGTCTAACCAATTCTTTTCCGTGTCTTTGATTAATTTTTCTATGGTCGTTTCTAAAATATCCATATTGTCCCCGTATTGTTTGTAGGCATCCACGTATTCATTAATAAATTTCACTTGAACATTTATAAAAAACTCCTGCGATATTTTATACAAAATAGGATCCACCGTGGCTAAGATTTCGGGTGTCACTAAAGAACCTAACGTGGTGGGATTTACCCCCAAGGTTTTAAATAATTCACTGCGTTCTGTCAAAGCTTCAATCATGTCAGAACTGATACCTTTGAAACCTTTACCCACTAAATAAATCTCCGAATTTCCCGGTCGGCTGGTTGCCGGTTTGGTGATATACATTTCTTCGAAGAAGGCCGACACTAAAGCAATTAAAGACCGGCTGAAGGGCGTAAAAAACGTGTATTGTTTGGTGACAAAATTGCCCCCGGGCGCGAGGGCCAGCAAACCCGAGATAATTTGCCCATAATTGATGGCCGAGGTATTTTCTTCTTGTCCCAAATAGTCCTTTGTGACATCAATACCGGCATCACTCGTATACAATACAGCGCCTTCCGTAGTCATAAAGCGACTTTTAACGGCAATACCCAAGCTGATCACTGTATCTGGATCGGTGACATCGCCCGTAATATCTTCCAGTCCCGTAGGTAAGCCATTCGGTTTGGGACCCATGAGCCATTTTCCTCGGTTCATCGCATATAATTTCAATTTATCTTCTAATATCGTCTTATTCCCTACGGCGGCGGCGGCTGTCGGTAAATACGAGGAGGCGAGCCAATTGAACTTCTTACCCGGACACTTGCTCTTGAGATAATAGTTGATGGCAATCACAAACGCCCCGGGTAATTCGGCGTTCGAAAACGAATTCAAGGCATTATCTTTTAAGGTAGCGCAATCCACTAAATTCATTCGCATAAGCAATTCATACATTTTTAAGGAGGCGTTGGTCGCATCAAACATGTGATATTTTTTCCCCATGGTATTTCGCAGATTACGATAGAGATCCAACGTGTTATTAATAGTTTTATATGTATCGGGATTAATTTGATCCAATAGACTTTTCGCCACATTTAATTCCTTGAGCATTTCGAGCCAGGGCTGTTCTTGCTCGGCCGGAGGGACATTATTCGAGCCGTCGAGTTGAGTGACCGGTACCAAGTCCAACGTATTTACGGGCGGGATGAGCCACTGCAAAAACAACGGTTGGGTCAGTTTATTAAAGGCCAGTGGGGCCGGTTGTCTAGCGCGTTCTTTCATATCCTCCCCACTAAGCGAGCCCGCCATCGACGCCGTGACATTATTATAATTCAGGACATTCAATTCTTTGATGGTCACACTGCGACCCAACAATTTCTCTATATTATCGGAAAAAGACATACTAGTTAATTGGTTAATATTTTCTTCCGTAATAATCCGCAATTGGATATTCATCACCTGTAACTCTTGAATGAGTAATTTAAACGCATAGGGTACCCGGACAATACTAAAGGACCGCCCGAATTTGCTGACATTTTCGATATTTAAACCGTCCCCCAAGGTCCCGTTGAATTTGATCGGTCCATCGGCAAAAGGCGAGAGAAATAAATTATAACTCTCGTTATAAATGGCAATGGTCCCGCTTTTATTACACACGGCCATATAATAATCGTCGCCGCGCACCAACATGGATTCTTGTAAGAAGTTCGTGATGCCGTGGGCAATGAGCGCATCGCGGTCCATCTCGCCGATACGTAACCCTCCGTCATTCGCACGCCCCTGCACTGTCTGGCGGGTCAAAACGGTCCTGGGGCCGAGGGCGCGGTAATTGATTTTATCTTTCACCATGTGTTTTAACCGCATATAGTAGGTCGGGCCGATATAAATATTCGATTCCAGTTGTTCGCCCGTATTCCCATTATAGAGGAGCTCCGTACCACTCGAATGAAACCCGACCTGTGTTAACAATTCCCCAAATATTTTGTGTTTCGAGCCCTTATTCACAAAGGCCGTGCAATCCCCGAAGGCCCCGTAGAGCCCACAGGCTTTCCCCATCAAGGTCTCGATCAATTGCCCGATGGTCATGCGGGAAGGCAAGGCGTGGGGGTTGATTATAATATCGGGTCGCACCCCCTCGGCCGTAAACGGCATATCTTCCTCCGGAATAACCAAGCCGACCGTGCCTTTTTGCCCGCAGCGACTACAGAATTTATCCCCTATCGCCGGAATGCGTTCATTCCTTATTCGCACTTTGGCTATCCGAAAACCGGTCTCGCCTTCCGTGATAAAGGTTTTATCGACATACCCCATTTGTCCTTTCTTCGGAAACGACGACGCGTCAATAAACGTATCGGGTTTATCGAGGTTCGTGACCACCTTCCCAATGAGGACTTTCTTCTCATCCACGTATGTATTCTCTTTAATCAAACCGTGCTTATCCAGTTCCGAATAATCATACCCGGGCTTCAAGCCAATGACGTTTTCCGTTTCCACATTAGTAAAATGCGAATCAATGTGGGAATTTTTCACGGTCGAACTTTCTTCTTTGCTCTCATACATACTGTAATACGTGGTTCGGAACAACCCCCGTTTCAAGGAGGCTTCATTAAACAATATCGAATCTTCGACATTATAACCATTGAGTGACATAATCGCCACAATCACGTTTTCGCCACAGGGCTGTTCTTCGTGATTAATATATTCGAGGTAGCGACTTTTCACGAGGGGGATTTGCCCATTATTCAAGACTAAGCCGGATTTGTCAAACCGATTCGGAAAATTCGTATGGTAGAGGGAAATCGCTTGTTTGGCTTGGCCACAGGCGAATAAATCACGCGGCAGTTGGTTATTCTCGGGGAAGACAATTTGATTTCCCATAATACCCAAAATGAGCGAGGGATGAATCTCTTGGTGGGTATAGGCTTTCTTCTTACTCAGCACCTGCGCTTCATTCATGGCAATTAAGGCCGATTCGGTTTCGGAGGAGTCCAAATATTCAATAATGGCTTGACTCCCTTTCAATTCTTTTAAATCGGTGGCGGCATACAGTTCATTTACGGTGTTATAAATCTGACAACTCTTGCTAGTAAAGGTTTTGTCTTTTTTATTGGCAAAACCACTGATTAACTGTTCCCAGGTGAATTTATTGGCCCGGATTAATTCGAGGATGGGTTTTGAAGCATAACTGGGCAAACCGTTCGCCACGTAAAAAACCGGGCGACATAAACGGCCCGCATCCGCATAAATAAACAGGACGGCTTCTTTGATATCCCAGTGAATACTCGTATAGACCGACAACAAACCCGTCCGTCGGTACTCTTTAAACAGTTGTAAGACATCCCGCGGTTTACTCACGGTCCCGACCCAATTCCCATTGACAAAGACTTTGCACATCTTCGAAATATAAGTCGGTGTCCCTTCACTTAATAGACGCATATTGGTGTGAAGTCTTAGCCATTTAATCAAAGGGAAGGCGGAGCACCCACTGGTGATGGAGGCGGCAATGGCTAAATGCTTGTGTAAACCGACATTGCCCCCGTCGGGGGTATCCACCGGGTCAATAATCCCCCATTGCGACGTATGTAATAGACGCGGGCCAACTATTTTCGCGCTCGGGTCAAACGGCAGATTCACTTTCCGTAACAGGGCCATAAAAGAATTAAAACTGAGCCGATTCACGTCTTGCACAACGCCTACCCGTTTCGTATGCTCGGTCGACCCCCAGTTGCCTTTGAAGGCTTTGCGAAACCCGACTTCGACTACGCGCTCGGCGAAAAAATCCTTAAAATTATCTTGAAAATTTCGGGCGAAATTATCGTCGTTTATATCCGGGTGATAATAATAGTATTTGTCGATTTTCTGAAAAATATTCTTTTGTTGGCTGGTATAGTACTCTTTGAATAAATCATAAATGAGATTCCCCGCGAGTTCGACCCGTTTAAATTTGAAATTATCGCGATCCGTCGCCTTGATTTCCTTCGTGTACACTTTTAAAAGTTGTTTGGTCATGTGTCCGAGAAAATAGGCTTTGTCCAAAAAGTTCATCTCGCCGATATGCGGCAACACATAATTTGTAAGAATTTCCAAGGCGTGTGGGATAGTCTTACCCTTGGTAAAACTCGCCATATACTTGAGGGCCACTTCCTGACTGAAGATGCGGTTCGCGTCATGAATCGAGGGAATGAATAAATCCACGTATGATTTGTATTGCTCCAAATCCAATAAACAATATTCAATGATCTCTTTATCGGATTCCACACCGAGCGCTCGCATTAAAATAAATAAAGGAATCGGTGCCCGTACGTTGGGGATGACCGCGACGATTTGATTATTACTAAATTTGGCGGAGGGCGCTACGATTTTAATGGCGAGGGTGCGAATGGGTTTGGATGCGTCTTCCGAAACGGACCGGATTTCCGCGGAGTGACTATAGATATCGTTGCCTTTATCGCGGGTGTAAATCATATTATCGGCGAATTTTTCTTGGACGATGATACACTTTTCTTTGCCGTCGATAATAAAATAACCCCCGCGATCATTTTTACATTCACCCATTTCAAACCGCGCCAACCGGTCTAAACCATTTAAGATACACAGATTGGAGGATAACATGATTGGAAAACGCCCGAGGAAGATTTTCTCGAGTAGAATGGTTTTTTCGATGACAGTGCCGTCCGCCTGGCGCATGAAGAAGTCGACTTCTACGTCGTAATGGATGGTAATGCCGTAAGTCATGTTGCGGAGGCGCGCTTCATTCGGAAACATATAATGCTCCCGCTCATCGTCATAAATAACGGGTTTGCCATAGTAGATTTTCGTACCCTCTTTGCCCCCCAAGTAGATATTACAAGAGTATTTGAATTCACTCGTGTCTGGGTCTTGCTGTTTCAGAATTTTGATGGGGTTCTTTTCTTTGAAAATCCGGCGCATACCGTTACTGAAGAAGTCGTTATAAGAGTCTAAATGATGGGCGATCAATATATAGGGATTATCTTCAAAGAGTTTATCAATGATTAACCAGGGCAGTTCTTCATCGGCTTCTTTATGTTGTTCTTTAACTTGTTCTTTACTTAAACTTTTTTCTTTGATTTTACTCATTCTTAGTTTTATATAATATATTATTGTTATATACTTTTAAAAAAAGTATAGCAAAATATATACTTTTAAAAAAAGTATAGCAAAATATATACTTTTTTTAAAAATTCAAACGTAGTAGATAAAATTTTGCTACACATTGTGTTACTTCGCATAAAAAATGCAAACGTAGTAGATGTCTTAGTATACCCCTTGTCTCAGCATAATCATCCCAATTAACACAAAGAATAAAATAAAGGGTAAGAGCACTAAGAACCAGGCGAATTGTTTATGCCCGGTTCGACAGATGGCATTGAGGACAAATGTCCAAAAGGCAATATAAAGAATCTTTACAATAAACACTACGGCGGTGTTCGGGACAGGACACTCAAAGCTCCCTACACAATAGGTATCTTGATTACCGCTATTTTGAAACATGAGGACGACAGTGGCGATAACCGAAATCACTAAATATACATAAGCGGGTTTACATAAATGTTTGATATCGTTCGATAATTTACTGAACATTTTATAATATATACTTTTAAAAAAATATCTACTACGTTTGTACTTTTTATAAAAAATATATTTTTGCGATATTTTTTATAAAAAGTGTATTTTTGCGACACTTTTTTAAAAAGTATATTTTTTGCGATATTTTTTATAAAAAGTATATTTTTTGCGACACTTTTTTAAAAAGTATATTTTTTGCGACACTTTTTTAAAAAGTATATTTTTTGCGACACTTTTTTAAAAAGTGTTTTTAAATACCACTAACATAACTATCCGCTTTATTATAATCTTGTGCTACATTCGGGAAATCTGTTCGTAAATACTTAATATCTTCATCGATCGGTTGTCTTTCATAAGGCATAGGATTTAAACTCGCCGAGTTCGTGTGACCACTAAACCCATTTAAGGTTTCTTGTGCACTGCCCATTAATGAACGCGTCAGATTAACAAGAGGTTGCGGGGCTAAAGTACTTTGATTACCGCCACCGCGATATTTTCTATAAGATCGTTTATTTTTCTTGCTACTATGTTTGATGCTCTTACGTTTGATGCTACTACGTTTGATGCTCTTACGTTTGATGCTCTTACGTTTGATGCTCTTACGTTTGCTACGCCTTCCGCCTAAATAAGGTCCATTGACCGGTCCTATTCCATTCGGCCCATTTGACGGAACCGGCGGATCGAAAAAACCTGCTGGCACACCATACTCACTTACCGGAAATAATACAGCCTTATTGTCTATACCATATACTTTAGGATAGATCGATTTGTCAGTTTCCCATATATTATATGATCCTCTGCCGCCACGCTGTTTTTTATTATTAAAAAAAATACGTTTAGTTGTATTTTTAGCATTATTTTTGTTTCTAAAACTTCGTTTTTTATGTGTGGAACGTTTCATCAATTTAGAACGTTTCGTCATTATAATATATATAAATATTTTTATTCAATATCAACATGTGTCAACATATGTCTCCGGCAACATATTTTATTCAAGCGCAGTTTATCAAGCATTTCGCCTTCAGGCGTTTTATCCGTCTGTATCTTCGTTAAATAAATAACATTGTCCACTTCCATATTAGTTGCTGTTTTCATTTTTCGAACTTCCGTAATATAATAACGATACAGATCACCAAGCACTTTGCCGCACGAGAAACATTTCACCGGAATAATCATTCTTGTTTATATAATTTATATATTATTAAATGTATAAATCAATTTTATTATTAATTTGCACTTTGCACTTTTAGAAAAAGTGCCACAAAAAATCACTTAAATAAAAAGTGCCACAAAAAATCACTTAAAGAAAAAGTGCCACAAAAAATCACTTAAAGAAAATGTACTATTTTGCTTTGTTTGAAGTCCCCATATAATAATAACTATCTACTACAATATCTTTACCTTTGTTGGTACGGAATGTAGGGCCATTCGCATTACCGGCTACACAACTCGTTCCATTTAACCAACCACAACAGCTCGTCGAATTACAATTCTTCTCGGTAAGCGAGCCGCATTTATCATTCAATATCGTTGGCTGCGATGCATACACCGAACATAAACTCGTCCCCGTTATGTCAATTGATGATTTTAATAAGTCGAGAGAAGGGTTTTCTACGTCAACGCGTTTTTCTATGTCAACGGGTTTTTCTATGTCAACGGGTTTTTCTATATCAACGGGTTTTTCTATATCAAAAGGTTCTATTGTATTGTTTATGTAAAAAAGAAAAAATATAATTATGATTATACCTATAATAATATATTTCATTATATATTATAAACTAATATTATATAATTTTTTCATAACTGCGGTATATGAATTAAAAAAAATATGGACTGGACTAGGCATTTCATCTATTACATTATTTAAATTTTGTATGATAAATTTCTGAGTCTTATCATCATATAAACGAATATTATTCGCACTTTTATTTAATAATAATCGTTTATAATTATATGCATCGACCGTAACCAGTATATCTTTTGCAAAATCTTGACAACTCGACCATGGCGCCCATATAAAATAATGCTCATCCCCTATATTTTTGATTGTTTGCTCTAACAAACTATTCATAGTGATATTGATATTCTCATCAAAAGATTCCAGCGCATATAATTCTCTTTTAACAGGATATTTTTTAATAGCATCATCATATTTATTGCATGTTAAATACAATTCTTTTGAAATCATAATATCTATTTCAGATTCTTCATAAATAACAGTACAGACTATATAAGTATGCATTATTTTATTTTTATTTCTTTTTATCAATTCTTTACTCCATTTACCATCCGATAAAATATTCATAACTGTATATCTGAAAAATTTTTGATGAAGATCATGTTTGCCTACAAACAATTTAACTATTTTGCATTCTCCATATTGTTCTAATATATCTATTGTTAATTGGGGAAACCATTGGGTATATTTTTTATCTAACATTATTACTATATTACTAAAATAATATTATATAGGCGCTAATTCATAATTTTTATTGGTTTTCTTGACTTTATGTTGAATAGGTTTAACAGACTTACTCTGTATAGACTTACTCTGTATAGACTTACTCTGTATAGACTTACTCTGTATAGACTTACTCTGTATAGACTTAATAGACTCCTCTGTTGTTTTATGCATATTTTTATGACAGGTCTCGCAAATGTTTAATAAATTGGCTACATGATTTTTATGAAAGGTTTGTTCCCCTACAATATAATCATTCGTTTTATTGGCGTTTTTTTGATGTTGCAAATGGTGTACTTCACTCGCCGGTTCCTTAAAACACAGTTCACAATTCCCAACGAGTTTCTGGGCGTTGTAATGGGTAGTAGATAGCGCTAATATATTCTTATCTTTGGCATTATATTTCATGCGAATATCGTGGGCGCGTTGGAGAAAGTCCGCGGGTAAATTCAGGGATTTACAGACTTCTAAACCATACATACTTTCCCCCGGTCCGTCCCGCAATTTGCGATCATATATCAGGACATTTCGTTCCCGGTCATAATTCACTGCCATGTGTAGCATTTTCATCTGGCGCAAAGCCTTAATTTCCTCGTAGTTATTGATCTCGTGAAAATGCGTGGCGAATATAAAAGAACTTTGTTTTTGGTGTAAAACCTCTAAGCCGGCCGTGAAAATACTGAGGGCCGAATCGCTCTCCGTACCCGAGCAGAGTTCATCGCCGAGGACGAGACTATTGGCGTCCGCCATTTTTAGGATGGTCCGCAGTTCGGACATTTCCACGGCGAAGGTAGATAAGCCTTTGAAGAGGTTATCGTTGCCGAGAATGCGGGTAAATATGTAATTGTAGGGGGCATACGTGAAGGTTTTACAGGGGACATAGAGACCGGCTTGGGCCATGATGAGGGCAATACCGATGGATTTAATAAAACTGGTTTTGCCGACGGCATTGGTCCCGTAGAGCAGGATACCGTTTATATTTACTGCGTTTACATTTACATTACCCAAAGCCAAATCATTCGTCACATAGAGTTCATTCGTCTGAAGGTGCTCAATTAAGGGGTGGCGAATGCCAGTGAACGAGATAAATGAATTATTTTTTTCTTCTTTATTCTGTTGTTCTGCTATAACAGGCTTACAATAATTAAATTTATGCGCAATATAACACTTGCATTGGATAATATCAATTAAGGTGGTATAGTTGACAATTGCTTGGAGATGGGAGGCAAACTTTATAAATTGATTTACATATCGCGTAAATACCCACGTCATTTCTTTTACGATATTCTCTCTCGAACATTGAATGTTATAAGTCAACTGTTTAATTTGACTGTTGGTGATAGATAAATCTTTCTTGTTGCTCCCCAGGGCATTAAATTCTAAATCTAAGAGAGAAAAAGTAAAAGTTTCTTCTTTATTACTATACTTCGAATGATATGCTATACTAGTCACGGCATTTTGTTTCTGTTGTTGCACATGGCTCTTTAATAACGCCACACGCCGACTGGTACCCACGAGAACCGCATCGCTTTTCGGTGTTTCGTGGATTTTTATGTACTGGGTCTCTTTCCCGCCTTTTTCCAGGGTCTTAATTGTACTAGATAAATAGGCACGGATTGCCTCTAATTTCTCGCGCCCGTCCATGCTTTCTTTGACCAATTTATCCATATTGTCCGAGATGCCGGGTTTCACAAAGACCTCTGTGTCGCCCGTAATGTCGGTAATCTGTAGGCATTTCTCGAGGAGAAAGACGTTATTTAAATCGTTGAGAATGGCGCTAGACATATTTTGCACGTCTACAACTGCACCTACACCTGCACCTGTACCTGTACCTGTACAGGCACTTGCATTCATGTATGCAGTCAATTTACTATCTTTACTCGTCTCGGCATACAAGTCGCTAATAATCTGTAAATCATGGGCGAGCAGGGCAAAATCTTTGGGACACACTTTATGCATCACCAATTTCCGGTGTAGTTTTTCCAAGTCTTTAACGCCGGTTAGATTTGTTCTAATGACTGGCCACAAGGGTTTCGCTAATAGTAATAAATGTTCCGTTATCGCGTAAGAAGCCTCCAGTACGGCTGTATTGGTGCTGGGGTTATGTAGATTATAGAGAAATTGCCTTTTACCCATGGTCGTCACACAATTGTTCAGGAGACTACTGACCGACCGGAGTTTGCCGGTGTGTCGGCTGTCGTCAATCATGTTCAATTGGTATAAAGAATGATTGGCTAAGATGAGTTTGTCCGTGTAGTTTTCAAAGACGGGCTCAGCGAGACGCTTCACGAGGTTCGGGCTGTGTTGATAGACGAAATCGAGGAGGAAACAAAAGGCTTGGGTGGCGACAAAGTGCGTGGGAAAAGCTTGAAAGAATTCTTGCTCCATGATGTGGGGGTAAAACCGTTTTAAGATTTCTTTTTGGTAGATTTGTTTTTCGGCATTTCTGGCGAAGGTTTGCATAGAACTATTATTTGTCTCCGTTGTACTTGCACTTGCACTTGTACTTGAATCCGTTACGCTTACGCTTACATGGTTGCTTACGCTTACATGGTTGCTTACGCTTACATGGTTGCTTACGCTTACATGGTTGCTTACGCTTATATCCACCTTGTGAATCTTACTATTCTGCAACCCCACAAAGCCAACAATATCATTAATAATCTTCTCCGGCATATTCGCCACTAGTAAACATTCACTCGGCCTATAGGCAGAGATATAGCGTTCGAGTTCATCGTAGGTCGAGGGATTGTGGTTATAATCCGCACTAAACTGAAAGAGCGAGGTTTTCCCCGTAAAAATGTCAATATTCGCCACGCCAATTGTTACCTGGGTGGTGCTGTATTTGGTAGCCACCGATTTATGCAACCACGCACACATGACATTATTCGATAATTCTTCGGAATCTGGCGAGAAAAAAGTCCCCGGCGAAATGATTTCCGCGAGACTGCGCGTCGTATTTTTCCCATTAATGTCTTGTTTATAGAGGACAATGGTGTAATCGTGTTCTTGCAACTTCTTAAAATACTTGTCTAAATAAGCCATACCTACGCCTGCCATGACGACCTGCTTTCCGTCAATAAAAACATTCTTTGGCACAATAACCATATCATTTATATTGGCAACATCTTGAATGGTGTTGTCAGTATATGTTCCGTCTTCGTTCAGGAGAGAATATATTTCCCCAAAACTCCCTACTTGGGTGATAACCACGGTTTTGTTACCATATTCCTGTTTCCATTTTTTCATATTTTCTAAACATTCTTTTATTAGTGCCATTTATATATTATATATACTATATCTTTATACTATTTATCTAAGTTATATTATATTCTCCTCTTAACAGTTTTACTTTTTGAATGTCTTGTCTGCTTTGATTTCTTTGCTGTCTTTGCTTTCCTTGTCTGCTTTGCTTTCCTTGTCTGCTTCGCTTTCCTTGTCCGCTTCGCTTTCCTTGTCCGCTTCGCTTTATTAATTCGGCGTCGCGTTTTCCCACCCACCATCTTCGCAAAAAATTTCGCCGGATCTTCAAATTTCGGCGACTGGTAAGCCGGCGCTACATAAGGTTTATGGGATTTTTTAAATGCCTCGGCCTTTTTATTGATATAACTTAAGTAATCGGCCCCTTTATATTTCCCCGCTGAAAAATCTTCTTTGGGTTTTGAAAGATACCATTTAATTTTCTCTCTTAAAAAACTATAGTAATCAGCCGTAACTGGTTCACTACTGCCTAATGAAAATATAGTCCTTTTTTTACCCACAGTCGCCGGTGGGTCATTGTCCACATAGAGAAAAGTATAATAATGATCACTCATTGCAAAAGGATATACTGTGATGAGTTTATACAAAGGCACAAACCTGGGTAGATCGTCCGGGATACTAATAAGCGCGATCAATGTATTTACATAAATACATGCTTGGTTCTTTTCATCGAAATAATAGTGACCAGCGCCTTCGCCCAAGTTGTACATCATATAACCATCTTCTCCCACGGTAGTTGCGATTAATTCGTCATATATAGCTCTATACGCTTCTACAACCTTAGGAAATATTTTCGCAAATATATCACTTTTTTGGGCTTGGTTTGGAAAAGATAAATTGTAGAGAATTTTCTTAACTTTCTCATTGGGTATTTGTAATACATTAAATCCGGCGCAAATTAAGGGATGCCCTTCTACTTTGTCGCAATCGCAATCAATCTCACCGATATTTTCTTGTATATTTTCCTGCATATCAATTTGTAAAAATGGATCATATTGCGGTTGCATAAAATAATTATTAATGGCATCTACCGTTAGTAAAAAAAGTTTATTGTCGCTGGGGTTATCATTGAAATATGGTAAAACTGTTTTCGTTTCTGTGCCCCCTTTTGACTTTGTGAATTCTAAATTTTTACAATAAGTATTAAACTTCGAACTAAAATAGCTCAACCGTTTCCAATCTTTCTTCGATTGTTCAATATAGGACTGTATAAAAGTATTATCTGATACGCATTGAATTTCTTGTGGTATTTTCAGACAAATTTTATCTTTATTATAGGTGGAGTCTGGCGCAAAGATGTCGATTACTGCTCCTGCGGGGTATTGATTATCGACATTGAGTAATAATTCGGGGTTGTCGTCTCTTATGATTTTAAAAATATCACTGGCTTTTTCTTCATAAAAGCTGAATAAAGCGAAGGCTTCTGGTTTAGTTTGAGTATTTTCTCGGAAATAATCACTGGGTTCTTGGGAAATAGTTTCATTTTTTTCGATTAAATTTTCGCCGATTATTCTGCCTAAATATCTATTATACTCTTGTTCAATTACTTCATCAGGCGTATCGGCCGGTATGGATTGATGTAAAAAATTCGCTAATCCTTCTCTCTGTTCTTCGATAGACGGACGTTCAGAAGCCCAGGGAAAATGCTGGGTGGAACGGTTATTTGATTTTAACGTCATTTCATTATCTGGACTAGCTTCAGAATGCCAATCCGGCATGTTGATATTCATTATTATAATAATATAATATTATTATTTATAATAATGGGGAAATGTTATTTATTAAGATGAACCAGTAAAAGTTTGAAATGTATTTGTAAAATTCCATTGAGACTGTGTAACATAAGAACAAGTACTTAAATTACCGGAATGGTTCGGAGGGTTATTGCAAGGATCCGTAGTATTTGTATATGCGTTATCGCGATTCATAGACCAAATAGATATACGGGTAATGTTTGCAGGAGATGTACTAGCTGTAGTGTGAAATGGAAGAGTGTTTTTTATATATGCCCCTGGGGTTTGTGCATAAGTTAACAATTCTTTTGCGTCGCTTAATTGATAACACATATTAACACCATTGCCTGGGCTTACAGAATTATCATTATCATTCAATCCAATCATTGGTGTAAGACCGATTGACGGCATAGTAGATGAGTTATATATTGTAGACATTTGATTATATACTATTTGCGATGCATGTGCTGAACACCACGGCATATAATAGTATGGATAACTGGGAGTATTATTTGGATATGCCTTTGATGGTGGTTGGGGAATATTCCAACTAAGTCCTGGTGTATTACCACTTCCTCCAAAATCCATTACCATCAAATTTACAACATCTATTTTTAAATTCTGTGAAACAGCATCTCGTAACATGCTTAAACCAAAAGGAGTTAAACCACCGAACCAATCAACTTGTAATGTTAAATGAATTTGTAACGCAGAATATTTTGATTGATTTTTAAGACTAGCCAACGCTTGATGTCTAAGCTGATATGCTCCGATCGTTGGAGTATACCCCCCTCCAAATTCTATATCAAAATCTATTATTTGTAAATTATATGCGTCGATTACAGAAGCATACGCGGTTGCGACCTTTGATACCGCGTTAGGGTCAGAAGGGTTTAATCCGGCATAATAATCAGCTACATCACCATTATTTTGACCTCCAAAAGAAACAATAACATTTCCATTCTTTTGTATATTTGTAATATAACTATTAATTAAGGCAGATTGGGCATTAGAATTATTATTGAAAGGTATACCTACACCCCACGTGAGATTTCCATTGGTATCGCAATTCATAAAGGCTAATGTAAAGAATTTACAGCTAGCATTTGAATTTATATAGTTAGTAAAATTAGTTATAAAATTTGTATCTATGCTTGTTACATCAACATACGGTGCAAAGAATTTCGAAGGAAATGGTGTAGATGCACTTGTTTTTAAAGAACTATTAGTAATTAACACAAAACCGTTCATGCTATTATCATCAGTAAGAATATTACCCGCACCATATGTGTTTGATTTTCCAGTCGAGTCAGTATAATTAAAAGGTCCTGATGCATAGGTTACATTAGTTGTGGTAGGTTGACCGTTAATAAGTACAACTGAGCTTCCAGCCCCCCCTCCAGCATATGCTCCCCCTCCTCCTTCACCACCTCCATAACCAGCCCCACCACCACCGCCTCCAGTACTATTTCCACATCCACCTCCATTAAATCCTCCCAAATATTGTTGCTGAAGATTAGTATTTTCAGATCCTGAGCCAGTACCAGCTAATCCATAATTACAGGTACCAGCCCCTCCTCCACCAAATTGTGGTTGAGCCTGAGATCCTGTAGGGTTACCATCAGAAGGATTAGGGGATTGAGGGTTAAACCCATTATTATAAATAACATATTTTCCTCCTCCATCTCCTTGAGAATTTGAATCTCCTCCTTGACCATTTGTTTGACCGCCTTGTCCACCAGACGCACCAGTACCATTACCACCTAAACCATTTAGACCACCACCATTTCCCCCATTTCCACCACCAGACCCACCTCCCCCACCCCCAGCAATAATATTTAAATAATTATCTGGTGTAAAATTCCCTGATGATTGAGTTCCACTAACTATTTGTGTTAAACCACCACCACCACTGAAATACCCCCCTCCTCCTCCACCGAAATAAGGAGTACCATTAGTCGGTATTCCTCCACTACCACCAGCTACATATATCTGTACAACAGTAGCTGTTTTAAACGTACAATTTTTGTATGTGACAACTGCTCCATTACCGCCATTACCTCCTCCTCCTCCTCCACTACCGCCTCCACCGCCGACCACAGTGAAGTCATAAGTACCTGCGGGTATTGTATATGTACCTTCATTATAGTTGAGATAATTTAATGTTGCCGGTAAAGTAAGAGTTGGAGGACTATCTTTCAATTTATTAACTAAAGTATTCGTCCCTCCCGTGACTTTAACATTATTACACATAATAATATTTGTTCCACCGCTAATGGTAGCGGTATCACAATTAATAATATTTTGCCCATTTGTAATATTATAAATTTTCCTCATTTGTAATGTATTTGTCGGAACAGGGTTCAATGTAAAGATTATGGTATTATTTCCATTCGGATCCGCAGGAATGGGTCCATATGTATTCCCAGTAGTAGTGTCTAGGGTAAATGTTTTTCCATTTATGGTGAATGACCCTGATATGTTCGGATTACTACTACTGCTATTATATGCCGTTACATTTATGGTATTATTAATATTAATGTCAAACCCTGTGCTTGGAACTAAGTTACCATCATTAATCCCTATCGTTATATTACGACTGTTATTTATGTTAAGAGTAATGTCAAGACTATTATTTGGCTTTCTAAAGATATACGCAAATTTACCATTATACATTTCACAGTCGATACCCGTTGAGTTTGTCCCCGATATTGTTGTTTTACCATTAGTAGACATAGCCTGAGGCATAGCATTAGCCGGAGGCATAGCATAAGCCTGAGGCATAGCATAAGCCTGAGGCATAGCATAAGCCTGAGGCATAGCATACATACCAGTTGCATTCACGACATATTTACGTTGTGTTACTTGAGCTTGTTGGGTCGAACGCCAATTCATTAAATTCAAAGGCATTTTATAATATAGAGAAATATTATAAAATTTAATAAAATTATAACATTTGCGCTCATTTCATTTGCGCTCATTTCATTTGCGCCCATTTCATTTGCGCCCATTTCATTTGCATCCATTTCATTTGCAATTTCACTTGTCATTAAAATAATTATGTAATAAGGTCTCTTTACTTTTATTGGTCACATCCCCGGCCAGAATAGCGTTTTCGTACAGTTGCCGTAAAACATCATTCGGCACATCACTCCCCACTTTCAATAAGTTTTTACTACGCAGATAGATTTTGATATCCGCAATACTCTTTTGTTTCAAAAGCGCTTGTTCCGTTTGCACCTTCCGCCGAGTCTTGGCGTTTTTAATGAGAACCGAGACTTTGCCGTTTTTATGTTTGCCTAAAGAATACTTTAAAGTTTTCGTAATCCGTTTTTTGAACCGGGGTTTCTTTACAGGAGGTAAGACTATATTATTTTCTTCAATATCAATTAAAGGTTTGAGAGCCGGTTCATGGCCGTAATTCTTTTGCGTCTTATTATGATATTGGCGGAACGTGGGTTTGGTGCCATTTTTCAAATTACTATAAAGCGGAGCGGGTTTTATATTCTCTTTAACTGATTGTTGAATAGGCGCTGGAGCTGGTTTCGCCTGTATAGGCTTTTGCACTTGTACAGGCTTTTGTATAGGCATAGGCTTTTGCACTTGTACAGGCTTTTGTATAGGCATAGATTTTTGCACTTGTACAGGCTTTTGTATAGGCATAGGTTTTTGCACCTTCATTTCCTCTGGTAGTTCCGTCTCAATTTTGTAATGCACCTCTTGTTCGATTTTCCCTTTCTTCAGTGTTTCATTTCGCTTAGGCTTTACTTTTCTCTGCTTCGATAATTCAGAGAGAAAATTCAAAGATTTATTAAATTCATTTGCAAAATCGGCATCAAACGCTTCCTTATCGTTATCATTATCATTATCCGTATCCGTATCACTATCATAAGTTATAGTAATTTCTTCCCCCTGTTCATTCTTTTCCGATTTATTTTGAAAATCCTTGATTTTCGCTAATAATTGTTTTTTCATTTTATTCGGTTTCAGTGAGGTTTGGGGTTTCTCTTTTTTCTCCTTTTTTGGCGTAGTAGCTTTACTATTAGAGAGAAACATGGGATTTAATTGTATGGTTTTATTACTCATCTTTACTTAATTTATACTTACCTAAATTATATTAAAATAATGACGTATATAAAAAGTATAAAAACATGTCACAAAGAAAGAAAAGACCAAGCACCGAAGGTGGCCAGGATAAAGAATTAAAGCGAAAACGTGTAGGTATAAATGTATATATTCCCATACACAAATTAGATATAGGGGAAGACAAAGAAATAGATAAAAAAACAGGAAAAATATATACACAAGAAGAAGTCACCACCCTACTGCAAAAACAAGAACGAGCCTTCCGTACGCTCCTTGAAGAAAAATTGAGAGAACAGTTTAATATGTTTAATCAATTTTATATCAATAATATCTTCAAAGAATATGAAAAAAACGATTTCAACTATATAAACTAATAACGCTTAAGGATATTTCACTCTTAAGGATATTTTTTTCTTATATGATCGTATTCATGATCATATTCTAATTTATAAAATTTATTAATAAACTCCTCCATTTCTTTAACAAAAAATGGTTCAGTTTTCATATATGACATAGTTCGTATAGTAATTAAACCATTGTGTTCTCCATTTGTATATGCAAATGCTTCCAATATAAGTAACTGTAATATAAAATAAATTGCTTCTCCATTTACTTTTAAATTATACATATCACAAAATTCAAATATCAAATTTAAATAAAATTTATCTACATCTGTTATTTTTGTATAATCAATTGTGAGATTTTGAAAATAATAAATAAAAATAAAAGACACATTTATGATATAATTTGATGACACATTTTCCGGTTGTTTAATTACCGTTGATAATAGCACTTCAACTGAGCTCATGTTGTGTTCGAGAATAAATTCCCGATAATTATATATTAATTCATTGTTTTTACTATGACAATCAATACTATAATTACAAATACCAAAATCAATTAAGGATATATAGCCATTGGGTTTAACTAATACGTTTCCAAAATGCATATCCCCGTGACACATGTTGTATTTATACACTGTATGAAAGAAACAGGAAGCTAATAAATTAGTCGCTAGTATATATTCTTTACTTGTTCTAAGTAATTTATTCATAGGGGTACCTTCGCAATATGTCATAACAATAAAATATTTGTCATTATATATTGATTCAGGTATGCTTATTTTTTCATAATCTTTATATATTTCACAGAACTTTTTCATATTATTAGCTTCATTATTTAAGTCAATTTGAACGGTAATGTTTTTAAAGAAAGAATCCCAATCAATATTTATTTTTTTAAACCTAGAGAATGTATTTAATATATTTTGCAAAAGTTTAACTTCCTTTTCTAAATCAAAAATACACGGATGTGCCACTTTTAATATATATTTTTTCCGGGGGTTAGCCTTCAGATAACAGATATGTACTTGGGCTAAGGAACCACTTCCTAAACAGTCTTTCTCAATACTAAGAATATTAGATATATAATTATTTTTATCAAACGCTAACATTTTCCTTGTATCGTCTTCGCTATGCATAACATTACTACTTAGTAAAGACTCTAATACAATTCTTACTTCATTATTAATAATTTCATGATTAGTATATAAAAATTGCCCCAATTTAATACCAATAATACCCAGATGTAATAAGTGTTCTTTTAATTTTAATCCGCCTTCGGTGGTCGTTGTCATGGACACATAATTTAATTTAAATTTTATAAAAAAATATATCCATTTAATAGTAAATGTAAATGAATTTACCATTTATTAAGTTATTATATATTTTATAATACAAAATTTACACATATGTATTATGTGATTGGCTGAATATAAATATAAATATAAATATAAATATAAATATAAATAAATATAATTATATTCATACAAATGAATAAACTGCAAATCGGTATTACATTATTTGGTCTGACAAATGTGATTTATTGTTTAAACTTATTCAATTACTTTATTTATATGTTTGATATAGTATGTATTATGGAACTGATAAATGCTTACAATAATAATAATACGAATATTTCCAGTAACGCATTTAAATTTTTATATGTCATTTATTGTGTACTCTTGGGTTATTTATCCTATAATGTTCTTATTGTTTATTCCAGTAAACTGTTACTAAATATCGTATTAATTGCTAATATTAATGATATATCTCAGTATGCTATAGGTTATAATTATGGTACGCATTTCGTTTCCACGATATCGCCAAACAAAACATATGAAGGTTATATAGCTGGTATCGGTAGTGTTATATTATATTCGCAATTTATAAACTATACCTATATAGATCTATATTTGACGCAATATGATTATATTATTTGTTTTGTATACGCCTCTTTAGGAGATGCTATATCGAGTTATTTTAAAAGACAACTGAAAATAAAAGATTGGTCTGCTTTACTAGGTAAGCAAGGGGGATTCCTGGATAGAGGTAATTCTACAATAGGCGTAATGTTGTATTTTATTACATCTCATATGCAATATTAAGTATAACGTCAGAATACTATAACGTCAGAATAGTATAACGTCAGAATAGTATAACGTTAGAACCTTATACATTATATTACTTACTTAATATAATGTTACTATTTATTCTATATTTATTATTTTTTGAATTTTCTGCATTATTTACATTTATTAAATGTTTTATACAACTGTTTTTTAAGAGTGTTAATATTCCTTATGTTTGGGGAAAGTTATGTATACAATTTGCCGGTTGTAAATTGTTTTTAATAGAGAAAAGCCATTCATTATATTTAGACAACTGTATTTATCTCTCGAATCATAGGGACATTTATGATTTTCCTATAGATGCATATATCACTGGAGGTAGTGGGATGTTTATTTCGCGTTATATAAACGTGTTTGTATGCCCCATACAATTTATTTATACATGCATTATGAAAAATACTGTTTATTTTAAGAGAGGGGCAATTAAAGATAAATGTGAATTTAATAAAAAAATATGTAATGCCCTACAAAAGTCCTATTATAAAAATATGATTATCTATCCAGAAGGCACACGACGCCTAGCAAATACGGTCGTTCCTATTAAAAAAGGCGCCATGCATATCGCGTGGACCTATAATATGGCAATACAAATTATACTTACCCGTAATAAAGAACACATAATAAACCTTAAACAGTTTACAGCTGAATATGGTGTAAATTTATATTGTTATCGGAGCGAAGTTATTCAGCCAAAATATTTCTGTACCTTTGAAGAATTTAATAATTATGTTAGTGTAATATGGGAAGATTCGTGGGGAAAAGTATATGGAAAAGTATATGAAAAAGAACTAAAAATAAAACCTCTAATTGTTGAACCGTGTGAATTAAAATATTCAAACTGGTTTTATTTTTTTCACAATATAGTTCCTTTATTATTATTTACATGGTTTTGTTTATTATAAGTGTAAACAATATATAAGTGTAAACAATATATAAGTGTAAACAATATATAAGTTTAACCCAATATAATAAAATATATAAATTAATTATATATGTTATTCACACTATTAAAAACCACAATAATTTGTATTAAAAGTTTATTTTTATATAAAACGGGTTTAGTCGATTATTTTAATACATTTAAAACAACCTTAACAGAATTATCGCAATTAAACGTGTTTTATACAAAAGTCATACAGTGGGTAGCAGACAGTCATTTCAATGACGAACAAATGACCAATTTTATTAAAAATTTTACAAATAATGTGCATTATTCTAGCGCGGATATTGATTATGCGTCTTTATTAGAATTATATACAAATGCACAAAAAAACGGCGATACGTTTCTGTTATCCAGTATGATACCTTTGAATGCGGGAACGGTCTCGTTAGTATTTAAGGGCGAGTTAAATGGAAAACCTGTAGTGATAAAAATGTTACGGGTAGGCATAAAAGAAAAATTAAAAGATGCTGTTGAGTTATTTTTAGCGCTCTGTAACATTATTGATTATATACCATATTTGCGCACACTAAATGCTTCTAAAATTATCGGGAAAAATATTAAATTACTAATGCAACAATTGGATTTTAAAAATGAAATAAAAAATATTAAAATATTTGAAAATGCTTATAAGAAAAATAAAAATATTAAAGTACCACTGGTCTACGACTATTATACTGAAAAAAATAATAATTTAATTGTGATGGAATATCTCGATGGAAAAACGATGTATGAGCTGAATAATGCAGAAAGAGAATCCTATTATAAAACGTTTATGAAAGTAGCCATGTTAAATTATTTTAAATATGGGATTATTCACGGCGATTTGCATTCGGGAAATATTATATTTATGCCAAATAATGTCATAGGCTATTTAGATCTGGGCATAATTTATGTATTAAATACGGACCATCAAGATTTTTTATACAAGTTTTTTTCTAATTTTAGTGCCGGAGAGTATAATCAGTTAATTGATGATTTATTCGATGAAGAAATTATACGCACGTGTTTTATTATAAACGGCAATGCAGACGAAATTGTACATACTTTACACATAATAAAGACGGAAATACATGCACTGTTGAAGGATAATAAAATATTTGTTAATAATACAATAAGTCAAACAGATATATTTATATTAATGAATATACTGTATAAATATAAACTGGAATTTAACGATTATATTTCATTTATCTTATTATCCTCCATAAGTAGTATTGGAATGTGTGCCAGATTATCCAATAATAAAATGAATGTGTTAATAGCGGATGCGTTTGAAAAGTTCAATGCGTCTTTGATGTTTGAATGTTGATTTTATCCCTCTATCATATCGATTGTTGTATCTTCCAAATGACATTTTAAGCGATACAATAATTTACGAAATAGAAATGCAGTGGCATTTTCAACGAAAACCGGCTTCTTCTTTCCGGCATATTTAAAGAGTAATTCTATGGAAAATTTCCCGGTTTCTTCTTTAATAATGACGTTAATAAAATCTATTCGGGTGATGGCGCCTTCACCTGCGCCTTCATCTTCATCTTCATCTTCATCTTCATTTTTCAAAACTTTGCCTATTAATTTTATATGTTTATCATTTTCAACAACAAGGATATTATTAAAATACAAGGTTTTTGCTGAATGTGATATATCCGAACCAATGTCTTTAAACATAATTAACATATCGTCGCTATTTTCGTCATTTGCTTTAACCACTTTCAATTCATCAATCATATCTGAATTTAATTCGGTGATCAAATCATAAAATTGTTTATTCTTTATCAAATCAATAAAATCTTTATGTTTCTCAATAACATCCGTTTCCGTGTATATTCTATAAGACCGTTCACTTTGCTTAATTCCGATAGATACCCCATATTTTTTACACAAGGGTTTGAACATTATATATAAATTATACATAATGTTTAAATAAAAATGACGCATAATATATTTATCTTTTTAATAAGTATATGTTTTCAATAAGTATATGTTTTCAATAAGTATATGTTTTTAATAAGTATATGTTTTTAATAAGTATATGTTTTTAATAAGTATGTAAGTATTCATTATAGGTTAAATAACGCGTGTTAAATAAATTTTTATTATTATAAGAATTATATGCTTTATATCTATTAAATAGCAAATCCTTGAAGCTAATATTTTCTGTAATAATTTTACAATATCCTCCACTATATTTATAAAACCCTTCTTTAATAATATATCCAATAGATTCATTCAATATCGCTTGACCAACATTTAAAATTGACCATCGCCAATATCTATAATCAACATTGTTATCATAATATGAAATATATTTATCGATTATTAATTGTAGTATTATGTTGTTTTTAACTGAAGCAATAAAATGAGGGTTAAACATATAATCCATGCTTCTTTTTACCGTTAAAAATGAAGTGTATTTATTTAGTATTGTATCTAAAGAAGCGATAGGTTCTATATCAATGTCGCTATAAATTCCACCATAATAATTTAATATACACAGCCTCCAAAAATCCGCTTTTATTGGACCATCTTTTATAAAGTTAAATATGTCCACATGCTTATTACCATATGCTTTTTTTAAGAAATTAATACAATCTAAATTATCAAAAATATCAATTGTATAATCTGGATTAAGTAATGTCCAATTAGTTATTACATATGACGGTAAGATTGATTTATCTTTACAACACATATATAGAGATTTTGGTATTAGATATTGTCCACCCGTAATAAACTCTTTATCTGTAATAAACTCTTTATCTGTAATAAACTCTTTATCTGTAATAAACTCTTTATCTGTAATAAACTCTTGTTTTTTATTAGTGAATAAAAAATAAATAAAAAAATATAAAGTCGTCTTCAAATAGAAATATATTGGATCCAAGTAAAACATTAAATCCATAGTTTTATAATTAATATAATTATTTTAAAATAGAGAAAATAACACTATAGTATTATACATTATTTAAATTATTTATTTATATATAATGACTTATAACGTAAGTGTTGGAAATTGGACATCCTCTGTACAAGACTTTGTTAAAGGAAAATCTTCAGCGAGTTATGTTATTGATGGTATAGACCCAGCGGTTGGGTGTTATAAAGAGTTTACTGCTACGTATCAATGTGGTAACAACCCAGATATAAAAACTATCAACATACCAGGTGAAGCTGGTCTAAAAACAGCTTTTTTCGATTGTACTGGTGAAAACAACAAATGCAAAGATTTCCGCTTAACTTTAGGGGATGATGGTAATTTGGTGCTAACCGATTCGGAAAATAAACAGGTATGGACGAGTAATACCAGTAAAACCGGATTAGCTCTGGACGAGTTCAGTGCAAAAAATAGTAAATATGGGCGAAATTATTTATTGGCAGATGAAGTCTTAAATTTAGGAGAATTTATGGGTTCTCCTTCTGGAAATTGTTATTTAATCATGGACAAGACACCTGAAGGCAACGGACTGCAATTAAATTACTCGGTGTTAAACTGTGATGATACACAATTTGGCAATGATGATTCAGCGAATGGTTTATTTAGTTTAGCAAAATCCGCCTATAATGAACTAATTGCAACGGAAAATAAAATGAAACCCAAAATGAAAATTTTAAGTGATACTATACCGGTAGAAGACAATACATTTATTAGAAAAACATCCCAATTGAAGGAAAATATCAAGGACTATATGGGATACCGCTTGGCTAGACCGTCTGTACAGAAACATATTCAACAGTTGTCGGCGATGGATGAGGATGCTGATTTATTTTTGACCCGTTTTAAATATCGTAGAATGGTGTGGCTCACTTTAGTTGTTCTTATTATTTTAGGAGGTATAAAAATAGCTAAAAATAATTGATTTATTATATTTTAATGAATTATATATATTTTTATATGCAATATATAAATATGTCTAATATTAATAATTCTGAACAAGAAGAAATTAGAATTTTAAAAAACATTGAACAGTTGCAAAACCTGGAAAAAGAACTGTATAAAGAATTGGGCAGCGGAAATAGCACACCGTCCGAAGCAACTTGGACAAAAATTGGACAAGAAGGCGAATTTGTTAATGTGGGTCCAAATACAACGGTTAGATATGGAATAGCCGGTAATTTTATTGAAAGTGTAAAATCCGGTAGTTTTGTTATTAGTAATGCAACAATGGGAGGGGATCCTGCGCCTAATTCGATTAAATTTGCGGAGGCAAAAACTAATACAGCTATAGCTATGCCAGCAGGCAATGTAGACAGCATCGTCAACAAAATTAATCAATTGTCGCAAGTGCGCATGTCTCTCTATAAATCCTTAAACTATACATATAGATCCTTACAAAAGAACGTAAACACTTCCCGCTCCGAGTTAGTTGAACTCTTAACCGTAGTGGGTATCGTGGAAGAAGAATTGAATAATGCAAAAATACAATTAAATCAACTTTATCGTATCAAAGATAATAAAATGCGAATGGTGGAAATTAATACCTATTATGGTAAGCAATACAGATTTCAATCGGGATTAATGAAACTAAGTATTATGGTGGGTGTTATATTACTAGTTTTAGCCATATTACGCAAGAAAAGTTTAATACCCGAAAGTATTGCGAATATATTATTGGGTATAGTGTTTGCTGTGGGGGGATTTTTAATTATCCGCCGTATATTGGACATAATGTGGCGGGATAATATGAATTTTGATGCCTATGATTGGGGTTTTGACCCGGATGCACAAAAGAAGGCAGACGAAGAAGCCCATAAAGACAATCCGGAAGAACCGCCAACTGATGCTACTACTACTACTACGCCTCCATTTAACGGTATTGATTGTATTGGTAATGCCTGTTGTACCGAGGGCATGAAATATGACGCCAGTGTGCGGAAGTGTATTAAAGTGTCCGCACCCGAAACGTTTGTCTCGGGTCAATTAACCAAACATTGCTTTAATAATAAAGGGACAAAAACTTCATCAGAAAATTACCCAGCGCCTTATGGTAGTGCAGATATGATTAATTTTGCTTCAGTCTAAGTACAAAACCAAATAATAATTTATGCATTAAATTATTATATATTCTGCTATCCTTTTTTTAAAAGTATGTATATATACACATGTCATTAAATACACAAGACAATATTAGCAATAGTATGGTATTGCAAGAACAGGCGTTGATTGACAAAGCCTTAATCAATGCTGGTTTACCAGAAAATAAAATCAACAGTCTAATTGCAATGGCGAAAGATAAACTATCGTGTGATAGTGATTGTCAACAAAAACGTCTGGCGGATAATTATAAAAAAAAGTGGGACTTGGCGAAACAGCAATATATATCCGCACCGGAGGATATTAAACAAGCTGAGAAGAATTATTATATTTATGATAAAGGTTATCCGGCCTATAAAGATATGTTATATGAACGGTATACAAAATCGGCGGCCGAATTCAAAACGCAGTCTAATAAAAAATACACACTAGTAAATGAAGAAATAAGTAATTTAATTGATAATTATGATACAAGCACGCTTTATTTGCGTAGGATGAATGATTTACTGCGTGTTAAATTGAAAGAGAATGATGATTTGAAGAGAGAAATTGATCAATATATTGGTTTTACCCAAACCAGCGGGCGAAAAGTTATTTATGAAGATAGAGCGCGGGATTGGTTGTACACTGCTCGAAATATTCTTTTATTTATTTATTTTTCTCTCTTAGTTCTTTATATTATTTTTGGAAAATTTATTCCAAAGCAGGAATATTTACAGTGGAGAGTATGGTTAATGCTTATTATATATATATTATTTCCCTATTTTGTCTTGGATAAAATTGTTAAAGGTATTTTCTTTCTTTATAATTATATAAAATCGTGGAGTATAAATAAAAATGTATATACACATTTATAGGTATATTTATAGGTATATTTTTTAAAAATAATTGTGTCAATTTTATAGGGAAATTATAAAATTGATTTATTAATTTAAATTAAAGTATATAGTATTACCAACAAAGCAAAAACTATCAAGCAGCAAAAGTATCAAGAAGCAAAACTATCAAGCATCAAACCTATCAAGCATCAAACCTATCAAGCAGTAAAAGTCTCAGTAACGAAGATGTCTTCCAACGAATGCATTGTGTGTTGCGAGGAATATAACAACACCGCAAATAGTAAAATAATGTGCGAGCATTCGGGTATGTGCGCATTCGAGGCGTGTAAGTCCTGTATTAAGACGTATTTAACGGGCATTACCAGCGACCCGAATTGTATGCAATGTAACAAGGCGTGGAGCGACCAATTCTTAGCGAAGCAACTGGGAACAACCTATTTGCGCACTGAATATATGGCGCATCGCAAGGAGTTACTCGTACAACAGCAAATTAGTCGTATGCCCGATACCATGGCGGCAGCGGATTTGTATAAACAGGTCACAATGTTTCAAACGCAAATTAAGAATTTGCAAGAGGAGTATAAATCCGCACGTGCATATATATATGATTTACACCAACAAAATACTTTGAATGCGAGTAAGCGTTCTGATGCTATCCAAAAAGCAGATGTATCAGACGCAAAAGTCCTGAAAAAACTTACCGAATCTTTTAAAAAAGAGTGTATAAGAATAGATAAAGAGTTGAAAAATACGCACGAAACCCGGTCGCTTATTCAGACAAATATCCGAAAAATTAGACACGACATTGCCGTTTTGCAAGGGGGGGAGCCTGTTGTCGAAGTTAAAAAAGAGGAGGCACGTAAGTTTATTATGCCGTGTCCTTTTTCGGATTGTCGCGGGTATTTGTCGACACATTATAAATGCAACTTATGCGAGAACCACACATGCGCCAAGTGTTTTGAGCTTATCGGTTTAGACAAAGAAGAAAGTGGGCACGAGTGCAAACAAGAAAACATCGATAGTGCCGAGTTTATTCGTAAACAGGCGAAACCGTGCCCATGTTGTGGTACACGCATTAGTAAAATCGACGGCTGTGACCAAATGTGGTGCACCCAATGTCACAAAGCGTTCAGTTGGAACACGGGTAAAATCGTTACGGGGACCATTCACAACCCCCACTTTTACCAGTATCAGCGGGAACAAGGAGGGGGCGCCGCTCCACGCAATCCAGGTGATGTGGTGTGCGGGGGGTTGCCAAACGTACGCGAAGTTACGAATAAAATTACCACTTCTGGTGCATATAATAGCAGAACACTGTATGATTTTACCATATTGAATATTCATCGCCTGCAATTACACTTTACGGCATTTAATGTCGAGCCACTACGTCGGGAGGTTCGCGATGAACAAGATTACGAAAAAGAGCGTATCCAATATATTGTGCAGGAAATTTCGCGCGAAGAATTGGCTACTAAAGTAATTCGCAAAGACAAAGCCCGAAAAATCAAAGTGGCAGTATTACATGTGTGCGAATTATTTATAGCGGTGGGTATTGATTTGTTCCAACAAATTATGTCGAGTGAAAAAACGAATCTCGCCTTTGCCGATGAGCTGGAAGCACGTATTGCAGAATACGATAACCTGCGTCAATACTGCAATGAACAATTTAAAGGGATCAGTATGTTGTATGGCGTATGTGTGCCGGTTATTGATAATGCCTGGAAATCCGAAACCTGGAAATACAACTCCAGAGGCGAGACGGATAAATATATCCTTAAGAGAGAAGAACGACACGATATTGTCCGAAAAGAAAGGGAACGCAGGATGGAAGAATTTCACAAGGCACAGGAGGAGCGGAATGCGGAGTATATGCGATTGATGGAGGCGCAACGCAATCTTTAAACCAACCTTTAAACCAACCTTTAAACCAACCTTTAAAAAAGGTTGCACCAAAATTAACAACCGATGGAAAGGCAAAAAATAAAAAAAATAAAAAATAAAAAAAATAAAAAATAAAAAAAATAAAAAATATAAAAAAAATAAAAAATATAAAAAAAATATAAAAATAAAAAAAATAAATAAAAATTCTAGGTAAGGATTTTTTATTTATTTTTTGCCTTTCCATCGGTTGTTAATTTTGGCGCAACCTTTTTTAAAGGTTGTTGGTGTCTTCTTCTTCATCATATATAATCGCCACATTATGCCAACCCTGATTACCTTTGGTATTATTATAGATACCAAACCGCTTGTCCATAAATTCAATAATTTCCTTCCCTTTAGGCCCCCCTTTCCCATGGGTAACTGTAAACCACAGTTTAAATATTTCCAATAATTCGGTTTTCTTAATTTTCCCTCCCTCTTTTTTCGTAATTTTATCTTTGGCAAATTCCGTGAAATAATCCAGTTTCTCTCTGTGTTGGTCACTGTTGGCCAATACCGTTTTACAGTCCATCACAATACCTTGAGCTACATAAGAACGCTCAACCAGCATCGACATTAAGATTGGCGCCCACGCCTCAAACTTATCATCGAGATTTTTATCGAGGGGATATTGGTAAGGACACTCACTCCGCGGAAACTTAATTTCATCTTCGTAAGGCTTTTCCAGAAATTTCGATTTGAAATCGACATAGCGCAACCGGCGCCACGTGCCGTCATCATTGCTCGTTTCTTCAAAATCGACATTCGTCGCCACGACTAACTTGAACTGCGGAATAAAGGTCACCGAGTCTTTAAACAGAGCCCGGGCCGTAATCGGGTCACCCCCCGTAATTTCTTTCATTATCCCCTCATTCATTCGGTCGCCTTTCGACATTTCTTGCATAACGGCATAGCGGACGCCCATTAATTGCGCCACCTCGGAAGACGTACTGCCAATCGTATTGCGTTTTTGTGTAATGAGACTAATCGGTACCGTGCCTTTGTAGGTCCCGAGACCTTTGCCCATCAGCTCGACCAATTTCGATTTGCCGTTGCGCCCCGAACCCTTATAAATATTAAAGGTTTGATTCGCGTTTGTTCCAATTAAACACGAGGCTAAATGTTCCCACATATAATTTCGCAAATCTTCTTCTGGGAACAGCTGACACATGAATTCCTCGAGTTCTTTAATGGTTTTTGCATGCTTGAGTTTATCCAGCTTGATATATTCAATATTGGTGCATTTGGAGATATAGTCGTCCGGTTGCCCCTTACGGTGACAATTATTCTTAAAGTCAATCACGTAATTATTGAAGCAGAGCAAGTAGGGATTTTGGTCGAGTTTCTCCAGAAACTTTCCATCATAAAACAACTCCCGGGCTTCACGCATAATATTATTCTTAGAGTTTGTCCGTTTCAATAAGGCACAAATATCCGCGAGTTTATTATTATATTTGCGCAATTCATCGCCCTTGGTATCGCCCTGATCAAACGTTTGGATTTTTAAGACGTTTTCCTGTACCTTTTTATTATAGACGTGAAACATGTCCTTGGAAATGAGGAGACGCAACGTGGTGCCCGAATCGATCTCATACCACCGATGATCAATGTACTCGTACCACACATTGTTTTTGATACTGACACATACAAAATCGTCTTTAAACATATTATAGAGTACACAGGCGATATCGTGTTCTGTTGCGGTCTGCACCGTTTGCTCGATGAAATAATCGATAGTTTCCGAGCGGATTTCGTTATATTTGGCACGGGCGTCGTTTTTACACCAAAACATAATCGATCGGTTCGTTAATCCGTCAGTGTTGCTGGTATCAAAGGTACACCACTGTTCATAGAGCTCTTTGACACAGGACCAATCGAATTTGCCGTTGGCGCCCCGCAGTGTATTACGACAATTTTCCTGACAACTAAACTTCACCCAGGATAAGAAGAGTTTTGGGCTAGTATTAGCTAAAGCCCACCCGACACGAATCCATTTATCAAAACTGCCGGGTCCATAATAATTGACGGGTAAACACATCGTGTATTGATGCGTCTCTTTAATCAGATAATCGCAGGGACTAATTTCCTCAAACAGATTGGCTAACAGTTCATCTAACGTCTCTTCCGAGTCAATGTCGCTGTAGTTTAAACTACCGCCTCCACCGGGTTTACCGGCGAATTTCAATTTATATTTTTTGGTGCCACTCTTCTTGACAGCACTTGAACGCCCGAGGTTCTGTAAAGCTTTTTCATAAAGTTCCTTCACTTCGGGGTTCATTTCAAAGGCCGGGAATTTCGTATAATGGGCGGATAATTTGGCAATATTCTTCTCGGTTGAGAAGGAGTCGATATTCTGTTTTTCCGGCATCCAGCCTTCCTCGCGGTCAATATACGACAGAATGAAATGCGATTTTATTAAATACACTTGATGTTGATACTCGGGTTTGCGGGAGCCGTACATTTGCCAATTCACGTAGCCTTTACTTATGCCCTCGTCCAGGACTTGTTCCCAGGAATTCGTAAGCGGTAATCCGCTCCACTGTTCTTTGAACTCCGGTAAGACTCTATCCCGTAGAACCACTTGCAATGCGTGGTGCATTTGAATACCGAAGATAATATGCACCCCGTCTTTGGTTTCCTCGGGTAATTTATTGACGTCGCTTTTCTCCATGACAAATACCTCCATATTTGTCCCTGGCGTGATGTTCAATAAACTCGAGATTTTGTCGGCATACAGCATAATCGCGTCGACAATGTGGTCTTCCGTGTGTTGTCTTTCGGTAACGGACTTATTGTAATGTAAATCGATATCAACCATGAGCGGTCCCGTCTCGATATTTTGTTTTTCGGTGAGATATTCTTTCTTGCCATTGACGAAAATATATTTAAAATACTTCTTAATAAACTCGGCATGGTCTTCGGGTGGAATATTATAAGACCCGGGATAAATATTTTGCTTTGGATCACCCATTCGGGTATGTGTATATGTCTCACCCTTACCCACCGTGTGATTTTTAAGGTATTGTTCAAAATCACTATTGCTAATAGAAGCCATAGTTTGAGCCATCTTGTATGTTTATTATATATATATATAAGACTTTTTTATCTCAATTTTAAATTAAATAAGAATTAATTAAATATACAATGTCGGTTTTTACCACATAAAATCTTTACAATGTCGGTTTTTACCACATAAAATCTTTACAATGTCGGTTTTTACCACATAAAATCTTTCGATTGAATCTGGGCATAAACATATTTACTATAATATTGACATAAACATATCTAAATAAGTATTATTATGTCGAAAAATATTACTATTACACACAGTGAAACGGAGGAACAAAGCGTAGAGGTGACACAGAGCGTAGAGGTGACACAGAGTATTGCGGCCAACATTGTACAGACCGAAACGGTTATCAGTAAAGATACATTTCGTCGCTTGGTGAAGGATGTGAAAGATATTGTGAAAAATCCATTGCATTCACACGGAATTTATTATATACATAACGAAGATGAGATCTTAAAAGGCAAAGCTTTGATTATTGGTCCGAGCGAAACGCCCTATGAAAATGGTTATTATTTATTTGATTTTTTGTTTCCAGCAAATTATCCCCATTCCCCGCCAAAAGTAACGTTCTGCACCAATGATGGACACACCCGGTTTAATCCAAATTTATACGTACAGGGGAAAGTGTGTCTCTCGGTATTAAATACGTGGCAAGGGGAACAGTGGACGGGTTGTCAGACCATATCCTCGATCTTACTCGCACTCTGTACCGTATTAAATAATCAACCGCTCTTAAACGAACCCGGGGTAAGTGAGAAACATAACGATTATCATAATTATAATAAAGTTATTACTTATAAAAATTTTGAAGTAGCCATGTTGCAAGTGTTGACACAAGAATATACGGCTACGAATTTTGCTGTGTTCGCACCGACAATACAATCGCATTTTATAGAAAGGTATGACCATACTGTAAAGAGATTAACTGAGTTTTGTGATCTCTTCCCAGAGAAGGAAAAAATACGTACAACTATTTACAGAATGGAAATTGTAATTGATTATAAGGGGCTTTTAGAAAAGTTTCGTGATATAAAACAACAATTAATTCATACTTTTTAATATAAAATTGATTTAATTTAAAATGATAATATTATATTATATACAAGACAAAGATGCATTTCTGTACAGAGTGTAACAATATGTATTACTTGAAAATAATGGATAATGATGCAAATAGTTTAATATATTACTGCCGCAATTGTGGACACGAGAATACGACCTTGACCGCAGAAAACGTGTGTGTTTCGGATACGCAAGTTAAACGTAGCGAAGATCAATACGTGCATATAGTAAATGAATATACCAAATACGACCCGACCCTCCCGCGAATAAATACGATTGATTGCCCGAATAGCAAATGCCCGAGTAATGTTGACACTGATGGAAAGAAAGTGGAACGCGAAGTTATCTATATTCGCTATGACGATACAAACATGAAGTATATGTATGTGTGTGCGATTTGCAACACAAATTGGAAAAATGATAAGTAAATAAAAAATATTATTAAAAGCAAAATATATATATATTTTTTATTTACTTATAAAATTGAAGTAATATAAATATATATATTATAATTAATAAAGAGAACATGGAAGGTTTAGTAGAAATCTCGAACAGTGACCTATTTAAAGATGACGAGGACGAAGATGTTAAAGATGAACATGAAGAAAATAGCGATATCGATGAGGATGATGACAACAGTGAAATTGAAGATAGTGAAATAGACGAAGACGAATTAGAATTGGACATTGAAGGAGCTTCACACCAGGAAGAAGGAGACTCGAATGGAAAAAAGAAGGCAACAACAAAAGCGTCTCTAATTGGCGGAGCCGATAATGGAGAGGTTAGTGACGAGGAGAGTGACGAAGATGACGACTATTTACAAAAATTCAATCAAGCGATGCGTGATGATTTAATTCTCAATTTTCACCCGGAATCGAAAAGTCATAATTACGAAGAAATTAAACACCTGGCTAAAGTGACTAGAAATAAAAATGGTGTCATTGTCGATGAATTGCATAAAACGATCCCCCTGTTGACCAAGTATGAGAAAACGCGTATTCTGGGACAACGAGCGAAACAATTGGAAAGTGGTGCCGTGTCATTGGTGCAGGTGCCACCCAATGTGATTGATAGTTATTTGATTGCAAAATTAGAATTGACCCAAAATAAAATTCCATTTATTATTCGTCGCCCGTTGCCGAATGGAGGCATGGAGTATTGGTATGTGAGTGATTTGGAAGATCTCTAACCAACGTACTTTTTAAAAAAGTACAGCAAAATAAATAACAATATATACTTCAATTATAATATAAACATGTTTTTTATATTATAACACAAATGGCTTTATTTATTATGTTTGTTAATGCGAAAACATATAATATAGTATATAATAAAGTTGTGCCTCTACAAGAATACATATTAGAAGATAAAATAAGAGAAGAAATAAAAGAATATATAGATACAGCGCAAACCGAATTTAAAACGTTTTCACTTTATAAGACCTATAAAGATATTATACATTTTTCTATAAATAAATATGATTCTGTTGCTGATGGATTAAAAGGGGAATACAATGATTTTTATGAATACAAACATTCTGAATGTACCGAGGAAAATAATACTAAATTTCTGATTTCTCCGAATGAAGAGAAATTACGTGCGTTTTGTGGGTATATTAATCGGCTCACGCATTGGTAACTATACGCAATCAGTAAACTATAAAAACAGTTTCACATTATTATACCACGCAAACGGGTCATCGCCCAGTGTAATAAATTCCAATATCTCTCTGCCCGTAATATCTAAACCTTTATATATCGCCACAATATCTAGTTTCTTCCCAAATTCTGTCAATAAAAAATCATATAAATCAGTATAATTCTTCTCTTGAATTAGGCGCAAACATTTACTTTTCTTTTCATTATTATTTAAAAAAATAAAATTAGCAGCGTCTTTATCAAAGTCTTTTATCTCTTCACCAGTGATTAGGCGAAAAACGACCCGCAATGCCTGTAATGTGACATTATTTACTTCATGTTTAACGATAAATAGCATTTTTTCCATGTGTGCATTAAAGATATCTTTGTCGTTATTATTATATTTTCTCTCAATATCTGTTTGTAGTTGGGCTAACTTTTCATTTACACAATAATAATAGACATTGAATAATTTAATATGACCTGAGGAATTCACATGGAAGGGGTGGTAAGAACAGGGATCTGTCAAATCGAAATAGCAACCAAAATCTTCGCGTAAGCCGAGGCCATAAATAATATGGTCGAGGTGGTCCTTCACGTCTTCGTCGAAATATTCGGCTAAGATGCGATTCTCTCGCCCAGTAAAGTCGTGATAAATAAAAAGGATACCGTTTTCCATGGCGTATTGATTTAAATCTTTTAAATGAGGCGTAATATCGATGCCTAGCTTATTTCTGTAAGGTTCGGTGTGAACATTTTCTCGCCAGGTGTAAAGGGTTAAGTTTGGTGAAGTGTATATATTATTTACATCATTATTGTAAACTAGTCCCTTGTCCTTCACCATATACGGCGGATCTTCTTGATTAGGATCTATTAAAATAATGGAAAGACACGAGTTCGGTATGGCGTTTTGCAAATGCTGTAAAAAAGGCGGGTATTGTTGGTAATTTTTCTGGGAGAGGGCACCACCATCCTCTTCGCGAAAACTGGCGGCCGTCCCGACCCCTAAATAAATAATGTTTTTACTCCCTAAATCAATGTTCTCTTTTATATAGGTAATAATGTTTTGTAAATCCATTTTATAATTATACAAAAAATATACTTATATTGTTTCTTATAAATGTATTGTTGATATTTTGCTACACTTTTTTCAAAAGTGTCTAGCACTTCCACCGCGTACCGCATTTAATACACGTCACAAAGGTCGTCATCGGTTCATCCGCCGAACGCGTTTGCAATTGATAGTAACTACACTCTTTCGATTTACATTTCCTGCAGGTAAAACCATCGGTCGAGGCTTCCAATTTCGGTGCATAAATATTTTCTTCGCGAATTTTCTTATCACTTAGCAAGATGGCCCATTTTTCCGGTATAATCTCCTGGTGCGTCATAAAGGCGACTTCATGCGGTTTAACCTCCTTATTCGTTATTCTTGCAACGAGTTGAGGATTTTTCAAATTAGCATAAACACTGCGGAGTTTGTCGAGATACAGATGCGTAAAATACACATTGTCCCATTTTTTCACAATCTGTCTTTCGGTGGCTTCTTTTATGCAATAATTATAAATGCCTTTCTCGAGATTCTTGCAAATATTTTCATCCGGTAAATAAGATTGGAATTTAGTGCGAACATTGGCGCGGAATACGTCAGGCGTTTTAATGGTACGCATATTGTATTGATATACATAATTATATTTATATGTATATCAAATCAATTTATTTATTATATACACTTTTAAAAAAAGTGTAGCAAAATTATACTTTTAAAAAAAGTGTAGCAAAATTATACTTTTAAAAAAAGTGTAGCAAAATTATACTTTAAAAAAAGTGTAGCAAAATTATACTTTTAAAAAAGTATAGCAAAATTATACTTTTAAAAAAGTGTAGCAAAATTATACTTTTAAAAAAAGTGTAGCAAAATTATACTTTTTAAAATAGCTATTGTATTTACTCTTCATCCGAATAAGAATAAGCTTCTTCCTCCAATTCTGACCCATAGTAGTCCTCTTCTTCCTCTTCTTCTACCACTTTTGTCTTCTTTTTATTTTTAACAGACACATCTACATTGTCATCCTCTTCATCTTCGCCTTCCTCGTCCTCGTCCTCTTCATCATCGATAACAAAATCATCTTTTACATAACCATTCTTTGTTTTTACAACTTCCTCTTCATCATCTTCTTCTTCCTCCTCTTCGTCTTCAACATCTTCTTCTTCGTCCTCGATGTCTTCAAACCCGCCAAATAATTTCTCATACAATCTTAGCCACAAATCAGTAGACAAATCTACAATAGCGCCTTTACTATCGACCCGTATTAAGGCACAGGAACCATAATATAAGGCGTTGTCAACCGGGGGAGGAAAATCATATTTATTTTCATTATTGGCTTTACCCTCATTCTTCGCCCATAACTCAATATTAACTAATTCTTTATTATAGTCAATTGTCCATACGGCCGTCCTGTCGAAATTCTCATTTGAGCGAAAACCACATTTCTTATATAATATGTCTCTAGAAAGATCTTTTGATTTCACTTGTTTAATTGTGCCATTTTGTTCTACTATTAAGATCGAGATCATGTTATTTATTCTTAACTGAATGGGTTTAAATAGTTTATTCATTATTTATATAAAATAAATACTTATGCGCTTCTATTTTACTGATAATGAATTATTACATCACCTAGAGAGTTCATTGGTTCTTAAAGATATAAATATAATTAGAAGAATATATTCTTCGGATGGAATACTCCATGTAGTTAATAATATATTACAGAGAGTTATTATAAATGATGTACCGGTCGAGAAAATAACTATTAATAATCATGATTTTATTGTAGATAGAAGCACTATTAAATATGAAACGGGTTTTTTTCAAATAAGTCCTAAACATATTGGCGAAACAGTAACAATACGCACTTATACCATTGCAAATGCAATAGACCCAAATGCAATAGACCCAAATGCAATAGCAATAGACCCAAATGAAATAAAATTAGTCATTGAAAAACACTCAAACAATATTATTGAAATTTATTTTCTTACAGATTCTGAAAAACATATTAGTACGTTTTTATCATCTCTAAACTTATGTTAACTTATATAAATGTTATTTTTTACATTGAAAACAATATTTATTTCTTTAATGCTAATAGCTCTTATACATTATTTATATGCTTTTTTAAAAGATACCTTAACGATACCAAAAGTAAAGGATTTAGTAAATAAACCTGCGAAAAGATATGACGAAATGTATGATATGATGCAAAATAAACATGCTGGTATGCAACAAGGTACTGGGCAACAAGGTACTGGGCAACAAGGTACTGGGCAACAAGGTACTGGGCAACAAGGTACGGGTCAACAAGGTACTGGGCAACAAGGTACGGGTCAACAAATAAAACAAGATACTAGTATGCAAGATGAACTTAAGAATTTCTTAAGTGAACTTAAGAAACCAGATTTAGCACAAAATGTAGGACCAAATGTAGGACCAAATGTAGTAAAATATAAAAATACCATGAATGATAGTTTTCCTACCGCAAATGAATTATCCAGTGGATCATATTCGCCATTTTAGGTTTTTATTAATACAAAATGGTATCAATGCAAGATACATATGTATCCAATAAATACTTGTGTTTACTTATATAATTAAATATTGGGTCACATATACCATTAACAAAACAAAAACTATTATCAAAAGTTATATGATGTTTTGCATGTACCTTATAATTAAGCAATAGTCCAAAATCTTGTAATTTATGTACTATATAAGGCACGTGTTTTTTTGTTATTATTGCATGACACCAATAATGATTCATTTGCATAACAAGAGTTAAATATAATGTATAATGAATTAAAAGTGAATTATATGTCAGTATATTTACTATTGACATTACTATATTTATAAAAAATATGGTATTTGCTTCATAATGTGGTTGAAAATCCTTATAATATACCCATTGAAAAATTGGATATAAGTGATGTACTTGAAAACCAATTTTAAAATAATCAATAATTGTTTCTGAGTAATTTACTTTACTATTATCTAAATATATATGAACTAATCCTGATATAAAATCTGCTGTAATACAGCTAAATATTACATACATGACATTTTCAAAAAGTGAATTGCAAATAATTAATTCATAAATATAAGGAATATTAATAAGATTAAAGAAATAAAAATACAACCAAAACATATACCCAAGTGGTTTGGTTAATAAGATATAAAAATATAGATAATTGTTAGTTACATTATTATCTATATACATTTTCTTATATGTCGTTAATAATTTTTCTTTATGATTCATGTTTTATACTTATATATGTATATATTCAAAAATAAAAACGTATTAAAGCTATACTTACATTTAATATAAATGATTTTGTCGAGAGAAGATAAAAAACAATTGCTTGATAGATTTCCGTCTTTAGAACTTTCCTATGAAAATGTATTACATAAGAAAGTTTGCGCTGAGTTGTATATGCTAATACCAAAGGGGCAGAAAGCTTTTGTATGGTTTACTTATTGGCAGGATCTAGACGTGTGTTTGGTTTTATTGTTAAATGATAACAATAATATATGCGATGTTAAACCCTATCCAGTGTGTTTTGACGCAAAACTATCATTAAATACGGTCATATATGGTACTATATTTAGCAATAATAATTTAACACATTTTTCTTGTGAACAGTTGTTTTATTATAAAGGCACAAATGTAAATAAAGGTCCAAATGTAAATAAAGGTCCAAATGTAAATAAAGGTCCAAATGTAAATAAAGGTCCAAATGTAAATAATTATTCTTTTTTACAACAATTAGCCTTATTTAAGCATATATTTTCAAATGATATTAAGCAAGTAGCATATACACCCGATTTTCTTATATTAGGCATACCAATAATTAAAACTAACTATGACCATGCCTTGTTTTCTATAAATGGATTATCTTATAAGGTACATGCGGTAAGTTTTATTAATAATAATGATGTATTAGGCATTTATAAAATAAATAAACCGATTTTACAGGAAGCCACCTTTAAAGTAAAGTCTTTAGTAGGCGCAGATATATATGAATTATATTGTAACGACCGAACAGATGCGTATAGTATTGCTTTTATACCTAGTTATAAATCGAGTGTTATGATGAATTCATTATTTAGGCATATAAAAGAAAATTCTAATTTAGATTTGTTAGAAGAAAGTGATTCGGAGGAAGAATATGAAAATACAAATGTTAATAAATTTGTGAATATGGATAAAACGTATAATATGCGATGCGTCTATATCAGAAAGTTTAGAAAATGGCAACCCATTGAAGTTGTTTATGACCAGCAAAAGCAAAAAATTACTAGTTATAAGGAGGTGCAAATGTTGGAGAAAGCAACCTTTTAAGAAAAGGTTGAACCAAAATCACTTTTGAAAATTAACAGCAAAACATACAACTTTTAATACAACCTTTTTTTTAAAAGGTTGTATTTATTTTTTGGTTCAACCTTTTTTAAAAAGTTGTATATATATAAATGAGTGGTCCTTGGAGTGGTTATAATACAGAACCTGTTAATTTTAATTATCAAGTAGAAAAATATGCAAATCCTTATGGAAAAGTTGCAGGTGTAGGGTGTGACGGAACAAAATATGGGCCTGACGCAGTAAATAGTGTTTATTCCTCACCATTTGTTGGTGGGAATGGTTATTCTTTTACTGATACACCAATCGCCCCAGTTGCTGGTCCTGGAGCGCCTTATTCGGAAATTCGCGAATACAATGACAGAGGCAACTATCGTAATTTATTTCCACCATTATTTCAGTCTGCTTTAACGGGGGGTAAACGGCGAGGGAGACGGTCTATGCGTAAATATGGTTCTATGCGTAAAATTAAGACCCAATATGGCTGTAGCAGTAGAAAAATCCGTGGGGGGAGAAAACATAAACGAAAGACTATGAAGCATCGCATGTCAAAACGCACAACAAAGAAAAGAGGTCATGGAAAACGTAGAACTATGCGCCGAACTATGCATAAAAGTATGCGCGGCGGAATGAGCAGTGCAAGTGATTATACGGAAGGCCGTGATGCATCGCAAGATCAACCCTACGGTAACAAAGCCTATTCTTTTGGGCAAGGTCTGGATTCAATGTTAAGTGCAAATGAGAGCGCTTTGGCTAGTCCGACACCATTGTTGCCTTATAATACTTGCGGGAAGTATATGCGAACTTAAATATTAATTAAACATTTGCCTTTCATTAAGGCTTCTTGTGAGACATAAACATCACATGTTTCTGTCTTATTTTTTTTAATAGTTGTATCAGATAAGGTTTTCCATATACTTGTTTTTTTTTCATTTGCTGAATCCGTTATATTTGCTAAATACAAACCACTATTTGTATGTAGTATTTTATATTTATTACTAGAATAATATTTGCGCCGTTTTTGCCATTGTCCAATAAAGACGTCATGTGTATCGATAATATCAATTACCAGTGGTCGCTCATGTTTGACCCGTAGAATACGTCCGACGGCTTGAATAATATCCGTTTTTGGTGTGGCAAGTAACAAGGTTGTCAGGGTTTTAATATCTAAGGCTTCCGCTGCCATCGCATACGTCGCAATAATCACTTGACACGTCTCACTTTTCTTTAAATCCGCGTCTTTCATGCCCCCTACATAGTAGCCTACGGTGGCGAGTTGCCGGTGTTCAATAGCCTTATAGAGATAGGTCAAAATGTTTTTATTATGCGCCAAGATCATCAATTGTTGTCCCGCCTTTAGACTCAATTCACGTTCGACGACTTTCAAAATAAATTCACTACGATGACTAAATGCGCACAATTTTGAAATCATGGTGCTATAGGCCGGATTCCCTCGGTAATCAAAACACATTTTATTAAACTCTTCATCACTCGTCTTATATTCAATTGCTTTCACTAGGACCGGATCTTCGTCTTCTCTCTTCTCTTTATACACAATGTCACCTAAAAACATTTTAAAGACTTTGGAGAGCCCGTCTTTTCTTTGCATGGTCGCACTTAAACCTAACGTATAGAACGTGATAATTTTCTGTAAGGAACGACTAAATACTTCGGAGGAAATGTGATGACACTCATCGACAATCGTTAAACCAAATTGACTAAAGAGGTCTTCGGGATATTCTTTCATCGAGAGGGATTGCAACATCCCAATGACAATATCCTTTCCTTCAATATCCATAATCTGCCCCTGAATGCGTCCAACTTTAGCAGTCGGCAGAAATTGCTCGATCCGCTCAATCCATTGATTTAACAGAAACCCTTTATGTACAATCACGAGGGTTTTCTTTTTCAACTGGGCGATGATTTTCAAGGCAATAACAGTCTTACCGCGTCCGCAGGGGATTTCTAATAAACCGCCCCCGCCCCATACTTTATCCGTATGTTTTAAATAAATATCGATAATGTTGTTTTGATAGTCCCGTAAATCCCCATTAAAATTAAGTTGAATATCGGTGCCTTGGGGAATTTTAATTTCTTCGGGTGGGCCATAATTTTGTATACCGTAGTAACGAGGCAAATAGATTTTTTTGGGGGCTTCGCGATACACTGGAAAAGCTGGTGACTGAATAGGTGACGTAGGTACATAAGCCCTGACATTTAATTCTTCTTTTAAGACTTTTAAATCGGAGGGTTCCAAACATTCTTTATATATTGTATATCCTTTAGGTCCTAGGTAAGTATTATTACTCATTATATATATTATACCGGTTGTGTTTAGTTCATTTATTTAATATATATTAAATTTGATATATATAAAATCACTTTGATATAAAATCACTTTGATATAAAATCACTTTGATATAAAATCACTTTGATATATAATAACTAATATGTATATCTTGTATATTTCGGAAATGAATAAAATAGTGCACTTAGGAATACATGACGACCCGGGCAAATTATATGTCAATGCGTTAAATCCATGCACTGCTGATGAAAAATTTAAACCTCTTATTTTTAAATGGTTAGACTTGGTAAAAGTCAATCTCAGTGATATTAAAAAAAGAGAGATGGATTATTCTTTTATGTATACACCTTATATTGAAGGTTGTTATTCTATTAAAGACTTGACTTTATATATAAAGAAAGTTTAAGTACACATGTACAATACGAGCAACCCGCCAATGATAGATAAATTATTTATAAATTTGTGATAATTTTTACTAGTTTCAAACGGATTATGATACATAATTGTTGCCATAACTGTGAAGACAATTAAAGAAATCACAGATGTTTTAAACAATGGCAATAAATTGAATAATCCTGTAAATGTATAACTTGTTATAATTATCGGCGCAACAATTTCCAATAATATCACACTACTAATAACTAATTTCGAAAGAAAAAGAGGAATATTTATTTTATTAGAAAAGTTTACAGTAGTTTTGGAAAACGTGAATATTTTCTCGAACCCACTTAAAAAAAACAGTAACGTAATAAGAAGAGATGGATAAAATAATTGCATCATTTTATATATGTTAAGAATAATAATTAACAATTCACGCTAAACCTAAATAATTACGCCCAATTTTACTCGTAACAAACATACCTATTCCACAGGTAATCTGTGCATAGAATACATTACTTTTTTTTGTGCAACAAAGTAAATATGCAGATAAAATAATAAACAGTAAAAAACACATCCAGAATAATTGAGTAAATGTATCCATTATAATATAAATATATATTATTTAACTAAATGTATATGAATCAGTCGATTATTTAACTATAAGAATGCTTTTTTCTACAATTAAATATATTATTATATACTTTTTTAAAAGTATATTTTTGCAATACTTTTTTTAAAAGTATATTTTTGCAATACTTTTTTTAAAAGTATATTTTTGCAATACTTTTTTTAAAAGTATATTTTTGCAATACTTTTTTTAAAAGTATATAATATAAATGAAACAAGTTTTAAACCAGATTAAAGTTGAAAAGAAGGAACATATTGTACTGGCAGTTTTATTAATTATATATATTTTATTAGATATTCAATTACCAACAATGATTGTTGGCGCTGTGGATAATATTTTTGGGAAAGTTGTCTTGTATCTTTTGGCTTTTATTATGTTTATGAATGTAAATCCGGTGGTGGGTATTTTAGCATTTATTGCTGTTTACACTATGCTTAAACGCGCCAGTAAACAAAGCGGCACATTCGCTATCCGTAATTATTTACCGTCGGAAGAAGCGAAGGTATTGGATTTTTCAAAATTCAATGAGTATCCCTATACTTTAGAAGAAGAAGAAGTCGCAAGAATGGCGCCGATCGTTTTAAATGAGACATCAACGGGTTCGGATTATAAGCCCGTATTAGACTCTTTACATCAAGCGGCGCCGATGGATTACGAGGGGGTTATCTAAGTACTTTTGGGAAAAGTACAGCAAAACCAACCAACCTTTTCAAAAAAGGTTGAGCCAAAACACTAGAAAATAATGAATTTATTTCATGGCGTACGCATCCTTTATAAAGTATTATTTTCGGTTGTATTTTGGTTCAACCTTTTTTAAAGGTTGTTATATATAATGATATTTGACAAAGATATCATCATTTTAGTAGTTGGTTTATGTATAGTGTCTATATTATATGTGTTAGCCACATTTGGTTATAAATACTTACAATTACACGGTTATGGGTTTAAATATATTTTTATTATTTCAATGTTGTTCGCAATTTTACTTTATGCTATAAAGATTCCTTTATTCTATTATTATGACCTGGATAATGCATTACTCACATATTTACTATATTTAATTATTACCTCGATTACTGTAATGCTTTATTCAAGTTTAATATTACATGAAAAAATACACACACATACTTATGTAATTATGAGTATAATTGTAGGACTATTTATACTAAATGATTATTTAACAAATAGAAAGTAATTTATACTTTATGTTTATTTATACTTTATGTTTATTTATACTCCTCTACGTGTAAATAAATTCTTAACGCTTTTATTAAGACCGCCTCTTATTTTCATGCCTCCGCTTCGCATGCCTCCGCTTTTTATTTTTACGCCCCCATTCTGTCCATTGTCACTCGTTAATTGCGCCAGTAACCAAGTACCTAATTTGGTGAGTCCTAATATCAACAATATACCTATCAATACTTGTAAAAATAAATTATTCTTAAACATATTTTTAACCGTGCCCATACTAAACATTTGTTCTGAACTTTTTGCTAAAGGCACCAAAGATTCGCCTTCATTGCCTGTCGGCAAACATTCCATATAAATATCACCTTTACCGGAACCCGTTAAAGTTGATGGACCATTTTCATTAAAATACACTCCCTTATTATTTTTCTTACTTTCATAGACATTGGCAGTTATAATTTTCTTAAGCGCCAAATAAGCACTATTGGAGAGAGAGATGACGGCATCATTGTCTTTGCTAAAGACCACGTAATCATATTCGCCATTACACGGTGAATAGGGTAAGGTGCCCGTATAAGAGTAGTATGGTTTTCTAGGAATAAATTTATCTATGGAGAACGTGGGTATATTTACCGTCGTTTTACTACCAGGCGAATTAGCCGTTTTAGACACTTCTGAAATGAGAGTATCAAAGATAGATAAACTCTCGGGGTTACTCGACCCGTTAACAACCGGCACACACACAAGTAAATTACCTTGACTGGATACATTATTATGTATGATAATTAATTCGGCATCGGCTTTCTTGCCACTATAATCATGTAGAGACGGCTGATACAGGCGCATTTCGCTGACTTCGTACTTATTCGAATTATAGGTTACGGGAGGAGTATTAGACACATCGGTCTTTAAAGACAAATAATCCCCGCGATTTGCAACATTTAGACTTGAATTGGGATATTTGAAACGATAGTCGCATTTGAGATCGCAAATTAAATCCGGATTATTTACAATATTTACTGGAGCGGTTGCATTTGGGCAAGTCATTATATTATCTCTATAATAAAAATATATATCTGAGTTTATATACACAATGAAATTGTCTAAAAACAAAATTAAGCATTTACTAAAAGTTAAAAATCAGTCTCAAAAGCGGTTACAAAAGAAAAAGGGGGGAAAAATAAATAAAAAAAATAAAACCATGCGAAAGAAAAAACACACGAATTTACGTCATAAAACTTTACGACGGATGAAAGGTGGGGGGCAACAAGCTAGTTCTATGAAGACCACTGCACAAGAAGCCTTACCTGCACAACACGATTTTAAATTTTTTAAAGCTAAATTTATAGAAGAAAGAAGGGAATTAGATACACTATTGAATAATAATTTTTCTCAGTTAGTCACCAAGGTAAATGCATTTAATTTATTATTGTCAGATGAAGATATAAGTCGTCTTAAACAAATAGATAGAGAGAAAAACAATGATAAAACAAAAAAAAATGATACGGAGTTTATAAATAGTATATCAACAAATAATTTTAATACGGATATGACACCCGTAGCCGAATTGCTTAAAAATATACTTTCTGACTTAATGGATATAGTAACACTTTTTACTGATTTTATAAAAAATACAAAAAAAATAATTACTAATGAAAAGGAACAAAAATATTTTGATACATTAACAAAGGTATCAGAAAGAATTGGTACTTATGCATTAGCCTTTCCAGGTTTTACAAATAATGTTAACGACATGATCAACGTATATAATTCTATTACAGAAACAAGGCGTGATAATAGTACAAGAAGTAAAAAAATACTCGAATTTATCTCTAAAAATGAAAAATATTCTTTTGAACATATGATGGATGGAATATCGAAGTATCTTCTACCTATGCAACTTACCGGTGAATTACAGGTGACACCAGAAGTATTGGCAATAGAAGAAGCTGGTATAAAAAAAGAATTAGACAATTTAGAAAATCAAAAAAATCCTTTAACACTTGAAGAACAAGCTGAAGCAGAAGATATGCAAAAATTATTAAACGAAATTAATGCAGAAGGTGAAGAAAGTAAAGAAGAAGAAGAAGAAAGATTAGACAGGGAATTAGCAGTTATGAGAGAAGAAGTAGGAGAAGAAGCACCTGCACAAGAAGTGTTAGCACCTGCACAAGAAGTGTTAGCACCTGCACAAGAAGTGTTAGCACCTGCACAAGAAGTGTTAGCACCTGCACAAGAAGTGTTAGCACCTGCACAAGAAGTGTTAGCACCTGCACAAGAAGTAATTGCTAATGAAGAAGTATTAAACCCTGCTCAAGACCAAGACGTATTAAACCCTGCTCCAGCAGAAACAACACCGGAAGATATTGCGCAAGAGAGACAATTTACAGCTGATACAGTTCAAAAATTGGCACTGTTAAGCAATAAATTAGAAGAATTAGAACAAAGAGAAACTGCATTGAAAGAAGACTTAGAAATATATAAAAATATGGGGGAAGCCGGTAGAGCTGGAGCAGTAGAACAAGCAGAAACCGTAGCTAAGTTGCAAACTAATATTGCCACTATAGAACAAGAAAAAGAAGATTTAAAGAGAGAAATAGAAGCAAAAGAACAACAGCGAGAAGCAGAGGTACAACAGCTAGGAGCAGAGGTACAACAGCGAGAAGAAGAGTTACGACTGCGAGAAGAAGAGTTACGACTTCAAGAAGAAGGGAATGCCGTTAATGACGCATTAATTTTAAATCAAAGAAATTTGATACAAACATTAACTAACACGATACAAGAGTTACGAGAATCGAATATTACTACTACTGCAGAACAAACCGAGGAACTTAATAGGTCACGGGAAGCAATTACTGGTTTAGAAGAGCGATTACAACTTGCAATCAATGTCTTAGCCTCGACACAAGAGAAAATAAATGAGTTTAAGAATAGGGATGAAAGAGCACAGGATATTATCAAAAATTTACAAGACACAATAGCTTTACTCGAACAAGATGCTAGTATGACACCAGAAAATATTGAAGAAATTAACAAATTAAAAACAAATATTACTTTCTTGGAACAAAAAATAGAACGCCAGGATGCAGATATCAAAGGCATAGACAATATATCAGAAGAAATTATTCGTAACCAAGATAGAGATATTAACCAATTAAAAACTATTATACAGGAATTGATGTTATCACCAATAGCAACTAATGCTTCTGCTTCACTAACTCGATCAAATGAAAATATTAACCAATTACAAGAGGATATACGAGGCGCAGTCAATGAATTCGCCGATGGTTATCAAATTTTAGACGATATTACTGAAGAAGGTCAGGAAATTACCAATAATGTGCAAGATACAATAGCTTCAATTGAGAAAAATCCTAAGATGACGAAAGAGCAATTTGAAGAATTAAATGGATATAAAAATAAAATTAAAGCATTGGAACAAAAATTAGAAGAAGCTGTTGCTGACGTAGAAGAAAAAGCAAATACGCATTTGGAAGAACAACAGGAGATTATTAAGACTTTACAAGATACCATTAGTTCACTTGAAAGTAACCCTACAATGACTGAAGAACAGTTTGAAGATTTTAATAAATTGAAGAATAATATTAAATTATTGGAAGAGAGACTTAAGACTGCAAACGAAGATATTGAATATAAAGAGGGGATAATTGAACAATTAGAACAAGGTACCGGCCCAAATAAAGGAGAAAGTGAAAATACTGGGCCTAATGCTGGGCCTGATACTGGGCCTAATGCTATGCCTGATACTGGGCCTAATTCTGGGCCTAATGTCGAACAGACTACGCAAAAAAGAGGGTTACAAGAGTTTATTGTTCGAATAAAATATCCCGTGCCCGGTAGTGATGAACAGGTAATAGATGTTATTGGTGATAGTGGCACTTCTACTGAAAGTAACATCATGAATATATCCAATGACATAAATGAAGAGTTTCCACCAGCATATACAAAATACGCGGGTGGTTCAAAGAAAACGAAACGTAAGGGGAATAAACAGAAATATAATAAAACTAAAAGCCGACACAACAAGGCAACATCTAATTCCAGGAATTGTTTTTTTGGAAAAGATGATTTCATTAATTTTTAAACAAAATAATAATTATAAGTGTAATTATTATTTATATAAAAGGAATATAACGCATCATTTGATTATCATAGGCGGTTACTTTAAACGCATCATTATAACCCTCGACAAATACAACATCACCCGAGTACAGATTATCACAACCATATTCGCTGGTACAACTGCGCCCTTTAAAAGTAATTGGTAGAGTAATTGTGTTAGTTTTGTCATTTGTAGTATAGAAATTCCATTTATCCCGGTTGGAAAGAACTGGCCGACCCATTAAAGGCAGTATAGTTTCTTTACCTTTTATTCGAGTTAAAATACCGACCTGACGATAAGTTGGATCAAATGGTTGCGTAGGCACATTAATAGGCATAACTAGACCACGTCTCGGGGCGTAACGTTCATCCTGTAATAAGATATCTTCTGGCATAGGCATAGGCATAGGCATTGTCATAGGCATATTTGGCCTTCTCAACGCATTATTACTTTTATAATGAATAAATAATAATACGCTACATAATAATATTATAATAATTACAATAGTTATATTCTCAAAGCATATAACTCCTGGTGGACAACGCTTACTCATTTATATATATACAACCTTTTAAAAGGTTGCGCCAAAAAAAACAAACCGATTGAAATGTTCATGTAAGGTTGACTGCGCCAAAATTCAACTTTAAATTTAGGTTGGATTTTGGTGTGATTTATTTTGTATTTGGCGCAACCTTTTAAAAAGGTTGTTTGATTATTTACCCCCTAAATTCGACAATTTGCTCTGTAATCCTTCCAACATATTACTCATATCACCCATTTTTAACCCTTCTAATAATGAACCCGCTTTCTCCATCATGGGCTGTAACTTATTAATATTGCCCATCAACATTTGTTGTTTTTCTGCTAAACGGTGAGTATCTTCCGACATGCTGCTAATCGCATCTGAACTCAACAATTTATCCAAATTATCATAGGCAGTCTCTAAAGTTGAGGCATAATCTACTGTGGGATGACTCTCATAATCATCGTCGTCATCATTAGAATTAAGACGGGCAGGGTTTAATTGTTGAGTAAACAGTTCTTTACCGGTGCCTTTTTTCCCCTTTAAAGGGGCGACTATTGGTTTAGGTTTAATAGTCGCTTTAGGTTTAGTACCACTTGATAATTTCATTGCATTAGGACCGGCTACTCCTTCTAATCCTTCTTTTGTTTGTTTCTTTTTTTTATCTGTATCCTTCATTTTTTCAAATCCTTCTTTGACTTTACCGATCATTTTAACACTTATGGCTAAATTTGTGCTTATTAAGGCGACAAGCATAATGATAATCATATTTTTGCTAAAATTACTGGTAATGATAGCGATTACTATAAAAAATATAATGGCGTCGAATTGTCTAAACATTAAATATGCAAACATGTTGCTAATGGCAATAAATAAAGTCACATATAATACATTTTTGTCCTTTAACAATGATTGTATATCAAACTTCATTCTATATAATATACTTTTAAAAAAAGTCAACCTTTAAAAAAAGTCAACCTTTAAAAAAGGTTGAGCCAAAATTTAACCTACAACCTTTGGAAAAGGTTGCACCAAAATTCAACCTTAATTTAATGTTGAATTTTGTTGTGAATTTTGGTGCAACCTTTTTCAAAGGTTGTCTTTTTCAAAGGTTGTCTTTTTCAAAGGTTGTTAGAAGAATCTAAACTGTTTTCTTGTTCTTGTCTTTGTCTTTGTCTTTGTCTTTGTCTTTGTCTTTGTCTTTGTTCTCGGAGAACTTATTAAAACCTCACCTGGTATAGGTGTATGTTTAGTTTTATTACCATAGCGAAACCCTCCTCTTTGTTTACGTGTACGATTACGTCTAGTATAGCGTTTTCGTGAATGATACATCTATATACTATAAATGTATTTTTAAATTTTCTAAACAATTGTTTCCACTGATATACGTTTATTTTCAGGTAGATTGTCTAAATCAATAGTGTGTATTATTTTTTCTTCATGTGTATTTGTTGGTTCTTCATAATACTCAACATCATCTTTATTAACTTTCTTTTTTATACAATTAATTTTGATGCAACATATTTTTATATGTTGCACATTATAATGAATAACAACTGTACTCAATAAACCTATGAGAGCTATTACTATGGAGACCGCTGGAGAAATTAAAGGTGAACTAGATGAATCATCGCTATATGAGCTTTCTGGTGAGAGAGAAGAATTATATAAAGTAAGAAGAACAGTAGTAGTATTCATAATATATATTCTATTTATTTATTTATTTATTTGCTTCATTTCTGATAATATTAACGACTGATCATATTTACATTGTCTTAACATTTCTTCTGTCGAAGTCGGATCTAGGATAATTTGTGTAATATATTCGGCTAATAATTGCAGAGCGTTATATTGATTTGTTTTCTCTTGATTAATGTTATCAAAATATATATTATAATCCCCCATTATCTCTCTTAAATATACATTATCCTTACTCTGTTGAGGTAATGTTTTGTTTTTATCGGTAATATTCTTGTGTTTTTGTTTAATAAGGTTTTGTAAATGTTGAATAGATATATCGCGTTTGGCTAGTTCCATTATATACTTTATACTTTTAAAAAAGTCAGGGAAAACCCAACCAACCTACTTCGTTTGAACCTTTTAAGAAAAGGTCGTCTTTTGGTTCAACCTTTTCTTAAAAGGTTGTTTGGAAAAGCGTTTAGAAATATTCTTATATAGTATATATTAGTATGAACCATAATATAGAACCCTTACTTATTTCTAGTGAGCAACGTTATGTCATGTTTCCAATACAAAATAAATCCATATGGCATATGTATAAAAAACAAGTCGAATGTTTTTGGCGGGCCGAAGAAGTCGACTTATCAAAAGATTTGGCTAGTTGGGCCACCCTAAATAGTGACGAACAGCATTTTATTAAAATGATATTAGCCTTTTTTGCCGCATCCGACGGGATTGTCCTTGAAAACCTCGGACTGCGTTTTATGACTGAAGTACAAATAAGCGAAGTCCGGGCATTTTATGGTTTTCAGATTGCCATGGAAAATATCCATTCAGAAATGTATTCTTTACTAATTGACACGTATATACGCGAAGAACAAGAAAAAACGCAACTTTTTGAAGCGTTGCAACATTATCCCTGTATAAAGAAGAAAGCCGATTGGGCGATTAAATGGATTCATGATACCAATGCGTCCTTTGCTGTACGTTTAGTCGCGTTCGCCTGTGTCGAAGGGATTTTTTTCTCGGGAGCGTTTTGCTCGATCTATTGGCTAAAGAAACGGGGGAAAATGCCGGGGTTAACCTTTAGTAATGAGCTCATTTCCCGGGACGAAGCACTCCATACGGAGTTTGCGATTCTCCTTTATCGACAGTTACTGTACCCCCTCGAAGAAAAAGTTATACATGCTATAGTCTCAGAAGCTGTGAAAATTGAACAGGAATTTATTTGTGAAGCGCTGCCCTGTCGGCTAATTTCTATGAACTCTAGACTCATGTCTCAATACATAGAATTTATTGCCGACCGCTTAATTATCCAACTGGGTTATGCGCCCCTGTATAAGGCAAATAATCCATTTGATTTTATGGAATTGATATCGATGGAGGGGAAGACGAATTTCTTTGAGAAACGGGTCGGGGAGTATGCCTTGGCGACAAAAACCAAAGACGAGAGTGTATTTGATATGGATGGGGACTTTTAAACAACCTTTGGAAAAGAGTAAAAATAATACAAACCTTACAGCTAATAAGTATTATAATGTTATTATTTCCATTTTACAATCTTTATTGTCTCTCTTGGGTTTTGACCAATTATAAAAATGAAACAAACTAAAATTTATTAAAATTTTCGGTTCTTGCATTGTATAGCTATGTGCCATGTGAATACCAATGGTATTAATGGAATCGGTTTTATGAATATTCTTACTTCTATGATTATACGGTAGAGTCTTCGCCGTAGTTAAAAAACGTTTTGGAAACGTTTTAATATAATTATTGTCTAAGGTCTTACTCCATCTATTACAAAACCCAAAGGAATCGACCGCTTTATTATTACCAATATATTCTCTTAACGTATATTTTGGTATGTGTAAATATTCATCTAAATCGCAAAATATCATATAGTCCGATATATCTTTACCATACCGATACAAAGCATGATGAATTTGTCCTGGTTGTGCATGATGTTCTAATGTCACATCATTTTTCCAATATTTAAAATTCCAATCTATTAACGATACATTTGGTAAATTAAGTAATTGTTTTATTTGAGGTGTGCTTATGCCGTTATAATACATGTAAAAATATTCTACCCCTTGTTTGATATAATAATCATAAAAAATAGGAAAAATATTATAATCGTCTTTGAAAAGGGTGGTTAAGGCTAATTGATGTTTTCTCTCTATTTTAATATTTTGTAAAGAGAAAGATCTAATTATATTTTCATATTTCACTATTACTTGTATATCATTATCATTGGATTCATAATTGTATATGTATACTGCTACGGTTTCGCCATTAGGTATTATATGTTTTTCGGATAATTTTAAATTTTTATTATTAATTATTGTATTATTTATTATTATATTTATTTTGTCAGGATTAAAAGGCTCAACATAAGCAGGTAAAATCAAAAATATGTTATTATTTTTATAAAATATATCAAAAAATAAATATTTGTAGTTGTTTAAATGAAATGAGTTTAAAATAGACATTTGTATAATCTCTATATACAACTTATTATTTTGTTTTACCTATAATTATTAAGTATCGGTTCCGGTAAATCATACAATAATGTATCTTTATATTTATAACATAATCTATGAAAAATCCTACCATTTATTTCGTTCCATTCTATTGGATATTTACCTTTGCTTACTTCCGCACAATCTTGAGGAAAAGTAGCAGGGAATTGTTTTAATTTATTTAATTTTATATTTAATATTGTCAACATGTCATTATACCACTCTTTTGTTAAAGGTGTTTGTGACTTGCATATAAAACCTCCATTTCCTACTAATTCACGCCAGTAATTAGCAAAAGGTTTATATGCTATATGATCTATTTTACTTTCTCTATAGCCAATTATCCACTTATCACTGTTATATAATTTATCAAAAGATTTTTTCCAACTATTAGTTGTTTGTTTTATATCACTATAACCACCGCCATGAAAATTCATCATGTACGCTTTTAAATAGTCTCCTTTTTGTGTTTCACTCAAATATTGATAAGCTGGATGTAATGGATGATCTTTTAAAATATATTTTCCTAAATTTTGTGTTGTTATTAAAATTATGTTACATTCTGATTTGTTTATAAGTTGTTTATAAGCATTTATTCTATTTGTTGATGGTACATTAGCGCCGGTCCAAAATACAAAAATATTCTTATTGATAATATTATCCATATATATATACGTTTATTTATAAGTATTATTTAAACACTTATTATATATTTATATTACAACAATGTCTGTTAATTGTATTGCAGATATTACAAATATAGTATATATTAACCTCGATTCAAGAAGTGATAGACGAATACATATTGAACAACAACTCAAATTAGTGGGTTTAAATAAATACGAGCGTTTCAAAGCCATTAAAACTACCAACGGTGCCATCGGCTGTTCAATGAGTCATTTAAAATGCTTAGAAAATGCCAGAGAGAAAGCTCTTTCGCATTTACTAATATGTGAAGACGACACGTTATTTTCAGATCCGACACTCTTTAAGAAACAATTTAATAATTTTTTAACTAACCATAAACAAACCTCATGGGATATGGTGTTGCTAGCCGGGAATAATGTGCAACCTTATACAAAAATTGATGACACATGCATTAAAGTTAGTCATTGTCAAACAACTACTGCCTATCTAGTAAATGGCAGATATTTTACTACACTAATTGAAAATATTAGAGAAGGATTACGTAAACTTATGAATAATCAGAACAGTGCTTCATTGTATGCCATAGATAAATATTGGCTCTCTTTACAAAAGAGAGACAGATGGTATTTAATTATACCTTTAACAGTAATACAGAAAGAAGGCTATAGTGATATTGAAAAAAAACATGTTAATTATTCGAATTTGATGACTAATGTAAATAAGGCATTGTTAGCTGACGTGGATACTAGTAAATTCAATATGAGAAATATAATATATAAGTAAATTAAATTTATTTTAAAATATATCTAGTTTGACTTTCAACCCAACCATTATCATCATTAAATTTTGAAGATTGATAGAATGAGGGTATTTTATTCGCTAATACTTTAAAATGGGGTTGGACGCGTGATATTACAACATCATTAAAAGTATTAATATTTTCTTGTAAACGTTGAATTACTGCGCTTTTATATCTTCTAGAAATGTAGAGAATAGCATGAGCTGTTAACATATTATGTACTTTTACTTGATTAGGTGAATAATTAATAAATATAGCATTTCCTCTATGTATATTTTCTTTTGGATGTCCACCTGATTTACCTATACCGAAATAGATTGCATCCGCATCTTCTACATAATCAAAGTTGTCAACGCCAGTAAATTCTATATCATCTTCTAATAATAAGATCGGTTCATCCATATATTTTTTTAAAATTTCTATGGTGGCGAGAGTCAAACATAGTGGATAATTTACTGAAGAGGATTTGAAATGTACTATATCTTTAAACCCTATGCGTTTTAATAGTGTCTGCATGTGTTGTTTTCTTTTTTTATATTTTTCATTGTGATCAGGACAAATATAAACGACCTTTACATCTTGGATTTTCATTTATTACTATATACTTTTATAAAAAGTATAGCAAAAGTACAGCAAAAATATACTTTTTATAAAAAGTATATTAATATAATACATTAAATAGCGTTCCATAACCCTCACATAATTTATAAAATTTATCAGGAAATGTTTTAAACATATGGGTTAAAATGACTTGATCTGTCCAAATATTACTTTTATTAATATTAGTATCATTAAAAATTTTCGCTAAAAATAGTTTATACATCTCCGTAAACCGACTAATGATATTCTTGTGTAAAATATACGTTCCTGAAATATGATGATAATAATTGTTTGTTGTCACAAGTGTAGGATTCCATGGCGTGGAAACCGAATAAATAAATCTATCTTTGGGCAACAGGCGGAGTTTATTGAGATCAGGAAAAGATTGTGGCGGAGGCGCTACAGTTCGATAGGTACAAATACCGGCATCTACCCAACAGAAAAACTCGCTATTAAACGGATTGATATTTTTGGCTTTCTCCATTAAAAATATTTTTTCATTCCAAATTAAATTTAACTCTTTTGATGGACAATGCACCGGATGTGTCGTTATTTTATCTTTGTATTGATATGTGTGGAAATCTTCTATTTGACATTCAATATAATAGGTGGGCAGGGATTTTCTATAACGTTTAATTAAATCAATCCCCTCTTTATCAGTAAAAAACACATAAGGACAGTTTATTAATAAAGAGGTTTTAAACCATTCTAAGAATTTATTGTCGTGTTTATTTTTCACTTGCCAAAATCCCGATACACAGGTAAAGGGTGATCTATTGTATATTGTATTATTATATATTGTATTATTATATATCGTATTTTCAGACATTATATAATAAGTTATTTATTCTTTATTTTTTCTAAACGTGTAAATTATACAATATGATTATTATTAAATTCTTTTCCAGTTTTTGTGATTCTAAAACATGTAAAGCTAAATATGAATTGCTAAGTGAAACTCATAAAATGGCGAACTACGGCACTGGAAAAGAATTATACATTACTACTGGCGATGATTATACACATGCAATAATATTGAATATTGCCATGCCTGTTCTTAAAAATATTCCTAAAGAAAATGTTCTGGGCTTAGCCTTTGAACCCCCTGCTTATTTGAGACTAACATATGAATTTATTGTATATGCGCAAAAATATATTGGTAAGTATTATATTGGCGATAGACGGTATTGGCGCGAACAAAATAAAACCTTACCAGATGTATTTATTGAGCATTATGCTTATATGTGGCATATAACCCCTTTAAACTATATCCCGGTGAAGAATAAACTGATGTCAATTATGGTAAGTGAAAAACAGTTTGCACCCGGACATAAGTATCGCCATGCTTTAATTCAAAATATTCTACACGCCGGATTTCCTATTGATATCTATGGAAGAGGGGCGCAACTCTATTACGGTCCTGTTTCTAATAGAAATAATGATAGACGCTTAAAAGGGAAATTTACAGACATAGAACCTTATGAAAATTATACCTTCCATATTTGTATTGAAAATTTCCAAACGAACGCCTATTTCAGCGAGAAAATCACCAATACACTATTATGCGGGGCGACGCCGATCTATTGGGGCTGCAGGAAAATATTGGATTATTTCCCGGCGAATGTTATCATGCTAAGCGGCGACATTGTTAAAGACATGACTTTACTAAGAGATATTATACTTAATCCGGTAAAATATACGGCCTGTATTGATGTAGCGAATATTAAAGAGAAGTTGAACCTATTATCAACCTTTCATAAAGGTTGGTTGTAATTTGGCGCAACCTTTCATAAAGGTTGTTTCTAAAGGTTGGTTATAAACTTCATTCGATTCATTTTTTTAATTAGATTAGCGTAAATTGGATATAAGGAAAGGTGTTCTTTAGTTAGAGGTTTATTGCTAGTTCTCTCTACCGGATAAATATCCTTATTACATCGAATATTTAATACTCTATTGAGTTCTTCTATATTATTGAATAAATATTCGTACTTGACACAATATATTTTATAATTACGTTTCGTAGTTCTATTTGTGTAATTATCGAAGAAGTTTTCAATACCATACAGATCTTGTTGACTCTCAATAACTTGCTTCAATGTTATTGTTGGGTTGCATTGAATATGCTGTAAATGTTCTTTTTGTCCAAAACGGGATTGAATAGCTTTGATGGGGTCACGATAAATAAAAATGACATAATAATTCTGTAAATCTTCTTTGGCAATAGGTCTATTGCTAAACCATTCGTCATACTGTGAATAGAGACCAATATGTGTTAAATTTATGGGCGGATTACGTGAATGGACATGTTTGACTTTACCAAAATAGCCTAAATACTCACATAAGGCTTTCGATCCACAACCACCGTAACTACAAACATAAAAAACTTTATCTTTGTCGCCTCTGATTTTTTCAATAGTTGTATGGCGCATATTATCTATTAATCTATTGGTCATTTATATACAAGCAACCTTTAAAAACAACCTTTAAACAACCTTTAAACAACCTTTAAAAAAGGTTGCGCCAAAATAACTCCAAAATAACTCCAAAATAACGCCAAAATAACTCCAAAAAACGCCAAATTACAAGTGTTTTTACACCTTTGGACATTTCAATCGCCTACATTTTTATATTTTATTCATAAATTTTCCCATTTCCCATCAATATATGCGAATCCAGTTCTTTTTAGTTGTGTGTCATCCATACCAAATTTAAAAATCTCTCTTCTTTTATCGTCATCTATAAAAAAATATTGTGTATCTTGGTCCATATGTTCTGGTATATCATATATTTCCATGAAATGTAATTGGTATGATGGAGATAGAGGATTGTTTATCATTTTCTGTTTTCGTATTTCGGTTAGTTTCTTTGCATGTCTTGGTGATAGAGGGTTGTATACATATTTTGAACTATCGGTTGGACTTGATGATTTACTTATTTTTAAAGGAGGTGGTCGGTTTTTACGCGTTAGTCCCTTAGAAGCCCATTTTAATTGCGCTGGCGTAGGAGCACCCCCTTTACGTTTTCTTGTACGCATTTTTTTACGACGACTCATTTGTACCATTTATATTATATAAATAAATAATCGGCGTTTTAAATGTGCGAAGGTGTAATATGATTTGGCACAACCTTTTATAAAGGTTGTTTAAAGGTTGTTTATTTTATGCCAACTTGCTAAAAACATATCTTTTGTATTATTTTCTTTATTTTTAGGCCCAAACCATCTATCCGGGTAACAAACAATTTTTCCTGGATTTGTGTTAAAATAAGCCGCCCACCAACTATAAGAACTATTGGCTATTATATTGTGTTGACACGTGCTCATTAATAAGAGTTGTTCCCAATCGCTTATTCTGAAATCAATTATGTCAAAAGTAATGAAGGTAAATGTGTTTTTAAATTTCTCAATCATTGGTAAAATCTCAGGTAAATCATTTTTTTCACAAAAGATGAGGGCATGTGAAGCAGGAACACGTTCAACTATATACTTCAGTGCATGTTCATAATAATTATAAGTTAACAATGTATGAAAATCTTGTAAGGATTTATAGTCTCCTCTTCGAAAATGTATACTAATTGTGTTGTTATATATATATTTTTTACTTACTTGTATTTTTTGTTCTTCCAAACGGATTAATTTCATAATACTTAAAGCATGTTCTTCGAAATATTTATAACTTTGGAAATACCCACATAATAATATATTATCTGCCTGAATATTGGGTAGTGCATTATAGGAAAAATTCTGCTCGGTAAGTTTAAAAAAATCTTTATGTTTTATTATACTGGTAAATTTATCTATCGGTGATGTCTTATCATAATCAATGTATTTAGTAAACTTGGCTAATGGGGATAAAAACGTGTACCAATAGGTTGATCTCTTGGTATCTAATTGTATTTGATTCGTAAATGTAAAGGCTTTTTTGTACTTTAAAGAGTAGGAAATGGTGGTAAAAATTTGAAAGAGTTGATTGCCTAATCCACCTTGTAAGTAGCAAGTCAACATATATTATATTTATGTATTATTATATTTATGTATTTATGTATTTATGTATTAATATATAAATATTTTATACATTAATACAATAAGAATGCCATCATGGACTACAAATAGCGATGCTTGTAGTAATGTAATTAATGGGGCTAGTGGACAAGTCGGTCCTCAAGGACCGACAGGTGCTACTGGTCGGACTGGCTCAACTGGTCCTACGGGTCCAACAGGTCCTACGGGTGCAAAAGGTCCTACTGGCTCGACAGGTCCTACGGGTGCAAAAGGCGATACAGGTCCTACTGGTGCAACAGGTCCTACTGGTCCGAAAGGCGATACAGGTCCTAAAGGCGATACAGGTGCAAAAGGCGACACGGGTCCTACGGGTGCAACAGGTCCTACTGGTCCGAAAGGTGACACGGGTGCAACAGGTCCGAAAGGTGACACGGGTGCTACTGGTCCTACGGGTGCCAAAGGTGACACAGGCTCTACTGGTGCTACTGGTGTGAAAGGTGACACAGGCTCTACTGGTCCTACTGGTGCTACTGGTCCAAAAGGTGACACAGGTGCAAAAGGTGACACAGGTGCAAAAGGTGACACAGGTGCTACAGGTCTTAAAGGTGACACAGGTCCTACAGGTCCTACAGGTCTTAAAGGTGATACAGGTCCAAAAGGTGACACGGGTGCTACAGGTCTTAAAGGTGACACAGGTCCTACAGGTCTTAAAGGTGATACAGGTCCAAAAGGTGACACAGGTCCTACGGGTGCAACAGGTCCTACGGGTGCAACAGGTGCTACAGGTGCAAAAGGCGACACCGGCTCGACAGGTCCTACGGGTCCGAAAGGTGACACGGGTGCAAAAGGTGACACGGGTCCAAAAGGCGACATTGGCTCGACAGGTCCTAAAGGTGACACTGGCTCAACGGGCACCAAAGGCGACACAGGTCCGACGGGTATTTTTTCTTTTTCAGGTGCACCCGGCGAAGTTCTTTATTACGATGGCACACAAGTGACCGGTAGCACGGCTTTTACATATATTAATAACCAAGTAAAATGTGATCAGCGTGTTATATTTTCAACAGATAATATTGCAATCGGAAATTTCTCAGGCTTAAATGGTACTATTGGCACGGTTGCTATTGGTACTCATGCTGGAGATGGAAATCAATTCGCGAATGCGATTGCCATTGGTTATTACGCAGGTAATGGTAACCAAGCTGCTAATGCGATTGCAATTGGAACTGAAGCTGGAAATGGAAATCAAGCTGCTAATTCTATTGCTATTGGACAAAGATCAGATTACGGTGATCAAAAAGCTAATACAATTATTATAAACGCTCAAACTAATACTATATTAAACAGTATATTTTCTAATTCGTGTTATATAGCGCCTATTAGAGATGCAACAGGACCCTCTTCATTATATTATGATATTGGTAGTAAAGAAATAACTTATGGACCTTTACAAGGAGGTCCGACAGGACCCAAAGGTGATACAGGCTTATTTGGATTTACTGGACCGACAGGTGCCATTCTTTTTTATGACGGTTCGCAAGTAACCGGAAGCACGGCATTTACCTATACGCCTCTGTTTACGGCAGGAACTACGGGCCCGGGCTATATTAAGGCCGCAGTGACTGACATAGGCGTAACTGGCTTCAGCGGGACTAGTTTCACCACCGATTTAAGACCCGGACAAGATTTAATCTTTAATATTCCTGGTAATCCACTAACAGAATATAAAAGTGTGGGTATTATACAAAATATCGTTTCAAACAATTATTTAACCTTATATACCAGTTCAACGAAAACGATTGATACGAGTACATCGGGATCCAACTATTATAAATCAGTGAATGTTGTTAATATTGACGGGGATTTTCTACCGCAAGTAAGTAATAAGTATGCCTTGGGTAATTATCAATTTCTCTGGAATGAATTAAATGTCGGACCCGGGACGATTAATATTACTGGTAATGCGGGTGTTACACAGTTAGGGGTTAATGATACTGGTATTGCTTATTTTGATACAGGTTTGGCTGTAAATTTTATTGATATTGGACCCGTTCAAGCTGTATTGGGATCAGTCGGGGGGTGGCATTTAGGTCCGACGGGTGTGCAAGGGACAACAGGGTATGATTTAATTGCTCAGGAGAATATTCCTGGGGGAACGGGGCAAACTGGTCCGATATATTCTTTGATTAAAAGAGTCGGTCCGACTGGTGCTACGGGTCCTACGGGGTTACAAGGATTTACAGGTTTAAAAGGTGACACGGGATTACAAGGTAATACTGGTCCTACTGGCATACAAGGATTACAAGGCATACAAGGATTTACTGGTCCTACGGGCATACAAGGTAATACTGGTCCTACGGGTATACAAGGTCCTACAGGTTTACAAGGTCCTACAGGTTTACAAGGCAATACAGGTTCAACTGGTCCTACGGGTTCCGTAGGCGTGACGGGACCTAAAGGTGACACTGGAACTTCATTGATACCTACTGGTTATACCGGGTCAGGCACATTAAGTATTACCTTGACCACAGGCCCAACCGGTACTTTATTAAGCACAAATACAATTACTACAACTCAAACATGTTATTTGTGGGGATTAACAAGTGCAACATTTATAGATAGTAATAATAATGATCATATTATTTCACTCTATATGACAATTGGTGGTACTACATCAAGTATAACAAAATCATCTATTAGTAATAGATTAGCTCCAACAATACCCGATTATACATCTATTTCCTTGAATCAACGGACAAATACATCATTAGCTGCCGGTCAATATACCGTTAATGTTTATGCTTTTGTCGATGCAGGAACAGATGTAAAATGTGAGCATATAGATACTTTTGTCATGGGAAATATTGCTAATACCCCGTAAATTGATAAAAAAAGTAATAATGTTATTAATATTTATTGTTACTTTTGTTGTGTTTTTGCTGACTTTTTCTTAAAAAGTGGGTTTATATTTATCCAATAGCACCTGCGGTATCAATTGCGCCTTCATCGACTCCAATTTCTTATGACATTTATTAATGGTCACCTCACTAATTTCACTCACCATATTCACGCTTTTCTTTGTAACGTTTAAATTGAACTCCTGCGACACGAAATAGACTATACCGGCGGCGATCGAATGCGGGGTATTTTCCGGAATGAGGTTATTCTTCTCGATCCGCATGGCAATAAATTTACACACTTTCGTCAATTCCATATTAATATTTAATTTACTGCAATACCGTTCAATAAAGGACGTAGGGGTGGTATTACAGAGGGACGTTTTTTCCTCGGAATCCATTTCTTGTTCGAGTTCATTGATAATCGCCATCGCGTTTTTACAGCCTTTCGTCGCGCTCGTGTTATCGAGGTGAAAGATCGTGGCGATTTCTTTTGCCGTGCGTGGGCAATTATTCAGCCTAGCCGAAATATAAATGGTCGCCGCAATAATCCCTTCCCGATTGAGCCCCCGAAAAGATTTGGCTTCGGATAATTTTTGATGATACCGCATCGCATCATCAATAATACATTTGGAAATCCCGGCTTGGTTTGCCAAAAGCATAATCCGTTGGGATTCGTCGTGTTGGGATTTCTCTTTATAAGGCATCGAGTGCCATTCATTGTACCGGCGAATCTTCCGCATTTCGTAACTGGACTTTGGTGGGCAGATGACTTTACAGCCGATGGAGGATTCTTTGAGGAGGGGATTGGTCGGCATCCCACAGCGCGTGGGATCGCCACTCTGGTTGTCATCGGCCCCGTAGAACCGCCATTCGGCGCCTTGGTCAATAATATCCGTATAAATGATTCCGCAGGTTTTATTAGTACAGGCGAGAAAGCCTTCATCGGTGACGAAGAGTGCATTAGTACAACATTCGCATTTTTCCCGTTCGCCGGATAAGCGGAAGACACATTCTATCACAGGCTCTTTCTTCAGGTCATCACAGGCAATTTCCTCGGCAAAGGTGTTCCATATTAATTTTTTGATTGTTTTTTCATTCTTATTCTTCTTGGTTGCATTTGTGGGAGCCGGTTTTAGGAGAACTTGTTTTTTAATAGACATCTTGTTATACTAAAATAATATAGAGAGATGTTATTAAATCAATTTTTTAAACAACCCACAACCTTTTCTAAAGGTTGTTATATATAGTAAGAATGGGCAATGTGCAAAATACCGATGGGAGTAAAAAATCCTTAGCAAAGATTATTGATTTTGTCGCCACCAATTACATTTTAACCCAGAATTTCCAAGACATGAAGAAACTATCGGACATGAAATACTGTAACAATTTAGTTATTCTCACTTCCAAAGTGATCGAAAATAAATTGAGTGATATTGAGATAGAATTTTTAGCGCAACGGTTAAAGCAAGGTAGCGAAGTAAATGAAATGGCTAAAGAAAATTTGAAATTTATGAATAAAACGGATTTACCCAATTTAGATGTGAAGAATCAAACACAAAAACGGCGGATGTGTATTGGTATTGCGAAATTCTATGTAAAGATTGCGCATATTTATGCTGCGATTGTAACTACGATAAAGCCTAACTATACGTATACCGAACCAAAACCTGTCGCGGTGCAGCAGCAGCAAAAGCCAGTTGTTGAGCAGGGGCAAATGAAGGAGAAGGAGCAGGAGCAAATACAGGAGCAAATGCAGGAAAAAATCAACACCCCCTTATCCGAGCAAATTAACAAAGTCGTAAGTTTAGAAGAAAAAGAAACCATTCCTGTTGACGCGAAAGTCGCCGTGAAAATCAACAATTTATGCAGTCAACGCTTAAACGCCTTACTTAATAATCAAGACCTGTCGAAAGAAAGTATAGTGGTAAAACCGAACTTTTGTAAAATGAATTTAGACATTGCCACGAATAAAACACGCAATCTCGCCAGTGAACCCGGTATTCCGGAGCTCAGTAAATTATACTATGATAAATACGATTTTGACCAAGGGGGTTTTATCGGTATGACCGATGCCATGAAACAGGTCTATTTAGCGGATGTCAAGAAATTCTATAAAATATTTACCGGGGAAGATTCGGTGCCATCGGAGATTCAAACCTTTAGCGATATACCTTTACGCTCCTATCAGAACATGAGCGGGTGTAAACCCGGGGGGTCTTATTTAGCGGAATACAAAGGCAATGTGAAAGACCGATTATTTAAGACCTACGCCGACCATGTGAAACAAATGATGACCCATACAGAGGATAATCAAAATAAACTTTTAGATCAGATAGATAAGTTATTTGTATTTAATGTGAACCCGATCACCAAAGAGAGAGAAGTAACGATTAAACCGGACTTGACGGAAGTGGAACTGCAGAAAATTGTAGAAGAGACACGAAATATCATTATTGATTTGTATATTACGTGTGAAACGGATTTTTTAACGGGTTTAGAGATATTTGAGGCGATTGTCGAGAAACAAATCATGGACACGTCGCAAGTACAAATGGGGAATTTACAGAAAATCATTGATAATAAACTCGCCAATAGTGATTTGAGTGAAATGAAAAAGAATGATATTAAAAAAGAAGTTGTACCTGTTAAAGAAGTTGTACCTGTTAAAGAAGTTGTACCTGTTAAAGAAGTTGTACCTGTTAAAGAAGTTGTACCTGTTAAAGACGTTGTACCTGTTAAAGAAGTTGTACCAGAGGCTAAGACCGGGACTACTAATTTTTTTGATAAAATAGTTACGCCTATTGAGAATTTTGTTGCGCCAATAAAAGAAACCTTTACTGGTGATAAACCTATACTTGATAAACCTATACTTGATAAACCTATACTTGATAAACCTATACTTGATAAACCCATCATAGTTTTTCCAACTGAAAAAAAGGAACCAGTTGAAACTAGTGCCCCGCTCGTGCCTATCATCAAATCTTAATAATAAATTATTATTTAATTTATTATATTTATAATTTTTTATCAATAAGGATTTCCTTGGCTATCCGCCGGATGATTTTATCTTCACTATCCGCGATTTCCCCATTCCCACCGGTCGACTGCTTAATCAATTTCATATACTTATCATTGAGACGCGATTCGCCGTCCATGCTTTCCGGATACGTACTACTCCACAACCCCATCAATTTCATATTATTGAAAGACACGGTTTTGATAGCATAACGGAGTTTTGGATTATTCTTCTCTTCTTTTTCCCATTTGTCATCATCTTTGACATAAATTATTTCTCTTTTGGCATCACTACAATGAATTGGTCGTTTATAAATATCCATACTATTCAATCGATCTAACATTATTTTTGTTATACCTTCGACATAACCGAGTTCACCGACACTTTCAAAATCCGACAGTTGTAATTCAAAAGAATTGGCAAAGTCGCTAATATTCATCGCATCCTTGCATTGTTCGTTCAAGAAGAATTGCAGATTAAATGTTTTATTATGGCTATTATTATGACTATTTATTGTATTATTGCTATTTTTACATACGTCTAACACCTGCTTTTGCAAGTCACAATTTTGTTTTTGTATTTCACAATTTTGTTTCTGTAATTCATTATTACTTTTCACCATTTCAAATACCAAATTAGTTAGCGTTTTAAATTCACTCGATGAACTATCAAGAATTTGATTAGAGATAGTTATGTTTTCTTCTTCTTCTAAAATGCAAGTTTTCTTGTGTTTCCATAAACCTACATAAGATTTATATTCTTTAGAACACATACTACAGATATGATTTGGTGTAATTTCGATTAACAAATTATTAGCATTTATTAACTTGGTATGTTTAGCAGTGCCTAAATGTCTCGTCCAATCTGGTTTTCGCTCACAACTGAATTGACATGTTTCACATGAATACAAAATGTGCTTTTTTGTGCTTGTTCCCATTAACTTGTTTATGTAATTAGTTAATATATAAAACACCTAAATCTTTTTAATTGTAAATATTATAAGATTGAAAATTTTATCGTAACAAATATTTTCACCTTTTTATAAAAAAACAGACCATCTTCTAGGAAAACGTGTTTTTTCAGAATTTCTGGACTGAGGACAGCCCCTTTTGAAAAAAGGACATTTTAAAAATGTCCAAAATGAAAAAAGAATCACCAAACCTGGAAAAATTTCTGAGACTAGTTTTTTTTATATAATAATTTAAAAGATTTAAAAGAAAAATTGAAAATAATATAAAATACTTTATATATTATAAAGTATTCAACATGAGTAATATTGTTTATCCAAGACGGTTAGTAATGATTCAAATGGGTGACGATTGCATGTTTTGTGAACATCCCAAAGGGGTAACCATGTCACGATACGTAGATTTGCACAGTAAATTGGGATATATTTATTGTGATTCCTGTTCGGCTACCGCCGCCGAAGCTGTGAAAAATTGGCATGAAAAAATTGCCTATGGAAAAGCAAATTATTTGAAAGACAAGATTATCCAAGTGAAACGTACGTCGGGTGACATCGAAACAGGCTGGAATATAGATAGCCCCGTTACTAGCTATGATGGGGAAAATAATGAAACAATTCATTGCTACAATGCCTCGTTGGATATTGGTAAATGGTGTTTATTAGAGGATATATTACAATTAAATCCTGAATGAATGAATATATTACAATTTTTATTAGAAAAATGTAATAAAATGATCTCCCCGTCTGGAATTGAACCAGAGACCAGCGGTTGATTGTATAACTTCTACAGACCGACGCTCTACCAACTGAGCTACAGGAAGATTTTTGAAGCAAACACTGTTTACTTATATATTGATTAGAATAATTCTTTAAATACTTTTATTTTTAACAAGATTTAATGTGGAAAAATTGAAAGGCTTTTTTATTCAGTTAAAATATTATATAAAATGTGCGATAATGAGAATGAATTTTATTATACAAAAGAACATGTCTCTTTGAAAGAATACAAAATACACGCTTATGTATACGATTTGGGTATTGTAAACATCCCGAAAATAATAAGCTATGATAAAAAAACTAAGCAAATGATAATGGTAAACATCGGAAAAATGAATGTATCGGATTATTACGGTGAATTATCGGAACATATTAGCGATGAATTATTTGCGAAAATAAGGGCAATTATACAAACGCTTTACGACCATAATATTTTATATATTGATGTGACGGGTTATAATTTCATTGAAGCTGGTGATAAAGTATGGATTATCGATTTTGAACACGCAAAATATAATGCCAAGCGGAAAAATTCTTATGTAGAACGGTTTTTAAAGGGCGCAAATGAATGGAATGCGGATTTTGCTTGATTCTGTTTACAAAACTAAATCGGTGATGACCATCTTATGATCACTTAGCCATTTATCGCCCGTATCGTATGTTTCGGAAGCGGCCACTTTTAGCCCCCGAGTGTAAATAATATCGACCCGTTGGACCGGTTCTTTCTTATAAAAGCCCCCCGCCGGCCACGTATAACCGTCCTCATCATTCTTGTAACGATACGTATCAATAAATCCGTGTTTTTCAAACTCTTTGGAGACCGGTACTTTAATTTTCTCTAAATCCAGATGGGAGGGCTCATTAAAATCCCCGGCAATAATAGCCCGATCGGTTTTCCTGATTTTCGCCATTTCTTCTTTTATACGGGGCATACGCCTTTTCACGCACATCTTCAGTAATTTATCTAAACTATAACTTAGAGGCACTGTTTCACTCGATTTATATACCATATTGTTCATATGATGCGGTAAAGAGGGGACATCGTCTAAATGAATGCCCCCGATATAAATAGGTTTGATACCGGATTTCAGTTTGACGTGATTGTTATCAATAATGGTTAATTTGTAGGGATTGATTAAGACACAGGTATTTTCCACGTTATTAATATGCAATAATTTCATACATAATTCCCCCGCCAGTTTTTCTAAATTATAACTATTTATCTCCTGTAGGAAGAGGATATCACCTTTCACTTTATTAAAAATAGTAATCCATTTATTGATAAGTGTAGTTTTTTTAGTCGTATTTTCGTTACAGAGATTCATGGTTATCACACGCAAATGATGCTTCATACAATATACTTTTATAAAAATACTTTTTTGAAAGTATATTTTGCGATACTTTTTTGAAAGTATATTTTGCGATACTTTTTTGAAAGTATATTTTGCGATACTTTTCTTAAAAGTATATTTTGCGATACTTTTCTTAAAAGTATATTTAAGAAAAGTATATTATATAAATGAATACAATATTATATTTAAGAGAACAAAAATATGATATTGCCACTTTAACTGCGAATGTCGATCACATCGATATGAAAACATGTGTGAATACGCAAATTCTCACGGCCGAATTCTGTGTAAAGTATGTGTTAAATGAAGAGTATATGTCCTGCATCGAAGACACCTATTGTATAGATATCGGGTATGTTTTGCGAAGACAACCGCATTTAACGCGCGAAGAAATTTGGAGCGAATATGAAAAAATCAATGACGGCGAAGGATACGCACATGGAATATGATCTAATTCTTCTTTGTTTTTTTCTTATTAAGCTTCTTATTCTTCTTTCTAAGCGTCTGCTTCTTTCTAAGCGTCTGCTTCTTTCTAAGCGTCTGCTTCTTTTTATTTAAAGTCTTCTTCTTTTTATTTAAAGTCTTCTTCTTTTTATTTATTTTTCTTCTTCCCCCGCTCATAAAAGTTATTTTTTCTTCTACTTCTCTTCGTATTTCTGGATCTTGTAGCAGAGAGAGATATTGCTGTTTTTTCGCTTCTCTGATATCTGGTGTTTTTCCAATAAAATCAATATAACCTTCTAAAGTTGGACTATCCATAGCAGGAACTGAATCAAAATATTGTTTGAAGAGCGAATTCATAATCGCATTTTTTAAGTTTTGTAGTTTTTGTTCAGCCGTTTCATCTTCTATTTCAGGTATATAAAAATGGATAATCGCCGCTCTAAGCGTTAAGAAAAATTTTTCTAAATTCCCATTAATGCAACTTGCAATAAAACCCAGTGGCATTCGTCGTGTGGGATCAAAAGTCGCCATTTTTTGTCCATAACCTTCAATAAATTCTTGAACATACTGTTGTGCCCATAATACTTGCACTTGTATAGGCAATAATTTTACAAACATCATTAGCAACAATATTTGTTCCGGATATGTACTATAATATCTATAATCAAAACGTGGGTGTTTCATGAGGCCTTCTTCATGATGAAAAACAGTGTGTTTTACCATTTCCCGGCGTTTTTGTAAATCAGTAAAGACACGGGTCATGGAATACTCTGATTCCAAATCTTCGTCGGAATTATGTTTACCCAAGAGATTAAATATAAAATTATATAAGTTAATACTAAATTGTTCTAATTGTGCTTTAGTATTTCTTTCAATACCAGCTATTACGCGGGTGTGTTCAGGCAAGTAATTCTCTCCAACAATTTTTAGAAAAACATCCATTAAATGTGATATTTCTAAACCCCTTGATAATTCATGGACAATCATACACTCATCGACAACTTTATAGACCGTGGCTTCCTCCGGCGCTTGTAAAGGCACAGCCGTACATCTAAATTTAGCACCAACGATCGGGTTCGTGACTAAACCAACTTGTTGCCACACTTCTCTCGAGGTCTTACCGAGCGAAACTACGCCATACACATAACCAATTTGCACGGTACTTAGGGGTACACTCGTAAGCGGTGTTAACATCTTTACCATATCTTCGTAGGTATAAGTAGAACCGTTAATATGTGAGGTTTTGTCGATTATTATGGGAGGCAATACTTCTGCTGTTTCCATTGGCACAGGTTGGGCTTGTTGCGCCTCAGCTTTTACAACTAATTCCTCTGCATATGGGTCTGCTTGAGCTACCCCCTCGTCTTCATCTATTTCCGTAGCTCTGTCATCGAGTTCTATGTCTATAAAATCATCCAAAAAATCCGCACCCACCATTGGCTCATCGTGAACGGTAATTTGCCAATCGGTAAAGGCAAATTTAGTACCCACTAAAATACAACCAGTAAAGTTTGTTTCTGCAGTTAATGTAGCCATACGCAAATCGGCCCCGGATAGATCCGCGCCGGTAAAGTTGGTCCTGGATAAATCGGCATATCTTAGATTTGCTCCCACTAAAATACTTTGTGTTAAACTCGCATCAATTAAATCCGCGTATCTTAAATCGGCACGAGTAAAGTTTGACTCATCTAAGGAAGTCGAGGTGAAATTGGCGGTCATAAGTTTTGCATCCGTAAATTGTGCTGACCGTAATTGACACATAAAGAAGTTACCACCTACGTAGGCGGTATTTTGTAAGAACACATTATCTAAATCTACCTCAATTAGTTGTTCTCCGTTATCTTTAAAATCATTAAATTCATCGTCTAAATATGAATCGGTTAAACCCTCATACATTCCATTCCTGACTTCAAATGTTCTAAATGACAGTTGTGCTTCTATTTCTATTTCTGCATCTCTAACAGCAGCCATGTCGATAAACGCATCGCGTAAAGGGACAAAATATATAGCAGTAAGCGAATCCATTGGTTCCGTGTCTAACGTGGTAATTGTAAAAAAATTCGTACTATTACCGTCCCAGTTGATTAAACGTCGAATGTCTCTCCCGGGAAAATATTCGGGTGTGGATAAAAACCTAATAATTTCCTGATTAATCGCATCTTGATCAGGCATGTCATTTAAAAACAGATTCTGACTGGCACCATCCTCAACAAAAGTACATACAGGTTTTATTAAGATTTTCATTGGGTTCTTATATACAACCTTTAAAAAAGGTTCAAACAAATTAACCAAATTTTATTTATTACTACGTGTTTTTTTCTTTAATATTTTTTTATGTTTAGTCTTCTTAATATTCTTTTTCCTTATGTGTCGTTTCTTTGTTATATTTTTTCTCTTTGTTATATTTTTCTTCTTTGTTATATTTTTCTTCTTTGTTATATTTTTTCTCTTTATTATGTATTGTTTCCTCCTTCCGCCAGTGCTAATAAGTTCCAGTCGATATATTTCAAAGGTATCTAAAGGATCACAATGAACTCCGCTTACGACATCAGTATCAGATATAGTGAGGGATTTGGCTATAAGACGTTTTTGCACACCCGTAGCTACTAACCGAAAACGTCTCGGCTCCGGAACAGGCCCTTCATACATCCAGTCCTGTTTCTCTACAAAAATATTGGTTGTCGGCGATATTTTTACATATGCTTTTTCTGTATAATAATCTGCCGGAGTGAAACTTAAGGGCGTAAATCCGTTTATTGCTGTTGTTTTTATATTCTCTGCACTACATTCATAATATATTTCATACTCTCCATTGTCATAAAACATTTTTTTTAAATTGGTCAACGATTCGCAGGTTACATTACCACCATATTCAACGACAAAATTGTCGGGGTGTTTTTCCAAATATTTTTGAATATTTATATCATAATAACCATACGCATAAAAACATGTGTCTTTATCGTCCTCGTCCGCTTCTTCATATTCATCAGCTTCTGCGTCAGCCAGGGCCAATTTAGAACGCATCAACGCCTCTTCTTCGGGCGAACGTTCAAGCATTTCAAATAACGCACCCACCATCGGCTCATCGTGAATCGTAATTTGCCAATTCGTTTTTGCAAATTTAGTACCTGTCAGCTTACAACCGGTAAAGTTTGTTCCTGCGTTAAAGGTAGCCATACGTAAATCGGCCCCCGATAAATCTGCACCGGTAAAATCGGCACCCGATAGATCAGCATGTTTTAAATTTGCCCCCACTAAACTGGTTTTTATCGGTGCTTGTCCCTCAATAGTTAATACTGTTAAATCCGCATTTATAAAATCCGCATATCTCAAGTCCGACCTATCAAAATTTGCCCCACTTAATATCGTATCACTAAAATTGGTAGCAACGAATTGTGCATCGCTACATTGCGCATTTATTAGCGAGGTTTCAAAAAAGTTAGAACCGGAATAATTGGTAAAACTTAAAAACAAATTATCTAATGTTAATTCATTTAACTGATAACCATTATCTTTCATATCATTGCGATAGTCATCATCGGATATCTCCGAATCAGTAATATCAATTTTATCGTCAAGGGTAAAAAAATTTATAACAGTTGGTATAATTTTATTATTAATCGTAGTTGTAGTATTGAAGACATCTTGTAAATTGCTAAAATATATATTCTTAATATCCTCTATTGATTCGGTTGGTAAGGTGAAAATTACATAAAAATTAGTGTCACCTAATCTATAAACGTTGCGCCCGGGAAATAATTCATCAGAAGCAAACATTTGAAGGAGTCTTGTATTTATATTTTGTTGTTCCTTTGGTGGCCTATCATTTATAAAAAATTGTTCAATATTTCCATCTCTGTTTAATTCAAACAATGGTAATACTAAGATTTTCATTGGTTCCTTATATAAACAACCTTTAAAAAAGGTTGCGCCAAAATACAACCTTTAAAAAAGGTTGCGCCAAAATACAACCTTTAAAAAAGGTTGCGCCAAAATACAACCTTTAAAAAAGGTTGCGCCAAAAACTACCTTTTTGGAAAAGGTTGTATTTTTAAAGGTTGTTTTTTTGCCCTACCTTTTCCCAAAAGGTTGTTTTTTTGCCCTACCTTTTCCCAAAAGGTAGTTTTTTGGCCCTACCTTTTCCCAAAAGGTAGTTTTTTGGCCCTACCTTTTCCCAAAAGGTAGTGTTTTATCCTCTATTTTCCGTAAAAGACTTTCATTATAGATTAAACCACTCGGTTTATAGGAATCAATCGCCTTATATTCCTTCGAATTCTTGTTTTCAATGGCTAAGTTACCGCCCTTATTAAACATCAAATCATTCATATCCTCCGAGCTATTTTTATCTTCAGTCTTTTCAACTCTATTCCCATATCCGTCAATAACTACACCCGTTTTTTTCTTTATCTCTGCTCTGACATAACTCGGCACCCAATTTTTCCAGGAAATAAACAACAAATTCGGGTGCGTATAATGAACAACAAATCCATTGTCTTTTAACTTATCAATAATATACGCCGTACAAGCGCCATGGTCATACTTCGGCACCCCAATAATCATCTCTGGTATGGTGTACCAACAGTGTTGGTCGTTAATATGTTGACGAGATAAGACTTTAATCTTATTGTGAATACGGCTTAAGATTTTATTATAAGTAGAGAGCGTATTCAAATCGTGTTGTTGCTTTCTCTCGTATAACTCATCTAAATTCAGTTTAATTTGTTCATCATTTATATCGCCTAAGGTAAATATAGTATCCATTATTTACATTAGAATAGAAAAATATATAAAACTATTAAACTTATATATTTTATATTATGGATACAAACGTTAAGTTAAGAGAATATACCATAAAACATCTCGTCTTTAGTGGCGGGGGACCGGCGGGTTTAATAAATTACGGGGCAGTAAAATATTTAGCACAAGAGAAGGTATGGTCATTGGCAAATATTCAAAGCATTTATGGTTGTTCCATTGGCGCCTATATCGGTATTATTGTATCCTTAGGTTATGACTGGGAATGGCTGGACGATTATTTTATCAAACGTCCGTGGGAAAAAGTCTTCTCCTTGAATGCGCAACATTTCATGGACGCTTATGAACAAAAGGGCTTACTAGGCGAGAAAATATTATTAGAATCTTTAAAACCCCTTCTTTGCGCCAAGGATTTAAATGAACATTGTACTTTAAAAGAATTGTATGAATTTAATAACATTGATATTCATATGTATACCACCAATATCAATTCAGAGCGTTTATTAAAAGTCGACTTATCCCATCATACGCATCCAGATTTAACAGTTATAAAAGCCTTATGCATGAGCACTTCTTATCCCCTCGCTTTTAAACCGGTTTGCATTGATGGTGACGAAGATTGTTTTATTGACGGCGGTTTATTAAATAATTTCCCTTTGAATGACTGTCTGGCTCAACCGAATTGTCAACCGGACGATATTCTGGCGTTTAAAAACGTTTGGCTTAGTACGACTCGAGAGAAAATCACGAATGAATCTTCTATTATCGATTATATGTTACACTTAATGAGAAAAATGCAGGGAGAAATATGTACTGAATCTGAACAACGTGAGGTAAAACATATGGTGAAATGTGTGATTAAAGACTTATCTGGATTGAATGAATGGTTGCTGGCGGTGGCTACGGAAAGCGCGCGGGCAAAATTGATCGCTGACGGGGAGGTACAAGGGAAATTATTTTTGCAATAAAATACCCATGTTACATTATTGTTCTGAATCAAAATATATAGCACCTGAATAATCTATCCATTCTTCTAATGTAAAATTAATAAAATCAGCAGGAAGTACATAATTTTTATATTCCATATCAAAGCCATAAAAAGACATTTCATAGTAATGACTTTCGGCATGTTTCATAATATTCAAAAACTCTTCAATTGAATGTATTTCGGATTTGTTTGCTCCAACTCCATCGTAAACAATATATGGCATGTAATATAAATATACTATTCAAATTATATTTATATACTAATTGGTATTGTAGAGGTTGTTTTTGTAACACGGTATCTCATCAATATTCATAATCAGCTTTTCTTTTGTGATTTTTTTCTTGGTAATCTTAAATTTCTCAAAATACGGATTTCTTAAGACATTTATTGGCACACATCTGTGCACTTTGCGTGTAATCATTTTATACAGTTTAAAGTCCGGGTAGCGTTCATCGCCATTCTTCTTATACATAATATTTCGTCCCTTATCATCTTTACACCAATCAATAATAATTTTCAAAATTGGCGAAGTGACCGCGGATTCTTCACTGATATCATCGACGATGCAATCGTAAATCGAGCACCCTAAACGACATAAATCAAAACTGTAATTTGGCTCAACAATGGGTTTCTTCGGATTGAAATAGGGTGGGAAGTTATATTGCGTCGCCGCGTCGCCCTTGGGGTGAAAACTATCGCTACACATGAGTTGATCTTTAAACATATAAATGGCTCTTCCAAAATCTATGATTTTAAATAATTTACCAAAGGTCGGTACTTTATAATAGGTGTTATCAACTTTATAGTAGAGAAATTGTTTTTCGGTATTTGTATACATAATATTATTCGTGTGTAAATCATTATGGGTCAAGCCAAACGTATTTTGATAAGTAATTAAGGACATCAATATTTGTAAGACAATGGAATCCCATTCTTCATCGCGTAAAGGATGGTCTTCATCTTCAATAAGGGAGTTTAAGGTGTCTTCGCAACATTCCAGAGCGATTGTTTGCACTGGAAATTCGTTAATTTTCACAATGACATCTTCACCGTCCAAGGATGAATAATCAGAGCCATTATAAGAGTCCTCATTAGTGCCGTCATCTGAACCGTCATCTGACTCATCATTAGTACCGTCATCATTAGTACCGTCATCATTAGTAGACAGTGTTATTGAAGAATTTGAAGAACGCGACGAACATGACGAAGACGATGTAGAGCGAGACGTTATTTTTTTCTCTTCAGTATGTTCTTTTTTCATAGTCGCATCCACATTTTCATAGATGATATCCGGTTCAATAATATTGCCGGTTTCTAATATATCGACTTTCACAAAAGACATTTGCATATCCTCTAGGTCAGTTATATCGGATAATTGTAATACATCTGATAGTTGCAATTTCTCATCATTATTGGAAACATTAATCTTCTTTTTATAATTGCGAGTATCATTACCAATTAGAGTATTATAGGCTTCATCTACAGTAAAAAGCACGTCTTTATTCTTATGGAAGAAATCAAAATCATTGATATATTCAATGTCATCATAAATATTTACAGGATATTGCTCTTTAATTGAGAGAAATGAACCATAAAAATCAATGCCGTGGATAAATTTATGATCATGGAGTAATTTACTAGTTAAATATGAGAAGAAACTATCAACATAGGCGGCATTATTCACATCTCTTATTTTTTCGTGACACAAATCGGGATTTATAAAGGAAGGCAGGTTTAGTAAAGTCGGATTGGTAATATCATATTTACCGACTAAATATTTAAGCGGATCGAGTAAAGGACTGTATTTAAAGAAAACGGGTTTTTTTGTTTTATTGCCTTCATTGATATCTTTAAGTATGCCATTAGCAATGTTTTCTGATTCTTTATTTTTTATATCATGTAAATAGATCGCATTATTCAGGTTAATCGAATTCCAGTTTACATCAGTTAAGGCAAAAAATGTATTATATAGGGGAACGTAATTTTGTAAATCCCTTAGGCCTAATTCATTTTTCTCTAAAGAAGCAAATAATTTTTCATTATCGTGTTTTTTGTAAGTGAACTCCATTAATTCTGTTTTATATTTATTATATTGAAATTTAAACTCAACCTTTTCCAAAGGTTGAACCAAATCCAACCTACACGAATGTTTTCTAAATATTCAATAAACCAGTTGAAATTTAATATATATTAATCATTTCGATTACTGTGGATTTGGCTCAACCTACTTCGTTTGAACCTTTTCTAAAGGTTGGTTGGTATGCGGAAAAATGTATTCTATTAATATATAAATTTACTCTAAACTAAATGACATTAGAACTTAAAAAATTTGACATGAAACACATTAGCTTTAGGCCAGATGAAAATAAAGGTCCTGTCGTAGTTTTGATTGGGCGACGTGATACCGGTAAGAGTTACCTGGTGCGGGATTTGCTTTTTTATCACCAAGATATCCCCATCGGCACCGTTATCTCCGGGACGGAAGCCGGTAACGGTTTTTACAGTTCCCACGTGCCTAAACTGTTTATTCACGATGAATACAATACGGCGATTATTGAAAACATCTTGAAAAGACAGAAAACCGTCTTAAAGCAAGTGAAAAAAGAAATGGATCAATACAAACGGTCGAATATCGACCCCCGGGCGTTTGTTATTCTCGATGATTGTCTCTACGATGCGACCTGGACCCGCGATAAAATGATGCGTTTACTTTTTATGAATGGGCGCCATTGGAAAGTGATGTTGATTATTACCATGCAGTATCCTTTAGGGATACCGCCGAATTTGCGGACGAATATTGATTACGTGTTTATCCTAAGAGAGCCGTATATTGCCAACAGGAAACGCATCTGGGAGAATTACGCGGGGATGTTTCCGACATTCGAATCGTTTGCCCAAGTCATGGACCAGTGTACAGAGAATTTTGAATGCTTAGTGATCAATAACAATGCGAAATCGAATAAACTTCACGATCAAGTCTTTTGGTATAAAGCTGAACACCACGCGGATTTTAAATTGGGCTCAAAAGAATTCTGGGAGTTGTCGAAAGATTTTAACTCGGATGATGAGGAGGATACCTATGACCCGAATAGCGTGAAAAAACGGGGACAAGGACCGAAAATAAGCGTAAAGAAATCGAAGTGGTAAAAGAGCTACTCCGTTTGACCTTTTTTAAGGAAAATGTTAGAGTAAAATATTTAATAATAAAACAGAATATTACGTCTGTGTTATTATAAAGTGTATATATATATATATATATATATATATATATATATATATTGTCATACTTTTTTAAAAGTATATATATATGGGATCCCAAACATTTAATTATATTCCTCCTGGTGTAGTAGATACTTCATTTATTGCGTTACCTGGATATGATTATACGTTTACGGTAACGGGAGCAGGAGGCGGAGGCGGTAGACTTGATGGAGGAAATGGAGGGAATGGAGCTATCGTAAAAGCAGTCTATTCTGGTTTAACGGAACCTGTACATTTGACTATCATTATTGGTCAAGGAGGTGTATGCGATAATACTCAAGGTGGTGGAGGAGGATTAACACAAGTATTTAATACTTATCCGATTAATACAGCACTGTTAGTAAATATTGTTGCAGGTGGAGGAGGAGGTGGTGCTTATAATAATAATGGTTTAAATGGTGGTATACCTACTGGACCAAGTGCGAGTGGTATAAATGGCGGAAATGGTGGAAATAATATAGGTGGTACTGCAGGATATCAACCTATAAGTCCGAGTCAGGGGGGAGACGGTGGATCTGGTAATCAAAACCCTATTGCTAAAGGTAATGACCCTGTTAATTCAGGAGCAGGGGGAGGAGGTTCTGCGCTTATAAATGGTCAACCAACAGTTGGTGGTGGCTCTAGTTTCGGTGAGCCTAGCTTTAACGGTGGTGGAGGAAATGGTGATGGAGGGGGTGGAGGCGGAGGATATGGTGGTGGAGGGGGTGGCTGTTTCAATGCGACAGTTGGAAATGGTGGGGTTGGTGGAGGAGGAGGTTCTATTGCGCAGGGGTCATTTTTAAAATCAGTCAATTACAATAATTCTATTGTAAACACATTCCCAGGAGGTGGAAGTCTAGGAGGTGGAGGTGGTTTATCGAGAACAGGATCCCCAGGTCAAGTCATCATCACATGGACAGTTACACCACCCGCTTCTAATATTTGCTTCCCTGCTGGAACGCCCATTCAGACCGACCAAGGTATTTTTCCAATCGAGCAACTTGATAAAACCATTCATACTATTCAACAGCAACCCATTTTACATATTACCAAAACGGTCACTTTAGATAAATACCTTATTTGTTTTGAGAAAAACAGTTTATCTAGAAATATTCCGTCAAGAAGAACGATTATGAGTAAATATCATAAAATCGATGTTAAAGGACAAATGGTTCCAGCTGAACGTTTGTTGAACTATTCGAGAGAAGTGAAGAAAGTGCAGTATAACGGCGAAGTTCTCTATAATGTCCTATTAGCAGATTATAGTTTAATGAATGTGAATGGTCTAATGTGTGAAACACTGCATCCGGATAACGTAATAGCAAAACTTTATACTCAGTATACACCAGAAGAGAGAAATGATATTGTTCTTTTAATGAATGAGGCATTAGAAAAAAAAGATATAATAAAATATAAAAGTGTTTTTTCTTTGATAGGTTAGAATTATTCCTGTTCTTGCTCCTGCAACTGCGCATTAAATACATTTCTTCCCTGGATAATATTCTCCACGAATATTTTCAATTCATTAGCACACATCATATATTCCATGTGTTGTTGTGCCGCATCATCTTCAGATATTTCGGTTATTTTATTTATGATTACACGGTGTAAATTGTCACGACCAGGCTCTCTCAGTAACAATCTACCTTTGTCACTTAAATACATCTGAAATAGCTCGCAGAATATCTTCAATTTTTTCTCTTTGCATCCTATAACGTTTTTATTCAGTATTTCATGTTGTTTATTACTCAATTGTTCGATAAATTCAGATTGTTCCGCGCGCGATAAAACTGCAATCATTTTCTATTTGTTTATATGTGATTTTAGAAAAAGTATTTCAATTTAAAAATAAAATTGAAATTGAAATACTTTTCTCTGTTTATTATTATTATTATTTATAAACTATGGATTCTACTACAATGCTTATTAACGGCCTAGATACGATCAAATTATTAAAACACGAAGCGATTGACCGTTTAGATTCGGTTGTCGATGATTTGCCGAAATACAAAAAAAATTTAAAAGAATTAATTGCAAATTTTACCGTTGATGATATGCTATACTTGATTAACACCATATACCGAGACACCGAATTTAAATCTTCATTATACTATAAAATATATAATGAATATTTTGACGAAATTGAAGAATTAATACACATAATGATGAAATAAATAATATAATGAAATAAATACTATGATGAATTAAATTTTAACCAGCTTCTCGCCGACACATTTATTTTCTTTTATAAATTTCTCTTTATTTACATCTTCTTTAAAATTATGTGGGCATTCATGCTCTTCGGCTAAACGGTGTAATGTACAAAACCCGTGTTTACATTTACTACATACACACGTATTTTTCTCCATAAAAGTTACTTTCTTACCGCATGTTTTCATAAAACAATGTGTAGCATCGTTCATCTTTGAATACCGTGTCATATTATATACAATATAAAATCAATTTTTGGTTTTAAACTACTTTACTCATCTATGGCATGCAATGCATTAATTTTAGCCATGCCATGGTCACTTTCCTTGTCAATCACAATATTCTCTCCCTCAAAGAGTTCTCTTCTAATATCTGAGAGCGTAGCACTTTGGTCCAGCCGGGATTCTGTCGTGTTCATATCCTTAACGCTAATGAGTTGTCCGTCAGCATTAATCGTTTGGGTGAGAACATTGCCACTTTCCATGGCCTTCTTCTTATTATCCTCCATGGCCTTCTCCTTCGTTTCTCGAACACGTTTTTCAAATTCGGTCTTGGCATAAGTCTCATTGCTTCGTTTTTCTTGCATCAATTGATTCAGTTCTTCCTCTAAATATTCAACGCGCCCGGTTTTATAAGCTTCGGGGTGAAAAGGCAACCACATACCCACGGGACCGACATACACGTCATGATTAGGATCAATCTCTCTTAGCATCTTACACCGTAATTCGGCTTCTTCTTGGGTAGGATAACAACCGCGAACTTTTACACCTCGGACATTCGTTTGAAACTTGTGTAACTTACCGAATTTATCGTCGAGGTCGGATTCATTATTATCAATAAAATTCTTATAATCATCTTCGACGGATGACGTACAGAGTTTCTCTTTTTCGTCTTTACAAAAGTCTTGCAAATCTGTCTCTAAATCTTCAAATTTCAAAGAATACTTGTAAGCTAAAAAATGTAAAAAATGGGTATAACATTCCAAAGATTTACTTAATTCCCATTGTTTTAGGAATTGTTCAAAAGTGAATAATTCACGCATTTTAATAATCTTTTCTGGAGAAATAAAGGAAATACAAGAAAACTTTTGTCCGGCAATAGGTTTATCTTCTTCTAGGACATCGACATAGTTCGTATTTATTGAACCATCTTTATTTGTTTTCTTTTCAAAGGGACTGATTAAGGAATTGACGTTGTTTGAAGAATTGACGTTGTTTGAAGAATTGACGTTGTTTGAAGAATTGACGTTGTTTAAAGAATTGACGTTGTTTAGGGAATTCATAGTTTATACTTATTTTAATAATTATATTTTAAGTTAATTTAAACCTATATTATTTAATTAAATAACTAATATTTATATTTTTTTCTTCATATTTATTATAATATGAATTTTGGAATCGATTTTGCTGAATTAGTTAAGCGAGCTATCAAGTATTTAGTGGAAGGTTTAATGGTTGCTATTGCCGCTTTTGCTATTCCCAAACGTTCTCTCAATTTAGATGAAATCGCCCTTATTGCTTTAACAGCGGCTGCTACTTTCAGTATTTTGGATACTTATGTGCCGAGCATGGGTGTTAGTGCGCGATCAGGTGCCGGCTTCGGTATTGGTGCAAATCTAGTAGGATTTCCTAGAATGTAAACAAACAACCTATTAAGAAAAGGTTCAAACGAAGTAGATTGAGCCAAAATTATATTATAAATTTATAGTATAATTTATAGTATAAATTTATAGTATAAATTTATTTTATATTTCAAAGTGTATTTTGCTACACTTTTTAAAAACTGTGTTTTGCTATACTGTTTCTTTAAAAGTATTTTTTAAAAGTGTATAATATATGTACGATAAAATAGTTAAAGTTGTTATAATTAGTACAATTGTTCTAGTGTATAACGGAATAAAATATGATTATATATAATTTTGTTACGTTATACTATAAATGACTTGTGAGGCAAAAGAATCGTCCTGTTATTTACAAAAACCTGTCGTTCTTACTTTGGTTATTGCTGTCGGGGGTATAAGCAGTGGTTATTTCTTGTTTCCAGTATGTAATGATGATAGTACGCCGTATAATGCGTATATACGTAAAGTATTAATATTAGGGGGAACATTGGCTGGTGGTTTTATTTTAGCCAAACATTTAATTAAAGAAAATAAATGCGGATGCTAAACTGTCGGAATAAATTCCCAATCCAACTCATCGCAAATATTTTTCCATATTACATCCTGTTCAATGCGCTTCTCTCGATCCTTTAACATTGGAAAATAGGATAAAAATTGTTGCTGGTCCAATAACTCACACAACTTATATACCGTATAATAATAATTGAGAAAATTAATACGATAATCCGGGCAATATTTCGCATAAGGCGCCTGAATATCCATAAATAAATTACATAAAGTAATTTCTAATTCCGCACTCATAATGGGGGGTTTAATCCCTAATTTATCTTTAATAAATGGTATATGTTCATAGTATTTATTATAGCCTAATTTTTTCAGTATATCTTTAGTTCTTTTATTTGTTAATTGTGACAAAGTTATTCTCTCTTTTTTAAGTTGTTGAGTAATATTCTCAATTATTTCATCGGGTATTTGCGTGGTTTCTTTTGCTTGAAACTGTGCGAGTATTTCACGAAAATGGTTAATTCTTTTATAAGCATAAAAACATACTTCTTTCGGGGGTTCTTTATACGAAGGTTTTTCATTCTCAATTAAGTATTTAGTATGTTTGAAACATACATTACAAATTAATATACCTTCATGTTCAAGCGGAATCAGGTCGCCTTTATTACAAAATCGACATACATCGGTTTGAATGGTGTAATTGTTTATATCTAGACAAGATTCATTAATGTTTGTCAAATATTTATTCACATAGGAAATTTCCTTTGTTTTAACGTCTTCATTATTATCTTTAGAATTAAAGAAATGTTCCAATAGTGTAGTTTTATTTTTACATTCTGCTATATTTTTTTTATTTTCAAAATATTCAAATATATATTTAGAATTATTTAGCAAATAATCTGTTTCTGCTTTTTTAATATTTTTCAATTGAATTTTTAAAGTATATAGTTTATCATGTAGCACTATTTGCTCATCAATAGATAAACTATCATTTTTAAGTTTTTTTAATATTTCTTTTTTTTCATTTTCCAAATTAGGTTTAGTACCATCATAGTCAGTTCTAAATTTATTAATCATTTCTTTATGCTTAACATCAAGTGTAATCATTTCATTATTTAGGTTTTTAATACTTTTAAATACACCAGTCATATATATAAAGATATACTATTTATTTAAGCATAATATATTGCTTTAATTAATTATATTATGTTTAGAAATATATTATGTTTTTCTACTTTAATGTTAAATAAATGAATATATGTATAGATACAACATTAGAAACTAAAATTGATTATATTACTTTACAAAAAATGAAATTTTTATATAATGCATTGGAAACTGGTTGGACAGTTGTTAAAAAAGAAGATAAATATATATTTAATAAAAAACATGAAGGGGAAAAAGAGATTTATTTAGAGTCTTATTTACAGCAGTTTATACTCGATAATATGAGTGCTAACATTAGTTAACTGTGTAATTGCTATAGCAGTAATTTTATAATAACGTTTTAATTTAATTAATTCATTTAAATTAATTAAATTTAAAAATCAAAAGTTTTTTTCTTTAGCCATATTATAACAATGGGAGGAGGTTTAATGCAACTGGTAGCTTATGGTGCTCAAGACGTTTATCTGACTGGTAATCCTCAGATTACTTTTTGGAAGGTGACATACCGTCGTCATACTAATTTTGCCATGGAGTCGATTGAACAGACTTTTAACGGTCAAGCCGATTTCGGTCGTCGTGTGACCTGTACTATTAGCCGAAATGGTGATTTGGCTTACCGTACTTATTTACAGGTGACTTTGCCTGAAATTAACCAGAACATGGCGGCCGCCCAGGACCAAGGTGTCTGGGCCCGTTGGCTCGATTTCCCTGGGGAACAAATGATTTCTCAGGTTGAAGTTGAAATCGGTGGTCAGCGCATCGATCGCCAATATGGTGACTGGATGCACATCTGGAATCAGCTCACTTTGTCGTCTGAACAACAGCGTGGTTATTACAAGATGGTGGGTAACACTACTCAGCTTACCTTCATCTGTGACCCGTCTTTTGCCCAGGTTGATGGCCCTTGTGCCTCGGGTGCCCCAGTCCAAGTGTGCGAGCCCCGTAACGCGCTCCCCGAAACGACTTTGTATGTGCCCTTCCAATTCTGGTATTGCCGCAACCCTGGGTTAGCTTTGCCTTTGATTGCCCTCCAATACCACGAAGTCAAGATTAACTTGGATATTCGTCCTATTGATGAGTGCTTGTGGGCCGTTAACACCCTTGACTGCTCTACAATCACTGGTAAGACCTCGGTCAAGTCCGTCACCCCTTACAACCAGTCTTTGGTTGCGGCTTCCCTCTATGTCGACTACGTGTTCTTGGACACGGATGAGCGTCGCCGTATGGCGCAGAACCCCCACGAATACCTCATCGAACAATTGCAATTTACGGGTGATGAATCCGTCGGGTCGTCTTCCAACAAGATCAAGTTGAATCTCAACCACCCTTGCAAGGAGTTGATCTGGGTTGTGCAACCTGACGCTAACGTCGATTATTGCGCGTCCCTGAACTGCGATACCCTGCTTTACAAGACGCTCGGTGCCCAGCCCTTCAACTACACCGATGGTATTGACGCGCTTCCCAATGCCATCCATGCCTTCGGTGGTGCTGTTGCTATTGCTGGTACCACTGGTTCCTACATTGATGCTTCGGGTCTCTTCAATGACCCCGGGGCCGTGGATGTTACGGCGGCTTCATGGTGGAATTACAATAACGGTGGAGGTCACGCTTCTAACCCAACTGGCAATTATCCCGGTGGGTTTGACAATGGTATGGGCACTAACCCCGCTTATCCTGCCTCTACGTCAGTTCCTCCTCAATGGACTGGTCCGATCAATTATGGTCCGGATAACTCTGGTCAAACTACTCGCCCGACCACCTCTTCGGGCGTGTCGGATGCCGGAACTTTTGTTCTCGCCGAATCGTCCCTCGATATGCACTGCTGGGGTGAAAACCCTTGCGTTACCGCCAAGCTCCAGCTTAACGGCCAGGATCGTTTCTCGGAACGTGAAGGTACCTACTTCGACCTCGTCCAACCCTACCAACACCACACGCGCAACCCGGACACTGGTATCAACGTCTACTCGTTTGCGCTCCGCCCGGAAGAGCATCAGCCATCGGGTTCGTGCAACTTCTCGCGTATTGACAATGCTACTCTTCAGCTGGTTTTGTCGAACGCCACGGTGCAGGGTACTAACACGGCGAAGGTGCGAGTCTATGCGACCAATTACAACGTTTTAAGAGTTATGAGCGGCATTAAGAAAACCTGTGCCCAACAGTTGGCTGCCAAATTAGTTATTTGCTTACTAATCTGGGTAAACAGTGTAAAGCAAATATGTGTTCAACAATACATGAATACATTATGTAACCAGCTAGTCTCGTTCTGACTAATGAACGAGGCAACATTTCTAAATTGCGGGAACATCCTTAGAGCCTTTTCTACTACTTCTTCTTGTGAAAACATAAAGAATACCCAGGGTAATGACCTCGGGCATAGTAATAACGAAAAGGATTGGACAATCTGCAGCCAAGACCCTAACTGCGCTAATGCAAGCACATGGGAAAGGTTCAGAGACTATAATGGAGTGGGTTTGAGGGAGTTAGCAACTTCCAGTGATAACTTAAGGGATAGTCCATGCTTCAATTGAAAGATTGAGGTCGGAATAGGCGAACCGGGGCGGTTTAGCTTATTCCAATTGAGACGTGACATTGTCACAAAAAAATATTTTTATAAAAATTTACACACCGATAAAAATATTATATATTATTTTATATTATATAATAATTGAAATAGACTTATATATGAACATTATGAAAAACTAATAAGTAACTATAATACATAATTAAACATATTTTATTATGTATTATAAATAGGATGGAAAAAGATAAACAAACTTTTTTAACAGCTAAAAAAGAACGCCGTATTAAAAAACGCACCACTAAACGCGGTATTACCGGCGAAGAAGTGATTTTCATTTTTGAAAAACTATTAGAGGGTTGGAAAACTATTAAGACTTATAATACCATGATCCAACAAAATCCCCAATCAGGCGTTGATAAGAAAAAAGTTGAAGTGATTTCTACCGGCAATAGTAAAGTATTCGAGAACGAGCTTTCAACTGAACGTTATCAATATTATTTAGATTTGCGAGAAAAAGTATACGCATATCATTTATTACAGAAATCTAAAGTCCCAATTACAAATTCGGTACAAAATTACAAATTCGGTACAAATACCGGCGTTAAAGATTCAACCCCTTCATAATAAGCTTCTACATAATGACAATCCTCTATAGTGGATTTCACATTATTGAACATAGCGATAGGGTGTACATGAGAAAAATTACAAGGAACGTGCGGAGAAACACTATTATACATATAGGATAATATGAAGGACGGCACACAATCGGCCAAATTAATTACGCTGATAGCATATGTACAGTTTCTAGAGACACTCTTAGTAAATTGATAATTTCCGGTTTTGGGAGGAGCAATGCCATAAAATTCTACGCACGTGTATATTTTTGATAAATTGTATGAAACTACGGCGGCTAACGAGGCACCTAAACTATGCCCACATACAAAGATCCGTTTCAGTTTCTGGTCGGTATTTTTCTCCCTAATTTCTTTTAATAAGTTCTCTTGAATTTTATTGTAATATTCTGTAAACCCGCGACCGGCATATTCTATAGTTTCTGGATTGGATTGGGTGTTGTTATTGTCTTTATAATAATTATATTTAAAGTCTGTCAATATATCCTGTAAGGTCGAGGTCCCTCTAAAAGTAATTAACATGGTATCTCCTTTTTCTGACAGAATACTAAAACCAATCGGTGGTTGGTTATTGGAAACTTTATAATACTTGAGTGATTCGGTTTTAAATCCGACTATGCTTATGGGGGTTAGAGGATTCTTGAGAGAAAGAAGAAAATTATTTATTAACAACATGGCGTAAATAACATTATCTTTGTCATATGTATTTTTATCAAGTGGACTTTCGGGCATGGAGTAGTCAATGCTTGTGATTGTTTGAAATGCTTTTACAGGTGAAATATTTAATTTGTATATACTACTTGCTAATAGATTGTAACCGATGGCTGGAAGATTTCTAGTGAGTGATTTATTATTATTAATCGGCACATTAATCGGCACATTAATTTTTCTAAAATTATAGGTCAAGCCGACGGTGCGTTTATTATTCATATATAGTATATACTTTTTTAAAAAATAATAACAAAAATATATTTTGCTATTATTTTTCTAACTTACTTGTGTAAGTATTTTTTATATTTTCGCGTTCTTTTTGATGTCTTCTTTATATTTTTTTGTCTAGTGATTGCTTTACGTTTTTTTCTCATCTTCTTACCACCATATTTTGATGTTGATGGCTCTGGTATAATTGAATATTTATATTCTTTCATTTTATCATCGATTATACCCGTGAATTTAAAATTAAATTTTTCATAAAATCCTTCACTATGTTTTGTAGCCGCTTTTAAAAATATATTAGCAATAACTCCTAAATCTATGGTTGCTTCAATTATACTTGTAAGTAACAATTTACCAATACCTGGCATTGGCATTTGTTGGTTTGTACAAAATGCATCAATATAAAGCGAATTATCATACTCATGGTCTTCATCCGACCATTCAGTATATTTAAATGATAACACTCCCAATACATCATACGTTTCTTTATTCATAACCACAAGAGCAGAATTATTTGATTTGTCTGGGTCTAGACTATCTATTAAATATGTAGTACTCATACCAGTTTTTCCTTTATCTTTTGAGGCACAAAAAGATTCTTTTTTATCTGTATTGAAGTCTTCTAAATACTGTCTTATATACGGTAATTCAATATTTTCATTATCTTTAAAATTTTCTGCATCAAGTTGTTGATATAAGCCGGTTAATATTCTTTGTTCTGTTTGTATATGATTATTATTTGTAATGAGAACACATTTTACCTTTTCTAATAATATATCCATATAATATTCATATACTATTCTTTTTTGCGAATGATTTATAAAATATATATATAAAAAAAGATTAGGGTAAATAATACGCGGTTCATGATACTTGCTACGCTTATACTTGCTAAAAGTGTTTTTAATAGTGTTTTTGCCACACTTTTTGAAAAAGTGTTTTTAATAGTGTTTTTGCCACATTTTTTGAAAAAGTGTTTTTAATAGTGTTTTTGCCACACTTTTTCAAAAAGTGTTTTCATTAAAGAGTAAATTCATATTAATCACCTCCGGTTTATTTTCCTCTTTAGTGAACAATTTTAAAATCAAATCATTCTCTCTGAAACGTATGCTATAGTCATGTTGCAATTTGTTTCGACCAACCCGTCCCATCGACTGTATACACTTCTCTTGACTCATATGCCCTAAATCCTTACTAATATAGCCGTGACAGAATTGATAGTTCGTGCCATAAATGAAATCCGATGAGGCAATAATTAGATAGAGCTTCTGCTCTTGCACTAAACTTTTCATCAGTTCCGTATAGCGGTCACTTTTGTGGGTGGTAAATACACCAATACCCATCATTAATAGCAATTTCCAGTGGTCCTCGATATCATCTATCTGCATAATTTTTTCCACGTAATCTTCCGAGACATTACTCGTAAACGGTTTGTTTTTCAAATCATCCACGTTATTATATACACGCGGTGCATATTTATAGAGATGTTCGGTGGTATTGGGAATATATTGCGGGCTCAAGACAATCATTTTTATAGCCGCTTGTAATTTCTGTATTTCTTGCATTTTCTGTTTCATCTCGGGATCCATGCGGTCGATATTGCCTGCCTTCTTCTCCTTCCCTTCATCTTTTTTGGTGCCATCTTCGAAATCTTTTGTGGCCCTGGCAATTTTCACATTCAGTGCCGAATTGAAATCAATGGCTTTCTTAATATCACTGGCGATATTGTCGGGAATATTCGCACTCTGAATATAAAACTGGGCGATTTTATCCACATTATCGGCCAAGAAGATTGTCGGCCCATCTGTTAAAGTATGCGCGTCTTTGGTAACGACATGAATATTCGAGGGTTGTTTTACCAGACGTTTTTCTAGAAGATGCGCATAAATAGCGGGCCAGTGACTAGGTTGAATATTTCCCAAGAGGTTCAGGTAGTAGAGTTTCAAATTATTCATATTGATCAGGTCTATCGTAGGAAACTGTAGTGCTAAGGTTAAGCGCTCATTAACAATAAAACGGTTAGTTTTTTCTTTTTCTTTATCTTTATTTTGTATGTGTAGGTCGTGTTGTGTGACATATTTAATAAACTTCACGGCTTCGCCCAAATCAATATAGCGGAGTAAGGTTTTATAGATCAGACAGTGCTTCACGATTTTTTGTATTTCTGTGTAATCCGCACTCAGATAATGAGGCATTTCCGTAAAACCTTCTTTGTTTATGAGGGGAATCGTCTTTTTACAATCATAACTAACAATTTCGTGTATATCGGCTTGGTCAAACTTCCCCGAGAAGTCGTTAATTGTCTCGACTAGTTCTGAGCGCTGGGGTAACGTCGCCGAAGACAGGACGACATTGGGAATAATATTTTTTGTCCAATTCTCCTGAATAATCTTGTGAAATTCGTGTTCTTTGTAATCGAGGGTAATTGTGGGCTCATCCCAATACAGAATGATCTTCTCCTTCGGGTTAAAAGCCAACATGTAATACATGGCCGGTAAGTAGGACTGAATATCACTGATCATAATTTCGACTTTATCACCGACGGAATTATCGACTTTGCCAATCCCGCCACTTTTCTTGTTGACGGAGTATTCTTTGGCGGCGTAATAATGGAGGCGTATGTCTTCGGCGTCATTGCACCCAAAAGCGAAGGCGACTTTTTTGTGGGCAGACACCGCGGCCTTGGCTAAGGCTAAACCTACATGCCTCGCGGCACACACGAAGATGACCCGATGTTTATCGGCTAAACCCAGCGGCGAGAGGGTCTTCCCGGTGCCGGTGGGCGCAATATAGAGGATCAGTTTAGGCTGCGGTGATTTACATAAGGTGAAGAGTTGTTTTTGGTGCTCGTATAAGGTTTCATCGGCGTATTTCAGTAAATATGGGTTTTGCTCGATTATTTTCTGTCCGCGATAGACTAATTCGGCTAAATCAATATGTTTGGAGATCGCTTCTAAAATCACACTTATTGCGGTAACGAGGTTTTGATTTACGAGTTCAACTTTATACGTGAGTAGCACTTTCAATGTATAATAGGCGTCGTAATTATTCTTTGCATATTCGTCAAACATCTTTACGACTAAATCTAGTAAGACAAATTCAAATAAGAATGATTTGTCTTTCTGGTCGTGCAATTGCTTATCCGTGTTGTTTAAGCGGATAAGGTCGGCTTTCTTCATGGTCTGCTCATTAGACTTCATTTCCTTGAACGGAAATTCAATATCCTTATTTAACGCTTTAAGTGTCGGTTGTAAATAGTGCACAAATAAATACGTATCAATTTGCTCACTGAAGGCGATTTTCATATATTTTAATAAAGACAGGGTCGGATTTCTGACCAAATTCACGTTATGGTATCCGGCACAAATTAATTCATTAATCCGCGTTTCATCGGCCGAAACGGGAACTTCAATGCTGGTCCATTCGGCTTTCGTGAGCTTTCGTTGAGTAAGATCCATGTTTGCGAGAGTTTAATATTACTATAGCTTTATATAGTATTATTAAATCAATTTAATAATATATTAATATTAAATTGAATTAAACAGAGTGGTATATTATAATTAATTAATAACAATGTCGCCTGTTGTATATTGTGGAAATATGTGCCATAACACACAATATGATTATGCTATAATAAATGATGCTATAATAAATGATGCTATAATAAATGATGCTATAGTATATAATACACTATTAAATAATCTCTATCTGATTATCCCACTGTTCACAATCTTATTCACGTTCAGTCTGGCGACGTATGTTGATAAACCGAAAAATAAAAAAAAACCCATTATCATTTCCATTGAAGGCAATATTGGTACAGGCAAGTCCACGTTAATTGAAAAAATCCAAGACTATTTTGAACATGTGAGTACAAATATTAAATTTGGTTATATTCCAGAACCGGTTAATATTTGGAATTCAGTCACGGACGACGACGGCGTCACAATTCTCGAGAAATATTATGAAGACCAGCACAAGTATGCCTTTCCTTTTCAAATGATGGCGTATATCTCGCGCTTATCCATCATGCGGGAAGTGCTTTTACAAGATTACGATGTAATTATTATGGAACGAAGTATGTTTACGGATTGCGAGGTCTTTGCAAAGATGCTATATGATGATAAGAAAATTGAAACGATCGAATATAATATTTACAGGAAATGGTTTGCGGAATTTATTGGGGATTTTCCGACGATATCGCATATTTATATTCAGGCGGAACCGAATGTATCTGCCGGGCGTGTTGTGAAGCGAGGGCGCCAAGGGGAAAATATTCCCTTGAGTTATTTGGAAAAATGTCACGAATATCATGAACAGTGGTTGTTGGAAGAAGACGCAGATATTGGGTGTGAATGCGAAACATTCCTTTTGTTAGACGGCAATAAAGAGATGACTGACGCTGATTACAATGAATGGTTAGACCAGATTGAAGAGTTTATCCATAGTAAATTTCCTAAGGATAATATAGATTGTTATTAACTTATGCTATAACTTATGCTATAACTTATGCTAAGAACCGTATATTGAAGTGTTGCCTGCCTTTGTATTTCAAAATATCGCGCTCGGGTTTTGTGGTCATGAAATTTTCTTTCCCATAAATATCTTGTAAAAGGAGCCATTCAAATAAACCCCCGTTATAAATAAAGACATTCGAAAAACCTAAAGCTAACAATTGTTCGTATTTTTTATGTATAGTCAGGTCTTGTGAATTCATGCCATAAATACTTATATTGACATTTCGATTGGATTTTAAATACGTATTTAAAATCTCTTCTTCATTTTTCATGTCTAAAGTTCCGGCGATGAGACAGGCTTGGTCTTTTTCTTGTAAAGTATTTATGATAATATGTTCTTTGTTTCCAATAGCATATTGCATATCTTCGAAGTTGATATATTTGGTGGAAATCGTATTTCCCATTACTTTATAAGGAAAAATTTATATTTAAATTCTAATTTAAAGAGAGAATATTTAATTTACTTGCCAACCATAAGTATTTTGTAATGTCAGCAGATTTCCTGTTAAAGTCAGTGTTGATGATATTTGTTGTAAAATATTTAAAATTCCATTGTTGATATTATGGTTTATTAATTCTCCTGCAATGTTGTTTGCGATGGTTTGTGTTATATTATTCAAAAAACAATTTAAACTAGTAAGTTGGACTAAATTCGCTACAGCTAACGTAGATATGCTATTATTAGAACAAACTAAACTAGTAAGTTGGACTAAATTCGCTACAGCTAACGTGGATATGCTATTATTAGAACAATTTAAACTAGTAAGTTGAGTTAAATTCGCTACATCTAACGTGGATATGTTATTAATAAGACATTCTAAATATGTAAGTTGAGTTAAATTCGCTACAGCTAACGTGGATATGCTATTATCAGAACAAACTAAATTAGTAAGTTGGACTAAATTCGCTACATCTAACGTGGATATGCTATTATTAGAACAATTTAAACTAGTAAGTTGGACTAAATTCGATACATCTAACGTGGTTATTGTATTACTGGAACATTCTAAATAAGTAAGTTGGACTAAATTCGCTACAGCTAACGTGGATATGCTATTAGAAGAACAATCTAAATTAATAAGTTGGACTAAATTTGCTACATCTAACGTGGATATGCTATTAAAAGAACAGAATAAAGTAATAAGTTGGACTAAATTCGCTACATCTAACGTGGTTATGCTAGTAGAAGAACAATTCAAAAAGGTAAGTTGGACTAAATTCGATACAGCTAATGTAGATATTGTATTATTAGCATAACATTCTAAATAAGTAAGTTGGACTAAATTAGCTACATCTAACGTGGATATGCTATTAAAATAACAAACTAAAATAGTAAGTTGAGTTAAATTTGCTACGTCTAATATGGATATGCTATTATTATTACAAATTAAATTTATAAGTTGGACTAAATTTGATACGTCTAATATGGATATGCTATTATTATTACAACTTAAATAAGTAAGTTGGACTAAATTCGATACATCTAACGTGGATATGCTATTAAAAGAACAGTTCAAATAATTCAATATAGGAGCATTATAAAAATTAATATCAGTTACATTAAGAGAATTACAATCTATGTATGTGATGGTATTGGAATATATAGTAAGTGTTCCAATTAATAGGTTAGAAGATATTGTTGTAGTTCCGCTGGAAAATGCTGTATTTATACCAGATAAATTATAATATCCTGAAGTGTTTGATTTAAATGTTAAATAAGCAATATTTCTTTGACGTTGGGATAATGACATAAATGATATAGTAACGCCTCTTGTGGGTGTGGGTGTGGGATTATTTTGAATTATACATCTGCAATACCCGGCTTTCTTTTGAATGATATTTGAAGAGAATTGTCCTAAACCGACAGTTCTGGGTAAACCTTGTTTTTTATTTGCACCACCATACATTTTCTGATTGTCAGTGTTCATAAACATATTATTATATATAATAATATATTATTAAAATGATGCAATCCCAGTAATCGCTCTTCCTATAATTAACCCATGAATATCGTTTGTTCCTTCATATGTATTCACAGCTTCTAAATTCATCATATGACGCATAATATGATATTCATCGGAAATTCCATTTCCACCAAATAGATCTCTCGCTTGACGAGAAATTCCTAGAGCTGTTGTACAATTACTTCGCTTAATCATTGAAATCATTTCAGGCGTTGATTTGTCTTCATCCATCAATCGACCTACGCGCAAAGATTGTTGAAGTCCAAAAGTAATTCCTGTCAACATATCAGCCAATTTAATTTGAACTAATTGTTTACTTGCAAGGGGTAGAGAGAATTGTTTTCGTTGCAATACATATTCTCTCGTCTTTGTAAAACAATCTTCTGCTGCTCCAAGAACACCCCATGAAATTCCATAACGCGCTTTATTCAAACATGAAAAAGGACCTTTTAATCCGGATACTTCTAACCTTTATATTGTTTTATTTGCTTTTGTTTATAAAATCAAAAGTAAATATTATTGTCACTATATTTTTGCTCGCCCTGCTGAGCGATCAAAAACTTCCGCTTGACATCAGTAACAATTTTGAAAAAAATCTATTTACTTCTCGTAAAAACGTTTAATTAAACTTCACCACAATCTCCACCTCCTCATTCTTGATGGTTTTTGACGCGGAAATTGACAATTCTTCGCGCTTCTTCCGGGTTTTTTGATTAATCGGCGTATTCTTTTTCTTTGCAGTGCTATTTCGGTTGTTCATATCCAATTCTATCTCGGCATAATGCTCTTCAATAAATTTAATCACATCATTTTCAAACGCCCATTTGAAAAAATTCAATTGTCCAATAGTGGTTTGAATGGATGTTCCGTCTTTATATGGAATGTTGATTCGATCCCATCGGCAGAACGGGTCAAAACGTCGTTTGCTGTATGACCTGAGTTTCAGTTTGTAATCGACATACACTTTGAATCTTTTTACCTTGGAGACATCTTTATTGGGAATGTCATAAACCGTGTAGTATTTTTTGGCAAAGTTCGTCGTAAACCAGTCGACAATGCGGAGCGAAATTGGCGCCATGCCGTTAATAATGGACAGCATCTTTTCCATATTATCCCCCACTTTATAAAAAGTAATTAAATTATTTAAGAGCAGGGTATTTTGACTGGTATAAACGGATGTCATATGTTGATAGATAAAGAGGTATGTTTAAGTAATAATAAAAAATAAAAATTAATTATTTTTTATTAAATTATTATTTATAAACAAATTCCCGAAAATTGTTCATATCTTGCCCCATATTTTTCTTTTATTGCTTCTTTATTTTCTTTCATAATAACAACGATTGGTTTCCCAGTAATTTGTGTGAATAATTCTTTTGCGATGTCCATGCTTTCGATGGAGGGCTTATAATGTCCTGATTTTGTATTTATACACACACTACCGTCCTCATTTACTGTTCCTGACCCAGCCGAAATAACCGGCATACATGGAATATCTCGAGCGATAATTGCATTGAGATGTATAACCACTGGATGTTCCTCTAAAGTGCTCGTGTCTATACCTTGAACAGATTTTAATTCAATTACACTATTGAATGCGTCACGTAGGTCTTTATATTCACCGGTATTTCGTGTAACGTCAAGAAGTCCCTGTAACATACATACCGCGTGTTTATTGATAGGAGCACCATTTATAATGTATATGTGTTTTTTATTATTGTTATTAAATATAACAAACTTAAACCATTTATCATTGGTCTTTGTAAACGTTGCAAGGAAAAATCCACTGGACACTTCATTTAGTTCCATAACATCACTAATTGCTGTGTATACTTCATAGCCCGGGCTTTCTTTATATTTTTCCACCAATTTACTGCTACAAATGTGTGTATTATTTAAATCGGTATTACTCATTATTAATTGTCCGCCACTAAAATATATTTTATTAATTCTTTTATATTTCTTTTTAACGGTACGTTTTTTTTGTTTCAATTTTTTATTTATTACCTTTTTTGACATATATATAAATTGATATTTATATTTAATAAATTTATATTTATGTTTCTATATTAAAATTCGAATTTCGTGGCTTGAGAAATTCGTCTTGCACCTGTAAATCATTAATATAATTGTTCCTGGGTAAAAAAGGATTTTGACTAATACTCTCAATCATACACCGTTCATTTAATTTTGTATTTGCATCTTCTCTCTTATTACTGATGCGCATACAGGATTCCGTGCCGTCTTCAAACAATAACTTCTTCATGTTATTATATTCTTTACTCTCATCAATGATATATTTTTCTCTGTCTGTTTTAATCGATTGCTCATACTTCTCCCCTGTAGACCATTTAAATTGTTGAATAGAATCAGTCATATAATACTTTTCAGAAAATACTTTTAAGAAAAGTATCGCAAAAAAGGACAAAGTCTAAAATGTGCTATACTTTCTTTAAGACCAAACTTTTAGTAAATGTAAATTTATCTATATGTGTCACCCGGCGTTGTAAATTACATTTTAAACACGCAATTACGGTATTTAAATGACTATGACCTTTGCTATTATCCATCCGGTCTAATGTCCACTGCGACGGTTCTCTCACGTTTTTATACAACAGATACACTTCACTTTTACAATAATAACAGCGTAATTTTGTAGCTATCAGTTTCTCTATGGTTTCAGCTAAACTAATTAGTTCAGTAGAAACATGCAATTCCTTTTTTATATCTTGCGCTTTGTATCCACTAATTTTCTTTTCCAATTCTTTTTCTAAGAGAGACTTTAAAGGAAACATACAATCCGTATATAATTTATTAAGCATATCGATTTGTTTTTTGTGAAGTAAATCAGTATCATTCAACGTTTCCATATGAAGCCGTATTGCTTGTACATTATTATTGATTTTGTCAATATTATGCTTTCCTGTAAAAGATATTGTTTTTGCCATTGTATATCATCAACTAAGAATTAAAAGAATTGTTTTTATATTAATTTAACATAAAATGAGTTAAACCTAACATCATATAATATATTAATAATATGGAAGCTATCATAGAAGAATGTAAATCAGAAGAAAATAAATCAGTTAAGAAAACAGGAAAAGGCGTAAAATCAGATGAATGCCAACAACTGAAGAATATGAAATATAAGAACATGCTTTTAACCGGCGTTACCACAGTACAAACCGTACATTCCAAAAAAGCCAATATCGATTTGTTCTTAGAAAAAGAAAGTAATCTGAACAAGCACGAACCGTGGAATAAATTAGACAAAACAGATAAAATAAAACAATTAACCGAATATGTAAATTTAAGTGCGGTTAATTTCGCATTAACTGAAACAGAAATAGCCGAGTTTAAGAGCTATTTAATTGATAGCTTAGATAAGAAGAAATTGCAACATGTCAAAGATGTCCAATATGATATTCAAAATGGGAAAATTATAATTATCCCTAATTTGCATTTTAATCCGACGACTAGGAAATTTACCTTTAAAAGAAATGAAAAAAGAGCGTCAACGGTGAAATCGTTGGGGAATGGGAAAAAAGCGACGAGTAAGAAAAGTGCAAATACAGAACAAGAGAAGCAGGTACAAGAGAAGCAGGTACAAGAGAAGCAGGAGCAGTAATAATATATGATAAAATTGAACTATATGTATTAAAGGTAATTTAATACATATATAAAATGGATATAGATACAGATACAAATGCAATAGGTGCAGAAATTGAGTCCTTAATCAACATCCTAGACAATTTTGTCCTACCCGATGCCTTTACTAGTGAGGAAGAAATCGAAATAATAGAAACAGCTTATAGTCTGATTAAAGATCTAATTGGATTAGAACCCATGAGTTACATTCAGCCGTATTTTCATGATTATATTATATTGGAAGTGACGGAATTACTCATAGCACAAATGGCGGAACTAAATACATATAGCGTAGAAGAAGAGATTACGCTTTGCGTCGAACAAGCCATGAAATTATTCTATCGACAGGATGCCCCCAAACGGTCTTTTAAAAAATCTTTTATTCGCATTAAACCGAATATCCCTTATTTAAGAGACAAATTACTATATTTGCAAAATGTTCCCCAACCGGAACAGCGCACAACGGAGTGGTATAATTTTCGCTATAGATATTTAACGGCGAGTAGCATCTGGAAGGCCTTTATTAGTGAGAGCACAAAGAACCAATTAATTTTCGATAAATGCAAACCCTTAAATATTGAAAAATACAATCACACCTCTACAGACTCCCCGATGCATTGGGGGCATAAATATGAGCCAATATCCGTTCAGCTTTATGAAGACTATTACAAAACTACGGTCAGTGATTTTGGTTGTATTCCACATGCAACTATCGGGTATTTGGCGGCGTCGCCGGATGGAATTAACACACTGGAAACTTCTCCTCGATATGGTCGCATGTTGGAAATAAAGAATATCGTGAATCGAGAGATTGACGGCATTCCAAAGATGGAGTATTGGATACAAATGCAACTGCAAATGGAGGTGTGCAATTTAAATGAATGTGATTTTCTCGAAACACGGTTTAAAGAGTATGTGGATGAAGCGGAATATTTGGAAGATTCACTAAACATAAATATAAGTAAAACACAAGACGGTAAACAAAAAGGCATGATGATTCAGTTTATGTCTTATGGTCAACCTGTCTATGAATACGCGCCCTTAAATGCCGATAGACAATATTTACTCGCATGGGAAGAAGAGATGATGTACAAGCATGAAAAAGACATATGGGTTAAAAATATCTATTGGCGTTTGGATGAGATGAGTTGTGTGTTGGTGTTACGAAATAAATTCTGGTTTAAACATGCCGTGCCGATCCTCGATGATATATGGCAAACAATCGAATACGAGAAAATCAATGGGTATGAACATCGCTCCCCAAATAAAAAAATAAAATTAGATAAAAATGTTATTGTAGTGAAAAGTGATACAAAATGTTGTATTGATTTATTTACTATAGATACGGAAATGTATAATGCAGAAGATATATTATAAAGATTTACGATATGTTTTTGCAATACGTTTTGCAGTACGTTTTGCAGTAAGTTTTTTATTTTTTCTTTTATTACGGTTTTTTCTTGTACTACGATTTTTTCTTGTACTACGATTTTTTCTTGTACTACGATTTTTTCTTCTTCTTCCACCAGTTTCTGTGCTGTATACAACAGTACTATCATCTAAAAGTTTAAATCTGGTTGGATCTAAATCTTCATTATCATACGGACATCTCAGTAACATAGAATTTATGTCGTCAGTATGAACTATATGTCCATAAGTACAATTTAATCGCGTTAATGTTCTCATTTGACCAGTTGTTTCATCTATACTCTCAGGACCACCTAATGGTTGCCAACAAATTGCGCATGTTTTTATATGTTCATTATTATCAGTCGTTGCATCATAAAATATATCATTATCTTCATTTGAATCATAAAATATATCTTTTTTTTTTCCTTTAAAAAAACCTTTTATTTTATGATATGTTTTTCCTTTGAACTTAAAGCCGCCACGTATCATTTTATATATTAATAATAGATTAATAATCTTCTTCATAATAATTCACACGTTTATTCCAACCGGGCGTAGGCGGAGGTGGCGGGATATTTTGTGGCGTATATTCATCATAGAGGTACCCACACATTTCGGCACGAGAGCAAGTGCCATTTTCGGGTTTGGTCCAATAGCGAATGCGATTAATGTCTAAGGAATGGGCTGGAAAAATGGGATATTCCTTGTAAATGTCGCTGGCGTTAAAGGCGGATAAATGAGGCTTAGTCAACACATTATAATCACCGTATAAAATGGGTTTATCAACAGCCAGTGGATATTCACCGGCTGATAAATTAGTGTCGGAAAAACTTAAAAACCCTTCTTTTTTATTATTACTGAAATATATTATAACGGCTAAATAAAATAAAATACAAACAACTATTGTTGTGAATGCAATATGAAACAATTTAGACATCACTTATATATACTTTGTGTAAAATAAGTTATAAATTTTTATATATAAAATACAATGATTATAGATAAGAACAATAAATTAATATTTATTCATATACCTAAAAATTCCGGGACAAGTGTAGAATTTATATTAGATAAACATTATGGATATAATAGTAGCATGTATAGTAGATTTATTACGGAATATACAAGTAATATTGTAAAATATTTGTTATATATAAAACCCCACATTTTTTTATATTATTTTAATCCATTATTGAGGTGTCTACAATATTTTATATCCAATGCGAATTATCTGTATAACTCAACGTATTCCAACACATCAATAATCCATTATAAGGCGAGTTATATGAATAATTTACTGGATAATTATGACAATTTTATAACATTTACTATTATAAGAAATCCCTATTCGAGAGCGGTATCTTTATTTTTATATACTCATCCTGTTCAATTGATTACTTTAAATAATTTTATTTTATTTTTAAATAAGTTAATAAATAAAGAATTACAAACATATACTACTTTCTTTGATGACCAATTGTCATATATATTAAATGAAAATAAACAACAAATAGTTACGAATATTTTAAAGTTTGAAAATTTAAATTACGATTGGATAGAGTTTTCAAACAAATATGATTTAGATTTTCCTAGTTTGCCAAAGTTAAATGTAAGTAAGGGTTCGAATACAATTATACAGAATTTGTTGAATGCTGAAACACGTGATAAGATTTATTTAATATATAAAGAAGATTTTGTATATTTTAATTACGAGAAATAAGAGTATTTTTAATAACCATTTAAACTATTCACTCTATTATTTAATACTAGACTGAATGAATGACGTGCAACATAACGACGTGCAAACTAATGACGAAAATGAAATGCGTGTATTGAAGCGTGACGGCTCAGAGCAAACCATAATGTTTGACAAAATTCTCCAACGCGTAAAAAAATTAGGCGCAGAAGTATCTCCCCCGTTAGCTATTAACTACAGTCAATTAGTAATGAAAGTGATTGACCAGATCTATGATAAAATTCCTACATATGTTATTGATGAGCTCACTGCCGAACAATGTGCCGCCTTGAGCACAAAACACTTGGATTATGGCATATTAGCCAACCGGATTATTGTGTCAAATAATCACAAAATTACCGTAGATACCTTTTCATTAGCAATGGAAACCCTGTATAATTACAACGATGTCCACGGTAAGCATAAACCACTTATTCATCCCCAGCTCTGGAGTATTGTTCAACACAATTGGCGTGTCTTAAATGCAATGATTGATTACGAGCGCGATTATTTATTCGACTACTTCGGGTTTAAAACCCTAGAACGATCTTATCTCATGCGGACGAATGGTAAAATTGTAGAGCGTCCGCAACATATGTGGCTCCGCGTGGCCCTCGGTATTCACGGCAACGATTTTGTCTCGGTCAAAGAAACATATGAGTTATTATCGCAGAAATATTTTACCCACGCGACGCCCACCCTGTATAACGCCGGCACCCCACACCCGCAGTTAAGTTCCTGTTATCTCTTAAGTATGGAAGACGACAGTATCGATGGCATCTATAATACCTTAAAAGAATGCGCACAAATTTCAAAATGGGCCGGAGGTATTGGTCTGCATATTCATAATGTCAGGGCAACTGGTACGAGTATTATAGGTACAAACGGCTGTAGTAATGGCATCGTGCCCATGTTGCAGGTGTTTAATGCGACAGCGCGGTATGTGGATCAGGGGGGTGGCAAACGCAATGGTAGTTTTGCCATCTATTTAGAACCTTGGCACGCCGACATCGAGATGTTTCTCGACCTGAAGAAAAATCACGGTGACGAAGAATTACGGGCCCGGGATCTCTTTTATGCTTTGTGGTTACCGGATCTTTTTATGGAAAAGGTAAAGGCAGACGGCGATTGGGCTCTCTTTTGTCCGCATAAATGTCCCGGTTTAGCCGATTGTTATGGAGAGAAATTTGTCAATTTATATAACACTTATCTTGCAGAAGGTAAGGCTAATAAAGTTATAAAAGCACGGCAATTGTGGTTTAAAATATTGGATAGTCAGATGGAAACAGGGACGCCTTATCTCCTTTATAAAGACGCGGCAAATAAAAAGAGCAATCAGCAGAATCTCGGGACGATCAAGTCTTCAAATTTATGCTCGGAGATACTGGAGTACAGTAACAAAGATGAGACCGCAGTGTGCAACCTCGCCAGTATTTCTTTGACTAAATTTGTTAGAGCTGACAAAACATTCGATTACGAGCTCCTTCACATGGTGACTAAAGTTGTCACGGCGAATTTAAATAAAATTATTGATGTAAATTATTATCCGACACCGAAAACTCGTGTCAGTAATTTACTGCATCGGCCGATTGGCATTGGTGTACAAGGGTTGGCGGATGCCTTTGCTCTCATGGATATTGCCTATCACAGTGAAGATGCCAAGGTCGTGAATAAACACATATTTGAAACCATCTATCATGCAGCCTTAGAACGGTCGAATGAACTGGCGAAAGAACGGTATGCCGGTATGCAAATATTGCAAGATTATCGTGAAATCGGCTTTACAAATGGTTATGAACAACTATTTAGTCCCATGTCTAGATTTGAAAAAAATGAAAAAGAATACTTGAGCAGTCGCGATTATGTAAAGTTTGACGACTATGATATAAATGAGCTTGTAGAGCGATTTCAACCGATTCCGAATGAATTGGAAAATTTAGCTTATGGCCACTTGGGTGCTTATAGTAGTTTTACAGATTCCCCTGCATACCATGGGCAATTGCAATTTGATCTGTGGTCTATTACGCCTTCTGACCGTTATGATTGGGCAAAACTCAAACTAAATATACAAGAATACGGTTTGCGCAATTCTTTACTGGTGGCCCCGATGCCTACTGCGTCAACGTCACAAATCCTCGGTAACAATGAATGTTTTGAACCATTCACCAGCAATATTTATAGTCGCCGGACCAACGCGGGGGAATTTGTCCTAGTGAATAAATATTTAATGACGGAATTAATTAAACTTGGTTTATGGAGTGAAGATATTAAAAATAATATTATCGCAAATAAAGGGAGTATTCAACAAATAGCCATAATACCAGCACATATTAAGGAAAAGTATAAGATTGTCTGGGAGATTCCTATGAAACATTTGATAGATATGGCGGCAGACCGCGGGGCGTTTATTTGTCAAAGCCAGAGCTTAAATTTGTGGTTGGAAGATCCAGAATATAAAACGTTGACATCGATGCACTTTTACGCATGGGAAAAGGGTTTGAAGACAGGAATGTATTATTTACGCCGGAAGGCGAAACACCAGGCGCAACAGTTTACTATAGTACCGGAGCAAAAAGGAATTAAAGAAGAAAATGAGTGCGAAATGTGCTCTGCATAAACAACCTTTGGAAAAGGTTGAACCAAATTCAAACACAACCTTTGGAAAAGGTTGAACCAAATTCAAACACAACCTTTTCCAAAGGTTGCGCCAAATTCAAACACAACCTTTGGAAAAAGTTGAACCAAATACAACTATTTTTTGTTTAAAAATACGAAAAAATCAATTTTAACACATGTTAATTTTTCGTATTTTTGACGCAACTTTTTATACTTGCTACACTTTTCTTAAAAGTGTGTTATCAAAGGCAATTCTCAATATACATATTTTTTAATTTATCACACGTATCGCTGTGATCCGTGACAAAATCATAATTATCCACCACTTTCAAATAACACCGCAGACAAATTAATATATCCGCCAAAGCATTATGCGTGCCCTTTGGCAAATTATCAAACAATTTGAAATGCAGTTCGCTCAGCGTAGGATACTTAAAATAGGGTTTCCCCGTTGGCGTTTTAAATTCTAATTTACATATATCGGTGGTCTTTTTCATGGTGCAATATTCCGGTTTCTGCACACCATTTATATTAAAACGTAAAAATCTACCCAAACGTTTGCTTTCGACCATAAGCATTCGCTTATCAAAGGATAAATTGTGCCCGACAATGAGGTCAGCGTTATCTAAGGCTTTATTAAAGCAATTCAGTGCATCGAGCATGCGAATGCCATGTGCTTGACACATTACTTGACTAATACGGTGGATGGCTTCGCTACCGGGCGTTATTTCCACGCCAATGGGTAGTTGAATTAAATCGTCGGCTATGTCGATTAATTGCTTCGTTTCGCTATCGTAGAGAATATAACTGAGTTGAACAATATAGGGCCATTTACTGACGTCCATTATGGATGCATTGCGTTCCGTCGGTAATCCGGTTGTTTCGGTATCAAATATGAGGACTTTCATGTTTAATTATATTAAATAGTGTTATATCTTTATATATAAAAAAAACAAAGTAATTCAATTTTACAAACAACCTTTGGAAAAGGTTGCGCCAAAATACAACCAAACAACCTTTGAAAAAGGTTGTTTGGTTGATGTTAAGCGTAATTCTTGCACAGACCAAAGCTCTTCCGGTGATATTTCGATATGCCATGCTTTGCTATACCCTCCATATGTATCTTGGTACCATACCCTTTATTAGAGAGTAAACCATAACGTTCATTTAGTAAAGGTTCGCTTGCGCACAGTTCTTCAATATAAGTATCGCGTGCTACTTTTGCGAGGATAGATGCCGCAGCAATTGCCGTGTAGACATTATCCCCGCCTTCAATACAGGTATGTGGTATTTGCTCCAACACCATATTATCTTTTACCATCATTAATGGTTTAAAATCATTGCCGTCAATAAGTAAGTGTATATCTTGATCTATTTTTTGTTCTTTGCATTTATTGATAACCGCTTTAATTGATTCATGCATGGCTTTATGTGTAGCATTGCGAATATTTATGTTATCGATGATCTGCTCATCTGCGTATGCTACATGCCAATAGAGCGCCTTACTCTTAATATATTCTGCCGCTTCTTTAATTTTCTTCACCGAGTGAAATTTCTTACTATCTTTCATAAGGGAGTGGTTAAAACTGTCATCTTTAGGTAGAATAACCGCCGCGGTATACACCCTCCCAAACATGGGACCTCTCCCGGCTTCATCTACACCAATTTCAATACTGCTATTTTCACTGAAATAATGTTGCAAAGTAGAAGGTTTTTTCTTTTCTTTATTTATATCTTTATTTGTATCTTTATTTGTTTTTTTCTCTCGTTTAATAACCGTCGATTTAACATTTTGTTCCGTCATTTTCTATTCTTATTCTTATACTTATCTTTATATATATAAATCAATTTATTTTATTAATATTATATATATAATGAAGTTTATGAATCCATTAAAATCTATGAATTCAGGAAAAATAATGAGTTTTTTGAAATCATTTAAGCACAATCATGCTTATATAATGCTATTTATTATTATATGTATAGCCATTTTTATATTTTCAATGTTCAATAACATGAGAGAAGGGTTTACTGATGAAGATGTTGATACTGTAACAATTGATTATGATAGCTCTTATATTGAGCCGGCTGATAATAATGTATTATGTGAAAAACCCCACAAACATACTAAAAAATGTAGAAGAAAGAGAAAAAATAATGGTTCAACAGACAATAATGAGTCAACAAATGATACAACAAATGATACAACAGATAATGAGCCAACAGATAATAATGGGCCTCTAGGTATTCCGCGCAGTCAAATACCCAGAGGTGACGAGGACTTGTATATTCTCAAATCGGATGTTGTCCCGCCGGTTTGCCCCGCCTGCCCGAATGTCACTGTCTGCCCTAATAGTAATAATAATAAACCACCACCCTGTCCTCCCTGCGCTCGTTGCCCGGAACCGGCGTTTGATTGTAAAAAAGTCCCGAACTATAACAGCAACAATAGTGAATATTTACCGCGACCGGTCTTGGCGGATTTTAGTCAATTTGGAATGTAAAAATCACCACTTATGTATGTAAAACCACTACGTATGTAAAACCACTACGTATGTAAAACCACTACGTATGTAAAACCACTACGTATGATAAAATAATATTAATATTTGAAAATAATATTATTTTTTAATTAATGCCTACGGGATTTATGCTTTCTCGTCTTACGAGATTTGCTCTTATGCCTTCTCGATGTTTTACGCTTTCTAACCGTACGTCTTTTTCTCCCACCAAAAGATTCACTCAATGCATAACCATATTCTTTGGGTTCTTCTTCTTCCGCTACTTCTCTTTCTAATTCTTCTACTTCCTGCCTTAATTCATCTAAATGTTGTTTCTGTTTAGGCGTCATTTCTAAATCAATTTCCCGTTCGATAGCCTCATCAATAATGGCTCTGATTTCATCATCGTTCAGTTCGGGTTTTGCTACTGCCTTACTTTTCAAAGCGCTTCGCATTTTGTCAGTACAGTACTTTAATACATTGTAAATAGCAGTTTCATAACTCATATAATTGCCTAAAATTGCTTGGCGTTTTAAATAAAATCCGACCGTAGTCGTTAATCCTGTAGAAGCTATTATTTGTGTGACTATTAGATTGTACCGGGTTTGAATAGCCATACAGGATTCAATGCCTGTAGGTAAAGCACTAATAACTGCACGAAATGCCCATTGCAGGGAACTGGTATTTGAACATAATTGTGGAATCCATCCATTAGCAACTAAATAAGCTTCAATTGCGGGTGCAATATAACAATATAACGCACTAGAACCGCCAACAATCGTTCCCACAGCGATAATATGAGCTAGTGCAGTTAATAACATACTTTTATCTTCTTCTGCTAATTCTTCTACTGGTTCTTCTACTACTGCACGTCGCGGTGGCATCCCCCCTCGACGCTTTCGATTTCTCCTACTAGCGCGTTTTTTAGAACCACCACTTTTTTTAAGGCCGTCGGCCATTGCATCACTTATTTCCTTTAATTCTTTACTCATACGCGGATTAGCTTTCGCCAGTTCGGTGAATTTTTCACGCATTTTATTCAACGCATTTTTTTTAGTAGGACAAGAACTATCCATTTATATATATACTTTTAAAAAAAGTATAGCAAAACCACACTTTTAAAAAAGTATAGCAAAACCACACTTTTTGGTTCAACCTTTTCCTAAAAGGTTGCGTGTTTTAATACATTTTCTATCAATTTGCAAAGTTTTACATTTCTCTTCTTGAGGCACAATTTTAATAACGCATTTGGCTTTCTTTCCGTATAAAGGTTCTGTACAGCCTTTCTCTTTTTTCTTCTTCAAAGTTTTATTTTTACTTTGTTTTAACATTTCTGGTGTTAATATTTTTGGTTTTTCATCTGTACAACGCGATCGAAAATGTTCATACCGTTCTCTCACATCACAATATGTTAAACCTGATTTTTTTCCTAAAAGTTTATTAACTGTTTCATGTAATTTATATATAAAACGCGAAAAGGTATTTCTATCCTTCATATCACTCATCTTTAATGGGTTGGATTTTAAATTCGTCTTCAAATTTTGCCTACAGTATTTGCACGGCAGGACATTTTGTAAATTTATAATAAAATCCTGATAATGTTGTTTATCTTCTTTGCTGGGATTAACGGGATAATTAAAGGACATTGTATGCAAAAAATGCCACATGCTCGGTCCCCATATTGTCGTTAACATACCATCACCACTCGAGTATTCTTTCTTTTTAAAGGTTCTATTTTTAGGATTAACAGTACGCATATTCTAGTTATATAAAGGAGAGAAAACATATAATACAAAATTTTATATGTTTATTTTAGATTCATGATAGCCGTATAATAACTAACATCATTGGTGTAATTCTTCCTCAGAATCTCTACATATTGTCCTGCTTTGTTTTTAAAGAGCATTATGTATAATCAGAGAGATATGTTTATATTGTTTAAATTTATAATTTACGCATACGTATGGTTTTCTTACTTCTTATAATTTTCCTTATACTTCTCTTTCTTATACTTCTCTTTCTTATACTTCTCTTTTTTTTTATACTTCTCTTTTTTCTTATACTTCTACCTATATTCTTTCCACCCCACCACCCTTCGCCATGGGCCTCTCGACGAATGGCGCGTTCGCCTCGGGGTGTCAAAGTCGGGTCGTCAAAATTAGCACACGATAAATCTATCAAGAGAATATGTTTAACACCCTGTTCTGCTACATTAAGTACGAGGGATTTTAAATCTGTTTCATATGGAGGACGAAGAGTACTAAAATAGTCTACTTCTCCTTGCGGGGTATTTAATAGTAAAATTTTATCATAGTAATTTGGACTTAATTGTTCTACACTATATATTTTATTTAGAGCAAACGTATAAGGATTGTGCGTAGCACTTGTATAGGCTTTATTATAATGTGTATTGAAAGAGTTTATATATGCCGTTTCTTCATCGTCGTTATCATCTACATTTAAAGTATTACGATCGATATTCGTTAAACGTTTGAATTCATTAGACAAATATTTCACCAATACAGGAGATATACTACTTTTATTACTTAAATCGTACATAGCTGCCATTTCTTTTGTTCTCTTCACAATTTTATTGGCGATGTTCACAGACAAATAATTACATAACCCCGGTGCAACGGCATTTATCCGTGTTAAAGTCATGCCATAAGGAATCCCAAATATATCGGGTTCTTTTCGACCATCAACTGTGGTATCTATTGCTATCCGTCCATGGGATGTAATTACAATGATGAGAGTTTCGGGATATGGTGTATCCATTGTTATATTATAATTATACATTTAATTAGCAGAAGTGTTTTTATATTTAAAGATTGTAAATTTGGTGCAACCTTTTCCAAAGGTTGCGTTTAGTAATCTCTTTATTATTTATGTAAACATATTATATAATGTTTGGTTTAGATGCCGTGAAGAATATGTTTTCCAGTGTCGGAAGTTATAAAAATTTCATTATTATATTCATTCTTACAATCATTTTTATAGTAGCGGCGATTTATACTTACCGGCGTTATGTTTCTCCCAAGATGAATCCCAAATTTGTGGCAAATAGTGAATTTTTACCGGAAGAAGCTAATAACAAACCGTCGGAGGTGGCTGAACTGTATTTCTTTTATACCGAGTGGTGCCCGCATTGTAAAAAATCCATGCCTATTTGGCAGAGTCTAAAGAGTGATCTCGATAATAAGGAATTTAAAGGTGTGGTATTAAACTTTATTGAAGTCGACTGTGATAAAGATACGGCTTTAGCCGAAAAATTCAATGTACAAGGTTACCCTACGATTAAGCTGGTAAAAGGCAACCAGGTCATCGAATATGATGCTAAACCTTCTAAGGATACATTAATGGAGTTTTTACAAACATCATTATAAATGATGCAGTTTTACAAACATCATTATAAATGATGCAGTTTTACAAACATCATTATAAATGATGCAGTTTTACAAACATCATTATAAATAATAATAACATATTTATTATTTTAAAATGTCGGATTATCAATAAAGGCTTTTGGTACCGCCTTGACGCTTTCCCCTTGTAGCATGAATTGATCAATAATATACATCCCCATAATAGCGCTAATATACACAATAATTGTATCTCGCATTAAGAGTTTAATTGGTTTATTTTCTTTTAAGACAAAGCGCATTTCCCCGAATTTTATTAATAAATATAAAACAGCTATAATACCCGCTTGAACAAACATATTATTCATTTTATAATATAGAATGAATAATGTATTCATGGATTTTACGCACAACCTACTTCGTTTGAACATTTAAAAAGGTTGGAATTTGGCGCAACCTACTTCGTTTGAACCTTTCCATCGGTTGGAATTTGGTGCAACCTACTTCGTTTGAACCTTTCCATCGGTTGGAATTTGGCGCAACCTTTTTTAAAGGTTGTTAGGATAATATCTCTATATCATCTAAAATTGGCGGTGGCAAAATATTTAATGGCCGATTCAAATCATTTATATCCGATATATCTAAACTTATATTGCCACCTATTTTAATTCTTTCATCATCGTCTTCATCGTCGGAACTGGCTTTCAATAAGGCTAAAGTTTCTAACCGCTCGATAGTTTTGGGGGCATCTACCATGGTTTCAACGCCTTTTACATCCACGGCTTTATCGACATTAGAAAAGCTTAAACGGGTTTGCGATTTATCTACTTCATTTGTTTCTTTTACAGCCGGGGCCTCTGTGTATTGTTCCTTTACTTGCACAGGAACAGGTGGCTCCGGTTCTGTCTCTTCCACAATCGGTATTTGCTCTTCCACTTCGCTAACTTCTACATCATTTTCATCCGTTTCATCCATATACGCCCGCAGAATAGTTTCTACCGGAATACTTTCTCTCACAGAATTCATTATACATTCTTTGATAATTAATTCTAATTCACGATTATGCTTTTGAATCTGAAGCGGTGCGATATTTTTCTCAAATAAATAAATATTTGTATATAATTTACGTGCAACATTCGAATACACCTTGTGAATAAAATCATCTACGGAAGGCACGTCAATATCGACTTTCTTTTGTTTTTGTCCTACCCGCACACACGTTAAAGATTTCAACTGAATTACATGGACACACGTAATCAATTCTTCCAAATAAGTACAGCCTGATGCTTCGACAATCCGTTTACGCTCAGTTTCAATAATAGTATTATTCCATTTGGGCACCCGACTGAGAAACGTTTGAAACGTCATTAAATATTTATCGAGTTCGTCATTTTCCCTGCATAAATTGTGGGCTTCTTCAAAGATGGATTTAATGCCTTGTATTGTAACCGGGGTTAGAATATTTACTAACCTCGCACACCATTCATTCTTTGAATCACTGAGACTATTCATCGAATAATCATCCATTTTACATATTTAGAATATTTTCTAAATATGAATTAGAACGTACTTAAATATTTGTTGTTGCATTAGGCACAAACATAAAAGTAAGAATAAATGTCATAAACAGTTGCTCATTTCTAAATTCACTCTTTATCTTATGAAATAACATTAAAAGTTTATAAGTTTGTAATGTGTTATCTGCTTCATCTTCTGCTTTTATATTCTGTTCTAAAAAATGCATTAAATCTAAACCACTGTAACCTTTTTCATATAATTTATTAACGAGTTTCACAATAATAGCATTAGTTACTGTTATAGTAGAAAGTTTTGTCAATTCTTGGTGGAGACCCCCACACCCCCCTCCTTTATTTTGGGGGAGACCCCCACACCCCCCTTTTTGTTGAGTTGTTTCTCCTTTATTTTGGGGGAGACCCCCAGACTCCCCTCCTTTATTTGTTATATTATTATTGTTTCCATATAGGCCTCCTTCTATATTTGGTGTATCGATATATATTTCGCAAAGTCGCGAGAGAATAGGTTTTAATAAATTATATTTATTTTCCACAATAATAAAAAATCTTGTATTATGACTAAACAATTCGATGCAACGGCGCAATGCAGATTGGGCATCAGTAGTTAATTTATCTGCATTAGTCAAGACAATTGTTTTAAAATGCCCCGAACCTTGTATATTAACATTGGTTTTCGCAAAAAACTTTAATTCTTCTCTGATAAATTTTATTCCTTTGCCGTGAGCGCAATCTGCAAACATGGTATAATTTTTAATCAATTGTTTATCATTCTCGTAAATATCTGATACAAATTTATAGACTAAGGTTCTTTTGCCACTACCAGCGGGTCCATGGAATAAAATATGCGGTATTTTATTTTGTTCTATAAAATATGCCAATTTTTCTTTTATAGTCTTGTGTAAATCCATATAAGCAATACTTATAATATATGTTTAATACACTTTTTCAACCTTTAAAAAGGTTCAAACGAAGTAGTGATAAACTTCAACAAAAGTTATTATTCTTCATCGCAATCTTCATCCTCTTCATTATGCGGGCGTACCATATTTTTTCTTCCTTTCAAGTGCAATTGTTTATTACGTCCATTACTTTGTGACTGTGGATATGCCGCTCCGATAAATCTTATATTTAATATGCCTTTTTTCCCTTGTTTTCCCATAGGACCCATGTCACCTTTGGGACCAGCCGGACCCATCAGACCCACATTACCTTTGGGACCCATAGGACCCATCTGACCCATATCACCCTTTGCGCCCATACGTCCTATTGCGCCGGCAGGACCCATTGCACCGGCGGGACCCATTGCACCGGCGGGACCCATTACACCAGCGGGACCGGCAGGACCCATTTCACCAATAAGACCAGCAGGACCCATTGCACCTGCAGGACCCATTGCACCTTCAGGACCCATTTCGCCTGCAGGACCAGGTGGTCCTGGTTCAGGTATAGCAGCAGCCATTACAGGTGTAGGTGCTTGAGGCGGTGTTTGGATAAACGTATAGGTATATATCAAATCAGTTCTAGAGCTTATAATGGGTTGTGATGTCCATACGACAGTTCCTGTCGCATCTTCTAAGGTGAAAAAATAACCATTTGAACGTTCTACAAAATCCGGATCCCCACGATTATAATAGACAATTTTACTTAAATTCACAGCTCGATCTAAATCTAATTTCCAAAAATTATCTGGATTCGGAGGAAATCCAGACAAAAACGCCCCCGCTTGACTCATATTATACACCGTTCTCGCCTCTAAAACCCCATCAATTGGAGCCACTATAGAGGTATTTGCATCCAATGGCGTGTTAAGCGGATTTATGGCCGTCGCCGTCCCTTTTGGGGCAATGTTCGTATTGGGGTCTTCGGTTGTATATACAGCCACTTGCGAAATTTGCAACTGCACTGCAGTACCTTGGTGAAACGTAATGGATTTTACTTTTGCATCCAATACTACTGGCGGATTCTCAAATCCTTCATACAATACGCCCTTCAGCGCGAGGCCAATCAATAATATTAAAGCTAAAAAGAATAATCCTTGAGGTTTCTTAAATATATTACTAAAACTCTTCATTATTGTATAGGCCATATTTTTCAACATTTTGATACACATGTTTTTTATATATAATAGTATAATTATTTTTTATAAGTTTGTAATATACTTCATCTACTACGTTTGAACCTTTCCAGTTAGAAAGTATCTCTATATGCCCCATAAGCAAAATATATACCACAGAGAATTAAGATAAAGGCGGAAAAATACTTTAATATATAGAGTTTTTTAATGTCCTTTAAATATATATTTATCAAAGAACCTAAATAGGAAAATAATATATATGCCACCGTTAAGACTAAGCCAATTTTATAATCGACGTCCTCATTTTTTGCATATTCTAATACCGCTAAGATAGAAATTGGAAATAAAAGCGCAAATAACGTGGTTCCGATATTTGTAGAGTAATCAGTGATAACGCCTAGTATATAAAACGAAGGGACGATTAGAAAAGCTCCACCCAATCCGGTAGCACCACCAATAATACCGGAAATTAACCCGACTAAAACTGTTAATATATAACGTTTACTTTCTCTCATTTATATATAACACAACCTTTAAAAACAACCTTTTTCAAAGGTTCAAACGTAGTAGGTTGCGCCAAAATAAGTAATAAAAGGCAGGTAACTTTATAGTAAAATTTATTTTTAATTTTACTATATATTTGGTTGTAATTTGGCGCAACCTTTCCCAAAGGTTGTTATCAAAGGTTTGTTAGTACCAACTTTGTAAACTCTGTGTATAAGGATTATTCTTAAAAGCCGTTAAAATATCCGGATTAATGCGTTCACAGCCGATTTTATCATTATCGTAACTCTGTTTATACCGTTCACTGCCGTTCATGGCCTCCGTCGGCACATAGGTAATACCCGCACTGGGTCCCGAATCTCTCACCCACAATCGATTATTGCATCGATCCGAGTCCAGGCGATTTACCACAATATTCTCATTTTGGTTAAAAATCGGCAGACCGCCCGGATTGGGGTGAAGTTTATAAGTTTTATTGACGTTATTGTGTTGATTATATGCCGACTCATAAGATTTCCCTGCCCCATAACCCGACGGCCCCGCAATACCGTTATATTTACAATTCGTCGTATCTCGTTCTTGTCTGACCGGTTGCTGACAGCTCACTAAATATGCATTGGCACTTTGTTTCTCTAAATTCAAATGGTTGCAATCTAAATTCGCCTCCGTCATTTCTCTTATCGTGGTCTTCGTGCGATCCGCCGGGTTATAGACAACCCCATTCGGCACGGTCGTATTATTGGCGTTCCCGTAAGGACGACCACTCCCAATGACATTTTCTTTCCTAGACGGGCGCATGATATCTAAAAGTGGCGACACCACTGCCTTCAGCATACTATTCATATAACCAAAGTTATTCCCCGTGTTGGTAGTCGAGCGATTGTTGGGGAGACTTTTGTAGCCTTGAACACCATAATCGGCCACCGTGGGTTTTGAGGATCCAATAGCAGAAGGGTTTGCAATATCATTCGGTGCTAACACCGGGCGCCGGGCCTCTTCATATTCACTTTTGTAATAACTGGCGTCGGTAGGATTTTGGCCATTCCCAAAATACTCACAGGTAGTTGACGTACGATTAACATCCTGTAGGAGTTCAATGCTCCGGGCTGTTTGCGCTTTTTCGATACCTGTCGTCGTGAGCCAGCGCTCCGGTCCGGTGGGATAATACGTATCGGGCGAATATTTTTCCACCTTGCCTTGGGTTTCGGTCGATGGACTCAATTTCACGTAAGAATCCCCCGGACCTTCGTGTCCCTGCAAACTAAACGTCATCTTCGGATTGGTGTCCACCCGCAATTCATTGACCGTTTTTGGGAGCCAATAATCCCGGGCTTCTAAACCACTGTTAAAACCATTCCCCCCTTCGGCATTATAACCCTTATTTAGTGCCGGAGCCACCCGAATTTCTTCCCAGGGTTTCACGTTTGACATATTCGAACCAGGCACCACACGCGACTGCATAAAATCACTCATGTTCGGCGACCCGTTTGCATACTGTAAATTACTTTGGGGTTCGAAGAGGGGCGCCTGTTCTTGTTTCTTAAACTGTTGGGAACCGACACCCATGATATTATCGAGGAGCCCTTCCGAGACATCGCGGTTAGCCGTGGCACCCTTGACTCTTGCCCCGAAAAAAGGCACCATATTATTATGTTTAAAGTTATCAATTTCAAAAGGTTTGCCGGTGAGGGAATAGTTTTGCTGTACACTGCCGCCGACGCCATATTGCGTGGCATTTTTAACTTCTACTTTCGCATAATTATTTGTACTAAAGTATTTATCCATGGGTTGCGTTGATTTGGGATACTTTTGTACATTGGCGTCGGTGACGGGCATGGTAACGGGGTAATTAATAGCAGGCTGTTGCGGATTTACATATGGGAGGGCATTATTTACACCGGTCATATTTGTATAATTCATATTAGAATTATTCATATTTGCATAACCTTCTTTCTTCTTTTTATCTTGATTGGACATTACATACATACTTCCTAATGCTAATAGTGGGATTGCTAATTCAGCCATTTATATATATACTTTTAGAAAAAGTATGGCAAAACCAACCAACCTTTTAAGAAAAGGTATGGCAAAACCAACCAACCTTTTAAGAAAAGGTATGGCAAAACCAACCAACCTTTTAAGAAAAGGTATGGCAAAACCAACCAACCTTTTAAGAAAAAGTTCAAACGAACTGTAGTAAAGCAAACAAAGTATAATTGCGTAAAAATATATACTTTTTTAATAGTACATTTTTTGCTGTACTTTTTTTAAAAGTATATATTAAAATGGTCCAAATGACACAACAAACAAAAACTAATTTAATAATTACTGGTAGTACATTATTAGGGTCAGGGGCATTATATATAACAGGATGGACAATTTTTGGTGCTGAATTTGGACGTGCAATAAACAACTTTTCGAATAAGTTAGAAATAGATAATGTGTTTGCTAAAAAATCTGATAGTGTTAAATCTGGACTTTTAATAGGATTAGTTTGTGGCGGTGGGGTAATGTTATTAGCCGGCGCAATTATGCTCCCAATAGCTTTAACTGCAACGATAGAAGAAGAAAAAAAAGAAACAACTTTATAAAAGCATTGTTCGCGGTGGGCAAGCAATATAAGCATCTTTCTCTAAAAGGCGCGTATTCAAATTATTTTGAAAGGATAAGCACACATTTTCTTGGGGATTAAGGGGTAATGTATACCAATCCACTTGTTCTAAATCGCGGTACATCCAGGCGGGGTGCGTGACACGCGTTTGGTCAGTCATGGGTTGCATAGAGGGATAAGTAACTTTCTTTGTTTGAACTTCGTGCGTTTTATAATTATTTTCCCCAATACAATCGCGATTGGCAGAACGGGTTAAGCCCATTAAATCACTCTCTAAATTAACCGTATTGGTCATCAAATTAGAACCCCACTTTTGCATACGAAAATAAGGATCTTCCATGAAATATGGCTTGTCGCCATTACCCGGCACATTCAACATATATCTGCCTAAACCAGTCAATTCTTGTAAATCTTTTTTAATTCGACAGGGATCATCATGAAAACGAGTAAATGCCATTATATATGTACTTTTAAAAAAAGTACGACAAAAATATACTTTTACACCTTTGGACATTTAAAATGCCGATTAAAAATTGATACATATAAGTCCTACAATCACACATTATAGTAGGACTTATATGTATCAATTTTAAATTTCAATTGTGAGCGACCATATTTTATAGGGAAATCACAAGTGTCCTCATCTATTTCTCGCAGTATTTTCATTTGCGAATAAGAAAAATTCGCAATAATTATTTCTCCTTTTTTCCTTTCAAAATGTAAATTAACGCCGAAATATTTACGTAAAGTAAGAACAATAAACCGAAATAATGTTCTTGTTTCATTATTTAGTCCTTCAAACTTGTATTCCGTTCCATCTTTTGTAAAAGTGGGTGTAATACAAATATCATAATGTGTCGGTTGGTAAAGTGTTGTCATATTAAGTAATTTAGTATATTACTCTATATTAATATTTTATTCATTATAAAAACGGCATTTTAAATGTCTAAAGGTGTAAAAAAAGTACGACAAAAATATACTTTAAAATATTAAGTCATTTATTAGAAAGCGTACTTAAGTGGTGCCTACGCCTGCTGGGTAATGCCGGGATTGATGTAAGTAACGTCTAGGTGGAACTAGGAGGGACCCCCACAAACCCCAGCAGGCGTACGCATGTGTAATTATTAAAGCGTATTGCCTTAATAATTAAAAGTATAGTTTTGCTACACTTTTTCAAAAGTGTCTAGATTGGATACGGTCTTTGCTTATTCTCTATGACTAAAGGTGCTGGCATAAAGAGGGGCACGGTATTGAAATATTTTATGGTGGGAATCGTTTTCATTTCGGGTGTAACAGGTGCTTGGGGATGGACTAAATTCGTCGAATTAATACCAAATAAAGCGGATTCAATTTCAATGGCATTATAAGCAAATGTCTCTCTTGGCATTTGACTTGGATTAAAGCCTAAACAAGGTAAAGCATCTTTATAAGCTTTGCCATATTGCGAGTTCTTATATAATTCATAATTGTTGGTTAATTTGTTGTCACGTTGTTCTAAATAATAGTCACCGGGCATATTTTTATTTCTTGTGGAGGCCATATATACAACCTTTAGAAAAGGTTGCGCCAAATTACACTTTTAAAAAGGTTGGATTTTTCACTATATTTGCACTGTGTTTTGTCTCAACCTTTTCTTAAAAGGTTGTTTTTAAAGGTTGTTTAACATATTATTCAATGAATTATCTTTTATTGTCCAATCATGAATAAAATCATAAATACATCTATGAAATAAATCAAAATATTCAAACTTGAATAACAGGCTAAAAAGGAGTAATTTTTTATCTAACTCTCTATATGTCTCATTATCATTCTCCATATCAATACTTTCCTGTGTCATATTTATCAATAATTGTAAAGCTTCTACTTTTGCTACTTTTTGTAAAATTGTTTCCAAGTGTGTATCTGTATTCATTAAGGTATATAAATCATATAAAGTAGTATTAACTTTATCATCATCCCAATTGTCTATTTTAAAGGCTTGTAAGAGTTGAATTTTATACAATTGTTCTTGTTCTTCTGGTGTATCCATTTGTTTATAAGTGCAAATGAATTCGGAATCATACATATATAAATTATAGCAATTTATATCTAAATGTTTTTCACCAACCTTTAAGAAAGGTTGGATTTGGTCCAACCTTTCCTAAAGGTTGGTTAGTTTGGTGCAACCTTTCCTAAAGGTTGTTTAATAGTGCGTTTTACAATTACTATATTCCTTATCGCGTATTAATTCACGCGAGGGTAAACCGCCACGAATCCAACCATCCGCCGCCACACTTTCCACTAAATTCGCCGGGTTCGCAATCGTGGCCTTGAGTGATGGCACCAACGGCGTAAATAAATAGGGCCCATAACTAAATTCGCTACTAGGGTAAGCACTTTTCCGATTATTTGCTAAATCGCCTTGCTGAATCTGGGATTCGAGAACGGCGTTACTCTTCCCGCGACCGAGAAAAGGGACCGTCGCAAAAGGCCGTTGCAATAAACTAATCCTACACTTCGGTTTAGAAATATCATTCAAAGTCAATTCCGAATTTTCGTCGATATTGCAACCGTTAATGCCCACCGTGTGACTGCCGGTAAAATTCACGTTGATTTGACTGGTGGCGAATTCAATGGCATTGCTCATCGGACAAGCCGGTCTAAAGTTATCCAACATGTATGTGGAGGCCTGGGAATTCTGCAACGTGCGTTGGCTTTGGTCACAACGGTCATCGCCTAATCGGGACGTTTGATAGAATTTATAATCATAAACAGAAGCCATTATATATATGTACTTTTAAAAAAAGTACAGCAAAAAAGTACTTTTAAAAAAAGTACAGCAAAAATATTCTTTTTTAAAGTTAAGAAAAATATTCTTTTTAAAAAGTACTTTTAAAAAAAGTACAAGTGAAACAGATACAGCAAAAATATTCTTTTAAAAATAATTGCAAAATATAGTTCTTAAAATAATATTTTGCTGTATCTGTTTCACTTGTACTGTTTTGCTGTATCTATTTCACTTGTACTTTTTTTAAAAGTACTTTAATAGTTCGTCCACCTGGGTGGTGCATTTCGTGTGCAGGCCGCTTCATTATTCGTTTCATCTCTGCAGGAGATCATATCGCCATAGCAAAACTCTGCAAAAGAACCCTGATCATTGGGTATAGTAGTATTGGCAGTGGCGTACCATGTTCGCATTGATTGATCAAAAGTATAACTATCGCCTAAATCTTTAAACAGGCGTTGGTCAATATTGGGGTCATCAAAGTTTTTCTTTACCATATCGATTGTTTGTTTATTAATATCCGCGTCTACCTCAGGATTGAAAGCGGGGGCAGCGGGATTACGATTGGGGTTGTCGGCAATTTCTGTTAATAAGACATTCATTGCGGGGTTAGTAATGGCCGGTTCTGTAAAGTGTTGTTTATTCTCCTGATAAACCGCTTCATTATTATACATTTCATATTTCTTGTACATGTCGGCATTCATAAACCCTTCTTTACTATCTGTTCCTTTTTTTGATTGGATTTTTTGTAAAACAATTATTACTACTAAAGTTACCACACCCGTTATAAGAAATTTTCCTTTTCTAGTTATTAAAAAGCCGATAATAGTGAGTATTATTATTAACCGGGTAATCGCGTTTAATTTACGGTCTGCAGACATTGTGGGTGCCGGCCATATTTCTAATATATCTGTTTGTTTTAAAAGTATAGTGGGATTATTCAACCAAAATGATGTAGCCATATATATATACACTTTTAGAAAAAGTGTGGCAAAACCAACCAACCTTTTATCAGCGAAGCAAGTAGAAAAGGTTCAAACAAAGTAGACTGCGCCAAAATTTACAACCAACCTTTTATCAGCGAAGCAAGTAGAAAAGGTTCAAACAAAGTAGACTGCGCCAAAATTTACAACCAACCTTTAAAAAAGGTTGAGCTAAATTTACAACCGACGGAAAATGTTCAATTTAATCTTCAACTGCGTTTGTCTCTACTGCTGTCGTTGCGTCTGCCACTGTCGTTGTCTTGTTCTTCTTCTTATTTTTCTTCTTCTTTGCTGAAGGAGTACTATTCGTTTCTGAAGGTTTTACACTACGTTCTACTTGTTCACCTTTACTAAAGACGAGATTTTGACGTCCCGCCTGGTCGACACCGGCGGATTGTAAGCTTGTAGCCCTCTTCTGTTCCAACTTTGCTAGTAAGCGCTCCTTATTCTTGGCTGCCTTCAAATTTCGGTCTAAGTTTGCCTGCATCGCACTCGTATTGACTTTGCCTCCGCCACTTCCCCCCGGCATCATATGCCCCATACCCATTTTTGCTAACATGCTTTGTAAATCGCCCATTCCCGGCATCGATTTCATTTTTTGCATAATATCACTGGCTTCCTGGAGTAACTCGCTTTCCTTCATATCACCCGATTTCAACTTATCGTCCAATTTATTCCCTACATTTTTAACCAAACTCATTAACTTGGCGGGATTTTGAAAGAGCTTCTTAAAAACATCATTAACTGAACCGGCATTTTCCATATCCATATTGAGGTCAGCCGCGGTTTCTTCAGCAATTTCACGCGCCAAATTTCCTAATTTACCATTCATCATACCCGTGACGTGATCATGAATATCTTTGGGATCGGGCAAATCATCCAAGTTAATATTTGGAATCTTTTCCTCTTGATTAGAACCATCTCCTGTACCTGCACCTGCACCTGCACCTGTTTCACCTGCACCTGTTTCACCTGCACCCGCAAACACATTTTGCATCTGATTGATGGTTTCTTCCAACTTATTCTTAAACTCATTTTCATCAATCGCTTCAAATAACTTGGCCGTGTCCCCAAAAGACGAACCATCTGAAATCGTCGATACTAAGGTAAAGAGTAACAGTTGCAAATATTTCCAAATGGTTTCTCTCGATTTATCACTTAACTGTGTATCAGCCCATAAGACAGCAAAGTCCATACCCGGCAAAAATTCTATCTTATTCTTAAATACATCATTATTCTGATAGAGAATATCAAAGAACCGTTCCGGATAGATTTTCTTGCAGTGTGTATAGACCCTAAAAAGGGCTTCTTCGCATTTAACATCACCTTCTTCATCAATTAATGTCTGTAAATCCGGATGCAAGGAGTTTTTTTGCTCAGGGAAAGATATAAGAATATCTCTCGTAAAATCGAGAACAATTTTTTTAATATCACTTAAGGCTTTAAGTTCCTCCGGCGTTTTTGACATGTATATATTATATAATTTGTAAGTTTTTAAACCAAAACTAATTATATAATATTACTCTTCTTCGTATAAATCACTAAGCTTCAACATATTTTGCATATATTTAATTACGTTAGCTTGTTCTAATGGGTTCATGTTGCGGACGGGTTCGCGTAAGCAATCGATTTTATCCAACATAATACTAGATGCGCCACCCAAATTTTGCATATCTTTATTATAGTCTTTCTCAATGAAGAAATTGATGTCACCGGCTAAAATTTCACTGCGATATTTGTCGACGACATGTTTCTTGTAGCCCTTGTAAATTAACTTGGGGGTGATTAGTAGTATTTGACCCATGGCTAATTTCAGGGTGAGAATATCTTTGTTGTCAGGAAAGACCCGGGCAATATCTTCCACGAGTTCTTTAAATTGTTTGTTAAAGACAGTTAATAAATGTGTCTTATCCATTACTATAATAGTATATAGAATGTTTAAATGCTTTTTTGTAAAAGAACAAACGTAAAAGAATAAAAACATAAATAACGTTTCAATAAAGTTACTTTACATGCAAATAGCGGTTATTATTTATATGTTAATGCTCATACAATACAAATATTAAATGTAATAACATAATAATAGCTGTTTATATTATAGTGAAAATCACAGGTATTTGATTATTTGACAAATCACAATTAATATATGTTTAAATTGTTAAAACGAATTTAACAATTCAAATAGTTGTTTTTGTTTTGATGCAATCTACTTTGTTTGAACATGTCAAACGGTTGTGTTTTTGCTACACTTTTTATAAAAGTGTGTTTAACGTTTAAACACTACATCAGAATTTCGCTTTGATTGGAGTTGTTCCATGGAGACGGAGCCCACCTTATCCGGTGTGTAATTATCCGGTGGGGTTTCTATATCGGCCGCATAATCTAAACTCGCATAATGGTGTTGTTGACGCATACCGCCATTTCCCTTGGCCGATAAAGCGTCCGCATCTTGGTCTAAGAAACTATAATTATCAGAAGCCACACCACCGTACCCGCCGCCCATTAAAGAAAAGGCTAAAGGTTCGCCATTATTCTTGGTGGCCACATTCGCCTGCATTTGTTGTTTGGGTTCAATATGTGTATTAATATCATTACCAAATAATACGTGATGATTTTTATTTAAGAGGAGTAAAGCGGGGACTTTAGTGACCGACGGCGGTAGTAAGATTTCTTGCCCATTCTCTAAAACAATGTAAGTGGCGCCATTATTTTTCTTTACACGTTTATCAATATTTATAAAATGTATATCATTTTTTACTTCACTCCATTTGGCGATATGTTGTAAAAGTGTTTTACAGTTATCACAATAATTACTATAATATAATATGCAACTCATTATATATTTTTATTATTTTAAGCATTAGTATTTAAACTTATTTATTTATTGTTTCACTTATTTATTGTTTCACTTATTTATTGTTTCACTTATTTATTGTTTCACTTATTTATTGTTTCACTTATTTATTGTTTCACTTATAATTATATTAACATACATGGTTTATCATTGCATTTAATACACTCGCCTTTACAGATAAATATCGGTTTTATTGTTTTTATATTTATATCCATTACCTATAATATCTAGTTATAAATAATAAGACAAATAAAATAAATCAACTATATTCTAGGTAAAATACTTTTTATTAAAGTATATTTTGCTATACTTTTTATAAAAGTATATATTAAAAATTGATTTATAATATAAACCTTAATTATATATTATATTAATAAAGATGGAGCCTGTTATTTCTAAATTGTCGGAAGATGAGAATGTATTGAAGTTCACTATGAATGGAATTAACGTCAGTTTTGCGAATGCCCTCCGACGAATTATGCTTGCTGAAGTGCCGACCTTGGTGTTTCGCACCACCCCCCACGAGAAATGTTTAGCCACATTTGACATCAATACGTGTCGACTAAACAATGAATTAATTAAGCAGCGTCTGAGTTGTATTCCTATTCATATTACGGATGTCGACTTTCCTTTTCAGGATTATCAAATGGAAGTCAATAAGAAAAATGAAAGTGATGCGATTGAATTTGTCACGACGGCTGATTTTAAACTGAAAAATATTGTTACTGGTAACTACATGTCTAAAGCCGAGACGGATAAAATCTTTCCCCCGAATCCCTTGACAGGTATGCATATTGATTTCGTCCGGTTGCGTCCGCGCATTTCGTCCGAGATTGACGGTGAACAATTGAAAATGTCGTGCCGGTTAGACGTGGGTATGGCCCAACAAGATAGCGCCTTTAATGTAGTAGCGACCTGTGCCTACGGGAACACGCCAGACCCAGCGAAAATAAAGAGCGAATGGACCAAGAAAGCGACAGAATTGAGCAAGGCGGGCTCGACCGCGTCAGAAATTGAATTTCTTCACAAAGACTGGCTCTTATTAGATGCAAAGCGTTTCTTCATAAACGATTCGTTTGATTTTACAATTGAAACCGTCGGTCCGTTTACGAATATGTCGATTGTCTATAAAGCCATTCAACTCATGTTAAAGAAACTCGGAAAATTTAAAACGACAATCGAAGGGGAACCCGGTTTAATTGCAAAGACCGCAACCACTATTGAAAACGGGTTTGATATCACTATTCCAAACGAAGGTTACACCTTGGGAAAGGCGATCGAATTTGTCTTGTACAACAATCACTATGGTAAGGCGTTAACATATTGTGGTTTTATTAAACCGCATCCGCATATTGACATTAGTAAGCTACGCGTGGGCTTTAAAGAGCAAATTGACACCGCGACCGTAGTGAGTTTCTTGACGAATGCCGCCGACGAAGCAATAAAAGTATTTGAAACATTGGCGACGATTTTTAAAGAAAAGTAATAAAAATATATTGAAAAATATGAATATTTATTTATAAATTTATAAATAAATGTATAAAAATTATAAAAAAATATATATAAAAAATATATCTCAGAAATTTTTCCAGGTTTGGTGATTCTTTTTCCATTTTGGACATTTTAAAAATGTCCTTTTTTCAAAAGAGGCCGTCCGGAGTCTAGAAAATCGTGAAAATGTGGTTTTGCTAGAAGAAGGTCTCATTTTAAAAATTAGGAAAAAATATTTGTGACCATACTTTTTTCAGAAATTATATATTTTTTATTAGAAAGGGTTTAGGAACTGCTTTAAATATCTTATAAAGATATAAACGGATATGGAAAATTCCCCAAAACACCCCAAAATATTCACATGTGATATTTGTCACATTAATACGAGCAATAAAAAAGATTATTTTAAACATTTATTAACTGCAAAACATATGAAACTTAATAAAAGATGCGAAAAGATACAAGAAATCCCCAAATTTCCCTTCTACTGTGACTGTGGGAATATTTATAAACATAGTTCTGGACTTTGGCGACATAAAAAATCATGCAATAAAATACCAGAAGAAAACGTAATTATTCAAAATGAACCCGACGATTTTAAAAATCTCACGAGTATGGTGATAGAATTAATGAAAAGCAATACAGAAATGCAAAAACAAATGGTCGAGATGTGCAAGAATAGCAATACTAATACGATAAATAGTAATAATAATAATAACAACAAAACGTTCAACCTGCAGTTCTTTCTCAATGAGCAATGCAAGGATGCCATGAATATTAGTGATTTTGCTAATTCTATCGACCTCCAGCTGTCAGATTTTGAGAGCGTCGGTGAGCTGGGATACGTGGAAGGCATCACAAAAATCATGCTGGATAAATTGAATAGTATGGACATTTACAAAAGACCGATTCATTGTAGCGATGCCAAGAGAGAAATATTATATGTCAAGGATGATGATAAGTGGGAAAAAGAAGAAAAGAATAATCCCAAACTCCGCTACGCCATTAAAACCATTTCCTTTAACAATATGAAATTAATGGGCTTATGGAGTAATACGTATCCGGAAAGCATGGATGGCGAATCGCGTTTAAATGATAAGTATATGAAACTGATTAAACAATCGACCGGCGGGAATGGCGAAATAGGCGATAGTGAAAACAAAATCATTCGACGGATTGCTAAGGAAATATTGATTGGAAAAAATAAAATGTAAATATATACTTAAATATATTTACTTAAATATATATACTTAAATAAATACATATTACGTAATGAGTTTGCTTAAATTATATTTTACTGCATTACCTATGATGTCTATATATTCCACTATTATAGGTATTGATACAGGAATTCGTGTGAGTAATATAAAGTCTGAGGAAAAATTTATTGATAAGTATTCATCCATAATAGGATATACAAGTCTAGGAATTATAACAGGCATCACTTATCCAATTAGTTATCCCTTGTTTGGATGTTATGTTTTATCGAAAAAAATGTAATTTGATGCGATATGCTACTACTTCGTTTGTATACTACTTCGCTGATAAAGCTCAATTTTGGCGCAACCTTTTTTAAAGGTTGTTTTTTTAAAAGTGATGTTTTGCCACACTTTTCTTAAAAGTGATGTTTTGTCACACTTTTCTTAAAAGTGATGTTTTGTCACACTTTTCTTAAAAGTGTATATATATGGAGGAATATTTATCAGGACCAAAAAAAACCATCATATTCACTATCGCCAGAATGAATCCGCCGACTAGTGGACATATGGGTTTAATTAAAGCTTTACTGCAGGCTAATTTAGAATTACCAAGAGATGACCCCGGGCACGGCAAAGTATATGTAATTTTGTCCAGTTCAGTTGACCCAATTAGTGACCCTTTATTATGCAACGATAAAAAAGTGTTGCTTATTGCCGAAGGCATGATAGAAAAAATAAAACGCGATAATCCCCAATTTAGTGGCATTGAGGTAATTATTTATTGCATGAGTGATACAGTCGAAGAGGATTTAGGCGCGCACCCGATTTTAAAGCATATTCGGCAAATTATTAGAAATGAGCAACCCACAGATATGAAGTTAATTATCGGGGCAGACAGAGGTATAAAATTTGATGAGTTTGACACGGTAATTGAGAATAATTATAAATTTGTAGAAGACGATATACGGAGACAAGGCGTTAAAATCAATGAAACAGTGCCGGAAATTAAAGCCAATATATTATCCCGCCCACCGGGTGCAATGTCGGCTACAAAAATGAGACGTTTAGTTGCAATAGGTAATAAAGAGGAATTTGTCAGTAAATCACTGGAGGCAGGTTTATCGGCACAGGATGCCGCGGAATTATTTGATAAATTATATTCGATTATTCGAGGTGGGATTATCGATATGGTCAAAAAAATACCAAAGAAGAATCTCATCCGATTCTTTAAACCGTTAAATACTAGTTTGGGCTTATCCGATGCGGACGCAATTGAAGTCATCAAAAATATAATGCTGGAATTGAAAGAGGATTTAGAATTGGGGACAGCGGATGATGTATTGAGACGTATAGAACAAATACGTTTAGCACTGGAAGAAGAACGGATAAAAGCCGAGGAACCCACGCCGGCGAAAAAACAAAGAACGAGAGGTGGTAAGCGAAGAACTAGAAAAAATAGAACCGAAAAGAATTATAATAATAAACGTAGTAATAATAAACGTAGTAATAATAAACGTAGTAATAATAAACGTAGTAATAATAAACGTAGTAATAATAAACGCACTACTTACAAGAAGAACCGTTATACTAGAAAATAAATTATTTTTTATTTAATTTAATTTAGTTAAATTAAATGCATAAGACTATAATTATATACTAATACTATAAGGTATGAGTGAATCTACTGATATACAAGAAATAGGACTACAATTAGGCGATATTATTGAAATCATCTCTCCATCTGACCCTGCACTAAATAATCATACATTTTATATTAAATACATCGATAAGACCAAAATTGTTTTAATGGAAAGCGGGAAAAATGAACAAACGTTAACCTTAAGTGAAAATGGTAAATTAGATAATGAATCGATTATAGAGATTAATATCCTCAATCGCGCGGAATCGTCCAGTTATGCACTACAAAACAACTTAATTCCGGGGAACTGGATAGATGTATATTTTAGCGGTGATGTGCCGACCATTATTACGGGGAAAATTACTAATTTGGAAGAAGATATGATTGAGATTACCACTTATCCAGAGAAAGAGGTGATTTTTATTGATTTTGGTTATAAAGGTATTCCTGAAAATATTCCTATTCTTAAGATTATTTTACGAAAGGCACCGGCAAGTAAAGCAGGTATAGAAGCAGGTATAGAAGCAGGCACAGAAGCAGGCACAGAAGCAGGCACAAGCGAAGCAGGCACAAGCGAAGCAGGCATAGAAGCAGGCACAAGCGAAGCAGGCACAGAAGCAGTTACAAAAGCACCTTTAGAAACACTAGAAAAAGAACCAGCCCAAAGTAAGATATCTGCTCAAATTCGTGAATTATTTATAAGTGCGGACCTAATACACTTTGGCGAAGAGTCGGAAGAAATTACTCAAATGGTAGAATTACCCGAATCAGAACAACGGTACAGCTTAGAGAAACAGACCACAGATTTATTAGATGAAATGTTGTCAACCATTCCCAATATAAAACGCACGGATCAAGTATTAAACAATATTCACACCATGATTGAACGTTTTAAACAATTGCGAAAGACCTTTTCTCTCTTTGACAAAGATGGGAATTTAACAAAACCGAAAATCCAAGGCGCGAATTATAAACCCCTAATAGAGACCTTACAGAAGTTCAATCAGAAACTGTATTGGCTGTTACCGGTAGTGAAAAATATTAAAAAAATATACGATTTCGAAGAACCCACTGAAGATTATATAGATATAGATGCCTTGAGCTTAGCGGATACCAGAAATGGCGAAGAAGATATTATCGCCCAGTATGTTGCTGGGAACATGCCGGATCAAGACAATAAATATGTCTATCTTCTCAAAGCCTTAAATCCTTATTTGACACCGTTTACCAATGACACAGACAATGCTAACGTATTGGCGCGAATAAAAGTTAATACTAATATTGCCACGATTGTAGATAACTTGGGGGATTTCTATTCCTCGGTTATGGCCAACAACAAAGATATTGTTAGTATAAATCGGCGCCGTTTCGTCATACAGGAATATAATTTGGGCATGAGCGGACTCGATATTAAAAAGTTTCGGGGAGGCGATACGGTTATTAGTAGGAAACACATCACCGAGAATGATACCATGGTTTTAAATTCCTTATTGATTTTACCCGAAATAACGGTGCGTTTTGCTAAAGTCAATCTGCCTTATACAAGTATTCTAATGAAAGCCAATTTAAACAATCATTTTCTCAATTATTGGCAATTTTTGAAAAATAATACAAATGTCAACACCACAGTGGTAGAAAATCTGGAAGAACCTTTAGACTATGAAGTGAGTGGCTTTTTAAAAACCGTCACGGATCTGCGTTTAGAGGAGAGTCTCCTGGAAGAAAAAGACGTGTACAGTAAATATTTGGAAGCTGTTATCCCGAAAACACGTTTTCTGTTCAATTTGATTAAACCGTATATCAACGATAATTTGACACTGCACGATGTGCTAGGGTATTTGGAACCGTTTATGGTTTACCAAGAAGATTTGTCTTTTATGCAATACCAAGAAATTAACGAGTATATTACTAAGAAAATTGGGGAACATAAAAAGAATTATTTACTCAAAAACCGAGAGTACAATGCTTTAAAAACGGCGATGAATACATTCAAACCAAAATTAGTAACATTATTTGATATAAATACGGCTTTAAGAGAATCGGTGCTCGGTGCCTATGGGCTAAATGATGCCACTTTACTTAACATGTCGAGTGAAGAGTTCATAGAAAAAATAACGGCTATCGATTGTGGGCGTCTTTATAATACAGCGATAGCTATGATTGGGTCAAATCTAATGATTGCAAATGGGCTAAAAGAAATCAACGACATTGAGAAATATGTTAAAAATGCTCCAAAGCCATCTACCGAACAAGCGCAGTGTAAAACTTATACCGCCATCGCGAAGCGCTATATCGCCTTGGACGAATTACAAGAGGACGATGACAAGTATATTTATTTTGACAAAAAATACGATACTACGCATTACGAATTACTCGGGGAGTACCCAAAGCCCGAACCGACAATGACAAACGAAGCCTATATCGGGTTCCTAATAAATACTTTAATGAAAAAAATCGGCTTGAATGAAGGAAATGCGCGACGAGAAGCCCAGGCGATGTTAGCAGGAAAACGGCTGGTCGAAGACGGGGATTATGCCCTGCTGGAGACCGCGGAAGGTTCTGAACTAGCCGTCACGTATTACCGGCGCCAGAATAACGCCTGGGCCAGAGATGACACGATATCGCCCGATGTCTTTGAGGATAAATTGAAAATGATTTGTAATCTGGATGAAAAATGCGTCGAAGTGAAGGGCAAATGTGATACGATGGAAAACGGTGGAAAAGAAATAAAAGATGCGAACCTGAAACTGGTCTTAAAAGAGTTTGATGAGCACTTAAACGTGAATAAGGCCCTGGTCATAAAAACCATAAATGATGATTTGGCGGATGCGCTTAAACGCATGGGCATTTTACAGGATTTGATACATACGAAAACCTACAAGTATAACTATAAACACTATACGTTAGGGACAACTATTGAAGAAAGTGACGTGGTTACGTCGCCCTATTTACCCCTCCGTGACATTATTCTCGGACAGGCCGATTATGTGAAACGGCAACAAGATATTATCAAGTTTGTTACACATTTCACCAGAGAACCCGTGTTAGAGGAGAAGCCCTATTGGTTATATTGTATTAAGACAAACACACCTTTATTACCCACTTTTCTCTCGACATTGGCGAATGCTTATGTCTCACAAGACGATTTCCTCTATACCATTGAGAAAATCTGCAAAGAACAAGGGAAACTCAGCGATGACGGCGATTCGTGGGTTGATGAACACAGTGGTTATATCATAAAGAAAATATCCCTCAACACGGATGAAGAGTTTACGGAAGAAGGTTATAAAAATATTACACGCGCGGTCTTAGAAGCCGACGTCGGAGAGTCGATTTTAAACATGACAAAGAAGCACAAGATTTTTGTAGATCCGGAAACCGAGAAAATTTCCAATATTATAAGGGTGATGACGAATTTTATGGGGATTAATATGGATTCTTATAAAGATTTTATTATTCGGAATGTCCACAAGATCTTAGAAACGAAGATGTTGAGTGAAACGGTCTACAATAAACAATTGGAAATCGCGGCCTCCAAAGGGAAAAAGAACCTGGACGACTATCAAACGGCATATTATCAATTTTTGATATATTCCACCCTGGCTTATTTGTTTATTGCCATTCAGGCTTCTATTCCATCCATACGGACACGAAAAACGCACCCCGGCTGTATTCGTTCCTTCACAGGTTATCCGATGGGCGGCGCGGAAGATATGACCGGTATAACATATTTGGCATGTATTGTTAATAAAATTAAGAGCCCGATTGATCATTGGAAATCCATCCAGAAAATGAATGTATTGACCATTACCAAGCGCATTGAAACCCAAATTGCCAAGTTTATTTTACCCACAGAAGAGGTTCAAGAATTAATAAAATTGAAAGAGACGTATTTACTGTTAAATGTGGAAGATACTATACCCGATGAACATAACATCGCGAATATGACCCACTTTCTGCCACCCTTAGTGCCGATAAAACTACTCACGATACAAAACGTAACCGAAGCGTTTAATAAAGATTTACTCGAAGCCATTAAAAAAGGTTCCCCAAAACAAACTGAGATGCTAAATATTATGCGAGGGAAAATAATACAATTTGCCTTTGGTATCATCGAAAAAATTCAGAAGACGGTGCATAAAAAGGCGGCGATTATGACCAACAACGCGGGGGAACCGTTCTTAGAAAATGCGTGCTGTGATAGCACAGACCGAGAGAGCACGCTCCAATATTTTATTCAGGCCCAACCCGATATCGCCGTATATAATACCCGCATAGTCGAATTAGCAAATATCTTATATGATATCAATCGCACGGGCAAAGCCGGTATATTATTCGATCCTCGTGACACAAAGATTGTGATACCTCCCTTACCCGCGGAGTTCTCCGAAGAAACCATCTATAAAGCCTTTATAGTGTATTGTAAATACGGTACAAATCTACCCATTAGCGAAGAATTAAAAGCGATTTGTATGAATAAACCCGAAGACTTCAGCGAGAAAAATAGCTTAGCCGAACAAATTCGCAAACTGAAAAGCGAAGGACGCAATTATTCCCAGACGACTTTTCAACAATTATTAATGATCGTCAATAAACAAAATATTCTGCCGACCCCTAGACAAACCCTGACGGTGAATACGGTTCAAGCTTTAAAAGACATTCTCGATTCGTTAGAACAGCGCAATGTTGTCAATATCCCGCTCGCTTTTAGTGAGAAATTCAAGTTGGTATTGGAAAATTTTGAAATAAATAATTTAATAGAAAATACACCGGAAATGCGCACTTTTAATAATTACTTGGCGTCAACGAATGAGATCATGGTTGCAACCATAAATGAGTTTATAAAGAAAGCTCCGTCGATTAAGGAGTCGGAATATACGTTTTTTAAAACCTGTCTCGACACTATTACAGATTTCCAAGAGACAGGCGATAATCTCGTATTGGATAGTCAAGATGAAACGGTATTTAAAATGATGACTTTCATTAAGAATTCACTGAGAGTATTGACGCGTGAATTACCCAATATTATTATTAATGAAGTCGATAACGCGAACGTCAAGATTCCGAAACATTGGGGCGTCTCTGAACGGCACGCATCAGATATTCGGGAAATCATCAATAAACACTACGTGTCGCTGTATGAGTTTTATAAGGATGAAGATATTGTCTTAGTGTTGAAAAAATATATGCGCACGACAAGAGATACAGAAATATTGGCCAAGTTGACAGAGTTTTATGCCCCCCTGAAACTGGGCGATGATAAATATATTTATTCTACGATGGAACGGCGATTAGTGGTGTTGTTATTTAAATATTATTTTTATAGCACCGTGACGGACTTGATTAATCTGAAAGACGATGACGATGTCTTGCTCAGGCGACAAACCAAACCGGCAGTGGAGGAGGACGATGAGGAGAATGAACTCCGGTCCACTGAGATCGCGTTCGCTGAACAAAACGGTGAACTCACCGAATTAGAAATTATTCGCGGAGAGAAGAAAGAATTAGGGGATAAAATTGCGAAACTATTAAATTCATTTATGGGTATTATCTGTAATGATAAAAAAGCGGTTAATTATAATTATAAAAGTATGATGGATAAACTGTTGCGCTCGAGAGAAAAAGAAAAAACGGATATTACGGATTATTTGAAGAATAAAACAGACGAAGAACGGGAAGTAGAGACTATCTTTAAAAATCAGAAATTAGAACGGTGGAGTAAAGGGTTACAGAAAGGCTTAGTTAGTTATCAAAAAGAAACATACGATGAGGAGCGTAATAAAATGGAAGAGCAAATGGTTATTGATCAGCGGTTAAATAAGAATAAGGATATCAGTGAGATGAATAAGGACATGTATAATTTTGACCTGTTACTGGAGGATCAGGCGTCGGCGGAAATCGACGAAGAAAATGACAGGATCGAATATATGGGCGAAGACGCGGATTATGAAGAAATGGGATTGGACGGGGATGAGGAGTTTTCCTAACCTACCTTTTGTAAAGGTAGAGCCAAATTCAACCTAAACGACATGGTAAGTTTTGGCGCAACCTTTTTTAAAGGTTGTTATGGTGAGTTTTGGCGCAACCTTTTTTAAAGGTTGTTATGGTGAGTTTTGGCGCAACCTTTTTTAAAGGTTGTTATGGTGAGTTTTGGCGCAACCTTTTTTAAAGGTTGTTATATTAAAATGGCTCATCAAAACGAAAAAATAGAAATTAGTAACGTCACCCGAGAATTTATTGTAGATAAATTAGTGGAACCTTATTACCGAGACATGGTAAAAACCACGATTAATGGGAAAAAATGGTGGCGGACTATGGGTATTACCCTCGAAACCTGTTCAAAATTAATGGTAGCACTCGGTGGTATATTCAGTTTCTCTGCGGGGTTTTATCATGATGATACGCTAAGTTTTGTGTCCGGGAGTATTTCTTGTTTGAGTCTAGCTTTATTGCAAATTGCTTCCTTTAGTTATAAAGAAAATAAAAAACAAGGCGATGAGTTAAATATCTTATTAAAAAAATTAAATTTAGATACAGTGCCAACAATGCCACGAAGCGAAGATCAAGCTGTGTCGTCCCAACGTCAGCAGGTATATTCAGCGTATCAACCTCTTCAGTCTCCACAAAGAGGTTTAAATAGAATGGATACTGTTACATATGTGGATAATATTACACCTCCGCGTCGTAATAGTCTAAATTATCCTTTACATGCTAATAATAATAATAATACTGATTTAGATAGTACTATGTTATAAATAATAAAACTATGTCAACCAATGAAATAAATTCACTTAATAGAGATGAATTTATTTACACACAAGTCTTTAATAATTATAATATTCCGGTAGAACTTCCAATAGATTTTACTCTAGGAAGCATAGCCGAATGGAGTGAAACATGTAACAAGTTTAACAATGGTGAGATGATTTTAGAATTTGCCTTAATTTATATAGTAAATGGCAACATAATATGTAACAACTTGCACCCATTTTCTAATGAAAAATTGCACCCATTTTCTAATGAAAAATTGCACCCATTTTCTAATGAAAACATGTCCGAAATAATTGATTTATTCCACGCTCACAAAATAAATAACTGAAAAATAAGATAAAGTTGCAATAAATATTGCTAAAAACCAGACAGGAATAATAGTTTTATTGCGCGTACCGATGCCAAATTCGCGTAAACTACCGTTTTTATTAAATAAGAAACTGGGTTTAATGTACATAATTAAAAGATATAAACATATATATAAAAAAATCGCTACTGTAACAACATTTCGTCGAATAATACCTTTATTAATAAACATTTATTATTATAATATTATATAATAATAAAATGAAAAAAATAGTATTTAAATTTATTGCATTTATAGTTATTGCAATAACTCTTACCTTTTTAATAGTGCGAATGAAATATAAAATAGTCGAAGGGTATGGCGGAGGCGGGGGGCATGGTGGCGGGGGATACGGAGGCGGTGGACACGGTATGGGTGGACACGGTATGGGTGGACACGGTATAGGTGGACACGGTATGGGTGGACACGGTATGGGTGGACACGGTATGGGTATGGGTGGCTATGGAAGGCACGGTATGGGTGGACACGGTATGGGTGGACACGGTATGGGTGGCTATGGAAGGGGTGGCTATGGAAGGGGTGGCTATGGAAGGGGTGGCTATGGACAAGGAGCCGTTTATTACGATTATCCTTGGTATTATCCCTGGTTTTTAGTCGGAGATGGTTATTGTAAAACTGGGTGTGGATACGTAGGTAACGGGCAAGTCGGTTGTGTTAATCCAGGGTATGGTTATGATAGTTGCCAATTTGCCACGGATTGCACAGGGTGCTAATAGATATAACCAGTATTAATCTATTCCGTCGTAGAATATACCTTAGGTTTCACATTATCGGTGGCCTTTTTCTCTTCCAACTTTTGCTCATAGGCTCTGCGTCGCTTCTTCATCTCCTTCACGCTTTGGGAGCATCCCTTATTCACGACATAATTATAACTAACGGAGGTTACTAAAGTCCCCGTGAGCAGGTACCAAATATATTCTGACACGTTATCCTTTAATCTTATAAAACTCAGTAAGGCTTCTTTATTTTCTTCTGTATAACTATCCGGTTTAAAAATAGATTTCATATTTGTCCAAAACCGTTCAATATTGTCTTGTGTAATTTCGTTAATCAGTAAAGATTTATCCGAATAAATATGCTCTAAGGCTTCTCCCTCAGCTCCGGAATCTTTACCTAAATCAATCTTAGCTTTAAGAATGTCGTTGAAAAAATTTGTCAAACCCATAAGTTTAGCGATAGCATAGCCGAAAGTATTAGAAAATGGCGCTAACCAGCCGGGGAAAACCGAGAGAACAACATATAATAAGCCAAAAATAAAGAGCCACGGGATTAAAGTGATAAATAGTGCCGTATCATACTGTTTAGTTCCACACATGGTATCTGTTAAATTGAGATTGATGATAAATTGCCCTACCACTAACATTAAAATATATATGCCACCGTAAATTTTACTTTGCGTGGTATCGGTTATCTTATACTTTAAAATGAAATAGATAGTTGTAATAATAAAGAACCAGAAGAGAGAAGTAAAAGGATTGGGTACATTTGTAGTGGCAACCATTATTATATATATATATATAATGAATAATATCCTTAAACCGACTTTAATCGAACCGGGTGTTCGTTATTTTTTAAATGGCACGCTTAAAGAATGTCGTAAATTCAAAGACAATTATATTAGTGTGATTTTCAATATTAGCATGATTTTACTGCTCTTTTTAGTTATTGGAGGTTTCCTTTTATATCGATATAAAGGTAAACCTACGCCGGCGGAACTGGAATTAAAGAATCGACAGAAACAAGAATATATTGTGTCTAAACTTCAGCAACTCGCTTATGATAAGAAGAAAAATACACCAAATACGACAATGATCACGGGATTGCCAACATTTTAAAACAACCTTTGAAAAAGGTTGAACCAAACCAAACCCGATGGAAATGTTCAAACACTGAACCAAACCAAATATTTTGGAAAAAGTTTGGTTTGGTTTGGTTTTGTTTTGTTTTGTTTTGTTTGGCGCAACCTTTTCTAAAGGTTGTATATAATGGATAAGTCTTTAATAACTGCAATAGATAGTTACTATAAATTAAAACAAAAATATGAAAAACAGTTTGACGATTATAAGAATAGACTAAGAAAGAATGAAACCATGAATAAAGCCGAAAAACGACGTCTATTTTCTCAATTTCAACCGAAATGCGTGAATTGTGCAAAAGTGGGCGGGACTATATTCACCAATACTGACCGAGTATTAAAAGCTACATGTGGCGCTACCGAACCTTGTAAACTTAATATCGAATTAAGTGAAGGCAAATATGCGAGTGTTATTAGTTTAGACGAAAATTATAGTAAAAACGTGGATACCATAAAGACGAAAATTATTATGACAAAGCTCGATTTCTTATTTGGCTATATTAGCGACGAAAGTGTAGCCTTTGAGAATTTTGATAAGCTTCGGAAGAATTTAGGACAATATATGGAAGCTCAATTATTAATACAAAAACGTTATAATGAAGTGGCGCATAATCCGGAAAAGACCGAGGCTATAAATGTAGCCATAGGAAAATTATATGAAGAGATAATTGACGTTAAAAATATATATAAACTCTACCTAGAAAATCCTAGAGATGGTTATATTACTGATATGGTAGAAAAATACATAAATGTATTGCAACCTTTAGCGGATAAAATCCGTGATATGAAATATGTCGTTAATGTGATTGAAAAGGATGACACAAATGAAAAAAAGGATGATACTTTTTATTTAATACAAAAGGCATATACGGCTATAGATTTAGAGCAAGAGGTCTATGGCACTGCGAAAAGTGGTATAGTAAAGAATGTAATGTAAAGAATGTAATGTAAAGAATATAATGTAATAGTATGAATATAATATACTGCTAATGTATAGTAGATGTTTCTCAAATATATAAACATCAAAGTGTTTTTGCTCAGTTTAGCGGCTGGTCTATTATTTGTATATCTCTCGACACCGGATCCTACGGTTATTATTGTTTATCCCACCCCCGATAATGTGAATAAGATTAAATATAAGGATAAAGCTTCGAACTGTTTCAAGTTTTTAGCGAATGAAGTTATGTGTCCGAAGAATAAAAGTGATATTAAGATGATACCTTTGCAAAAGTAATGGGTGCAAAAGTAATGGGTGCAAAAGTAATGGGTGCAAAAGTTAAAAAATAAAAATATAATTAAAATATCACCTTATTATAATGATCAAGAAAATATTAGAGGCAATACATACAACAAATGGACAATATATTATATCTTTTATTTTAGGAATGGGTATGGCGAGTTTATTTAGAAAGATATGTAAGGACCGTAATTGTTTAGTATTTAAAGCCCCCGATTTTGATGAGGTCACCAAGAATGTCTATACTTATGATAATAAATGTTATTCTTTTAAGAAAGAAGCAGTGGAATGTGGACATGTAGAGAGAGAAATATCTATCTAATAACCTTTTAAAAAGGTTTGTTTTGGTGCAACCTTTTAAAAAGGTTTGTTTTGGTGCAACCTTTTAAAAAGGTTGGTTTTGGTTTTGGTGCAACCTTTTTAAAAGGTTGGTTTTGCGTCTAATTATTTAATATAATTAATGCCCTTATTATATTAAATATGAATTCAGCTATCGGAACAACCAGTATTGATTCTTTACCCACAACACAAATGCAAGGTCCACCGCAAGAGAATATTAGATTAGATATAGATAATTCTGTCGCGAAATTACAGCAAAGTCGGGACGCGGAGCTTCAACAAGCACAGCAGGGACAGGGGCAAGCACAGCAGGGCCAAGGCGTTATGCAAAATGCCATGAGCCAACAAAATATGAACCAATTTGTTAGTGGTTTACAACAGGCGAGTGCATCAGGATTGACAACCCTACCATCACGAGATATTCCCCAAACTCAATCACATTTAACCCAAGATCAACAGATGCAACCGAATTACGTCCCGCAAGAACGGCATAACACGGACTATATCACTGAACAACAATCAAACGAAGAAATTATTCGGAAACACGGCCAACGGGAGCAACAAGTGAATAGTTTAGATAACTTTTATAATAATTTGCAAACACCGATTCTAATTGCTATTCTGTATTTTCTCTTTCAATTACCGGTTGTAAGGAAAAATGTGTTTAAATTCGCCCCCGCTTTATTTAGTAAAGATGGCAATCCGAATTTAATGGGTTATGTGATTAATAGTGCTATATTTGCTGGACTCTATTTTTCAATGACAAAAGGTATTCATTATTTTTCCATCTAAACAACCTTTGGGAAAGGTTGTGAAAAAGGTTGGTTTGTATTAGTATATATTTTCTACACCTCTACATTATATGACTACATCATATAATATAGCATTATTGCAAGAATATATCAAAGCATTAATAGTAAATATAAATATACAAAACGTGCCTAGTGAAATAAATGTTATTTTTGATGGCGGAGCTTTTAATGGAGGTTTTGCCTTAGGCGTAGCCCTATATTTAAAATGTATGGAAGAACATAAACTGTTACACATAAATAGTATTTCCGGTTGTAGCATCGGTTCCGTATTAGCCATGTGGTATTTAACCGGATGCCCAGCAGAAGGTATAACATATTTTGAACAATTTATGACCTCTTATAGGACAAATGCAAATTTACATGCTTATAAATCGATTATTTTGTCGTTTATTGATGCAATATTTGAACATGGAAATGTAAATACAATGCTTCATAAATTAAATGGGCGGTTATTCATTACCTATTATAATGTTAAAACCCACAAGCAAAAAACCGTATCTAGATTCAAAGATAAAGCACATCTGGCCGAATGTATTTTGCGTTCCAGTCATATTCCCTATCTTATGGACGGGAATGCCAGTTATAATAAAAAATATATGGATGGAATATCGCCGTATATTTTTAGAAATGGCTTACCGAATTTATTCCTTAAATTAATTACTTTCAACAAATGTGCGCGGGCCTTTATGACTAAATCCGAGAATAATATTCATTATCGTTTAATAACGGGCGTAGCAGATGTGAATGATTTTTTCACTACTGGGTACTCGGATATGTGTAGTTTTGTAGATAAATGGTCTTATATAGATATTATTCAATTGCGCTTAAGGGAAATATTATTTTTTTTAATATTTTCTCTCATTGGGTGGATAATCATCCTGAAAACTTATTTGCCAAAAAGAGTTACAAATTCTTTACTTTATAATGGGACAATAAACTCGGTAAGTGGATTATATAATGATATGGTAGGGAGAGTGTTGTGTTAAGTTTGGCGCGATATTTTACACATTTAATAAACCTATATAAAAAGGATTTATTTATATATCATAACAGATGCAACAACAAGACTTAGACGCACTAACCAATATAATCGATAATTATAACTATGCAAATGAAGAACATATTACGCCAGAATCGCTACATGAAAAATTATGGTACGGATTCAATAGTCTAAGAAATGCTCCGAATAAAGAAGCGCTAATGGAAGGATGGAAATATAAGGAGACTTTTGTATGTACGGAAGATAGTCACAAAGAAAACAAATCTCATTTTAAGCTTATTGATGATTGGGAGCAAAGTTTCGTATTACACTTTTGGATGTGTATTTATCACTAGTCACAATTCGTTACACGTCACAATTCGTTACACGTCACAATTCGTTACACGTCACAATTCGTTACACGTCACAATTCGTTACACGTCACAATTCGTTACACGTCACAATTCGTTACACGTCACAAT